CTTTGAAGACGAAATAATTACATATACTAGATGCGGCCACAACATTTGCAACACGTGTATGGTGTCACTTAGACCACATGCCACGGAATGCCCAACATGTCGAAAGGCACTTTTGCACGGAGACCTTTAAATTTTGAAAAAATAATTTCAAAAATCATCGAATCACTTGTCCCATTTCATAGACGGACCATTACAATCTTCATATTCCATATAGCTGTCAAATTCTGGAAGCTCTTCCAATCCGGCAAATCTCCTGTACATGTTTGTATACTTGTCAATAATTTCTGTAGATAATCGATAATACGAAATGTGTTCTTTGACATTGACAAGTTCAGGGCATTCACTAGCCAATCTTGATTCAAGTTGTTTTGTTTCAATTTTTATTGCTTCGTCTGTGCGGGCTTTGTATTCCTTCAGTTCATGCTCGGGAATTTTAGGAGCATTATGTTGAATTCTATTTTGAATGGATTGATAATTTGGTTGATAGTTTGATTGATAATTCGGTTGATAGTTAGTTCTATTATGTTGATTATTTGTGCTGACATAATTATAATTATTTCGATGCATTTTTGATTTTTAAAATACATGTAGTAATTTTTGATTTTTAATACGAAAACAAATCAGACAAAAAATTTTACACCTCGGGCAAACAAATCCCTAACGATTGAATTCAGTGGCCCCACAATATTTTCACTTTTGATTCTGGAGAGCAGGGTTTTTGAAATTGGGTTTTTGTTTAATTTGGCGTGAGTCGACGGGGATTTTGTCTTCGTTTTATAATTTATGATAAAATATTATAATATATGCAAAAGTACACACAATATGATTTGTCTTACATTATGGTACATGCAAGACATCCTAATAAATTAACATAAATTAAACAAAAAGACAAAAATCCCGTCGACTCACGCCAAATTAAACAAAAACCCAAATTGAAAAACCCTGAGCTCCAGAATCAAAAGTCAAAATATTGTGGGGCCACTAAATTGGAACGTTGGGGTTCTACTTTGCTTGAGGTGACGGGGTTTTTGTCTTATTTGTTTTTATCATAAAAAAAGCTTATAGATTTGTAAATGATATTATCAAGACAAGTATGAATAATTTGCAAATCTTTGAAGAGCATTTTAAAAACGTGCAGCAGTCTTTACACAATCCAACAAGAAAGAATTTGTCTATACGTAGATTGATTGCAGCATGTATAAAAGATCATGTGCATGTTTTGTGTAGCCTAAGAGATGTGAGGTCATTTTTGAATAATTCGCCATATGTATGTAGCAAAACACTGAGTAAAATGTGTTGTATACCTCTAAAGAGTGTAGCAAGCTTGTTGGATGTTCTCGACTTTGAAATTGTAGATGTTGTAGCAGGAACCCATTTGATACTACACAAGGGTTATGACAAGTGCATTGTCCAAGTTGCAAAGACTAGGCTTGATTTTGCAACGAGATATTTGAATAGTTTGGAGAGTGGAGATCGACATTGTTATTTTGGAAATGTACAATACAAAAATGTTACTATACGATTGGTTTGGGGTTCGTGTTCTCAATATGATGAGATTGATGTTGAAGGTATCAAGCCCACAAAGTTTTGGATAAACATGTGTATTTTTAAAACTGACGATGATCATGATTTGGTAACTAGATGGTTATCTGATATGGTTGCATATTTTATCGATCACGGCCATCCTCGTATAGCTGTATACAATCAAAATGGAACTACTATAGAATCTGATAGTATAAAACTTCAAGCCTATGTCAAGACCTGGAGACTATATTGCCTTGATGATTGTCTCGATCCTTTTTGCCCTCTAATGAAGAATATAATAAATTCGTCTTTGGAAAGGTTTTCATCATTGTGTGGGGATGATGTCGTTGCTTGCAATTGTACAAGAGGTATAGAATGCAACATGTTTCAATCTGTTCAGGAAAATATTCTCAAAACCCTGGATATTGATTTGTTGAATAATTTGATGACTTGTTATGTTGAAAAAATGAAGAGCATAAAATACAGGTCTGGATTAGTTTTTTGAAAGTTTGTTTTCAAATCTAAATGTCTACCATGCTCAATTCTTTTTGTACAATTCTAGCACCAATCTTTTTGTCTACTGCTTCTGATGCCTCGATTAGTTTAAACATTTGTCTATCTATAGCTGGAATAGGTTTTGTGATTTTTTCTCCATTTGCAATTTTTCTAGTTAGTAATGCCGCTAGTTCGGTGATTTCGAACGTTGTGTATTTTTCTACACTATTGATTTTTATAATATATTTTTCTGTTACTGAACGCTTCAAAAATTTGGAATGGTCAGTAATTAAATCTTTAAAGTTCAACAAGAGTTCCAGGAAACTAACTACGACAAAACCTCTATCAGTGTTTTGTGTTTTTGATACGATTCCCATAAACTTTTCAAAAATATCACGCACGTTGCCTAGATAATTTGATGGACAGCTACCGTCTTGTTTTTCGAATCCAACGTCGTTAAAAAACTTGTATAGAATTGGAAGATTACTATCCCAATGTTCTTGTTCGTCATATGCCATTGAACGAAATAATTGTGAAACCGTGTTGAATCCACGATATGTAATTGAACCAAATTCATTTATACATTTGACATCAAACTTGTCAACCTTTGGCTTTGTGTTTTTGAATAATCTATCATACATCTTTTTACACAGCCAAGACACCAACATGCCTGCAACAACATAACCCGTAATTTTTGAAAGTGTTACAGCGTTTTCTACTCCCACAATACCCTCCAATCTCGCGTACATTTTTGAGAACACATCGCTTATCCAGGCAATGGCCGATGAAATTGTGGTTGTAAAAGAGTTGAATGAACCTTCTACCCACTCTTTGCGTTCTTTGCTAAGATAACTTGTAGAGGCCGATTCCCATGCTTTACCAGGTGCAGTCTTTACGGTCTCAAATGCGCTGTTCAATGACTCTGTCATGTATTTTACAATACTTTCCCAATATGTTTGTATATCTTCTTTTCTGGCTTTTGAATCGGATGCATAAGCGTAGGCATCTTCCAATTTTTGTTTGGTAGAAATATAAACCTTGTTGTAATTTTCGGCAGAAAACACGGTAAATGTTTCCTCTGATGGTCCAGGTGTTACTCGGACTTGCTCCGTAAAGGTACGAAAGATTGGTTCAGATCTTATATTGGTTTTCAATTGGCCTCGTAATGTTTCGTAATCATCTGCCAATTTTCCATAGTTGAGAGATGGAGATGGTCCAGAAGCATAATCATTAAATATTCGATTACTCATTCCTGCTGTCACATCTATGACATCTCTAGAGCCTACGAATCGAGACGTTTCGACAGTCTTGACAACATCAAATACATATAATCCCATTAATGCTTTGATTCTAAGTATAGAGTCGGTATATAGCGTGATTCCAGCTAGCGATGCAATGTAAACAACTGCATTAAGTGCGGTCGACAACCAACCATCCTCGGCTTCAGAGTCTGCAGAGTCCTGAGCTTGATATAGCGCGGTTATACCACTAATAATAATCATTGGTGTGAATGCAGATGATGTATCTCCAAACTTTTCACTCATCAGATATAGAGCACCACCAGTTGCTACACCAGAAGCAAGAAGTTTGTTCAATGTATTGCTAACTTTGTAGTTTCTAGCATCAAAATTTTCATCTTTGTAATAAAACGTTGCCAAGCTCTTGGGAATTATTGGATTAATAAGTGTCTGTCCACCCTTTACAATCATTGGTATCGCGAACAGGGCTGCTGCAGCATATAAGTACGTATAATCATTTGAGGCCGGTGCTATCAAACCATAGTATGGGCCTAGAAAATAAGCAATTACCATACTCAACATTGTCAAAAACGTAGACGACTTTGCAAGGTTAAAGATATTTTTAAATGCACTAGATTTTATGATGGATGACATATTTATTTGAGTATTAAAATCACAAATAAATAGATGGAGAATAACTCCGACACAAAACCAGAAATATTGAGCGTAGAGCGCTGCTACATAAATTTAATTGACAATCTTTCAAAATCTACGATAAACGAAGATCCAGTTCAATATATCCGTTATCTAAATACAAGACGGCATTTAATGAAGGCAATAATCCACACATTTGAAGATGATTCATTTATAGAGACACGGAATCAAATTGATTGTGCTCTAAAGAAACTAGTTCAAGAATACAAAAAAAATAACAACATAAAAATATAAGGGCTTTGAAAATTTTTTTTCAAATTTTATATTGCCAAAACTTGTTGTAATATTTCATCAAGCAATTCCACAGATGCTTCCTTATTATATTCGCCTTTTTCCACAATCTTTAACATTTTAGTAATTTCCACATTATCTCCGATTTTCTTTGCACTTTCAACTACATCGCGTATCAAATCATCAATACACTTTATTCTAGTCGTCAACTCTTGACAATTCATCTTCTTTTTGTCAACAATATCACAAACATGTTTCCAGCAATCAATGTCTGTACATTCTTTAATATATTTCAACAAGACAAAAAAATCAATGTCAAACATGTTCATATTATCCCAACACTTGTCCCAAATAAACCTAAACATGATAGCTGATCTAATCACGTCCAAATATTTTTTACATGGTACTTTGTCCTTGTACATACTGTCTAGATTAATAAAAGACTCCTTTGTATAATACTTGTAATGATATAATAATGTTATAGGTCTATTATGTTTCATCAGTGCCTGTTTCAACAGTGAATAAACATCCAATTCATCACACTTGTAATAAATTATTGACGAATGTAACCATTCAACTATGCTTGGATTCATCTTGTGTAAAAGAAGCAATGCCTTTTTAATATCCCATCCTTGCCAATCATATTTTTTATCATCGCTAAATCCACAATAATTGTCTACATGTTGTCTTATACTCGTATATTTTTTCGTATCATTGTGCCTAAACACAAATCTAATATCATAATCAGAATCAATATGATCAAGTTTATACGCCCGACTTCCACCGTCAACTGCAAACAATATCTTGATATCATTATCCAATTCTATCTTTTTTAATATTTCTTTTACTCTTTCCATAATGTTCTTTGTACTTGCAACAAACCAATTTTATGATTTTTATATATATTTAATTCTGGAATAAATTATAAAACGAAGACAAAAACCCCGTCGCCTCACGCAAAGTTGAACCCAACCGTTCAAATTTAGTGGCCCCACAATATTTTCGTTTTCAATTCTGGAGCTCAGGGTTTTTGAATTTGGGTTTTGTTTAATTTGGCGTGAGGTGTAAAATCTTTTGTCTTCGTTTTTAATTTATGCAACGTGTACTATAATTTATGTAAAAGTACATGCAATTCTATTCAAACGATACATACATTATAAAACGAAGACAAAAATCCTGTCACCTCAAGCAAAGTAGAACCCCAACGCTCCAATTTAGTGGCCCCACAATATTTTCACTTTTGATTCTGGAGAGCAGGGTTTTTGAAAAAGGTTTTTGTTGAATTTGGCGTGAGATGACGGGGATTTTGTCTTTTTATTTAATTTATGCAACGTGTACTATAATTTATGATATATTATGCAAAAGTACATGCAATTCTATCCAACACTGAATAAATTATAAAACGAAGACAAAAACCCCGTCACCTCAAGCAAAGTAGAAGCCCAACGTTCTAAATTAGTGGCCCCACAATATTTTCACTTTTGATTCTGGAGCCCAGGGTTTTTGAAAAAGGTTTTTGTTGAATTTGGCGTGAGATGACAGGATTTTTGTCTTCGTTTTATAATTTATGTTAAAATATTATAAATTATAAAATCATAACAACTTGACATGCGGATAAAATGTTTGAAATTTATTTTTCAAAACGTCTAAGAATATTTATTGGTATTTTCTACAAACATGACTTGAATCTTGGCAAACACATTATCCAAGTCTTCCTTTGCAGCAATCTTTGTGCTCGAGGACTGAAATTTTTCAACAAATTTTTCTGCTTCCATCCTATCAAAGGCTATATTCTTTAGCCAAGCTGCAGTTGCAGCCATAATGTCCTGATCCTCTGCGGCGTCAACCCATTCAGCTGTATTTTTGTTGTAATTTGTCATAATTGTGTTCATTTTTAGTTTTTCTAGAGCTGGTATAATCTTTTTTATGTTTTTCTTGTTGCTTTTTAAACTTTCAAACCATTCGCGCTGTATATCATATCTATCTGAGATTGAATCAAGCCACTCATAAAACGCATATACCTTTTCACCATCGTTGGTAACAACTAATGCCTGTTTTGGCTTTTCAAAAACCCTTTTGTATGTCGCAAACATTGCCAGTATAGAAACAATGATTCCAATAATCCACCATAATAGTGATCCGTCAAAGAATGAACCAGATAATGCATTAACCGTCGCCTTTCCTGCGCCTATGCCAGCTCCTATAGTTGTGGTAAATATATTTGGTTCATCAGCTCCAGGTGAACTTGATGCTGTTTTATTCAGATTCTCTATAAAATCTTGTATCAATGGTTCTCTGACAATGTCTTGGAACGCTTTTTCAGCTTCAGGTGTTAATGGTATTCCAGAAGCTGCAACTTTTGGTATAATATCAGGTATGACTGTCGCTGCCGGACCTTGTTTAAACAAAAAGTCTGTAACCTTTTCCTGTATCGTTGTACCATTTTGCGGCAGATTTACCAACTTTTCTATATTTTCAGTTTTTACTTGTTCTAATACAACTTTTGGAATCTCTGTGTTTACAAAAACTTTTCTGAGAGCATCATTCAATAGGGTCTTTGTATTTTCATCTGTCGCAACGTCTGGAACTGATAGGTTTGGTAGTTGTGTTGGGATTAAATTGGTTGATTTGCTGTAAGCTTCTCTTAGATAATATGTAAAGTCTTGTACTACGGTATTGTTACTTATCGATTTGACCATTTCGCCTGCTCCTTCAAGCATAAAGTTGAGACTGTTTCCAATGCCAAGTAGTGATTTTACAAAATTTTGTGCCATTTTTATCTGCGCATTGTTTTCATACCCAAGACTGGCAAATATTTTTTCAAAATTGTCTAATAGAACATCAATTCCTTGTAGCGTTGTCATTCCAAACATTGCGATAAAAAGTCCTATAACGCAATTCTTACCAAAGCTTACAACAGTTGCGGGCAGTCTTAATACAAATCCAATAATGTCAAATAAGCCACTCACTGATTTGTATATTCCCTTGAACACATTGCCTGCCACGTACGACCCCATCGACAATGAGAAACGAACAGACCTGAATACAAGTGAAGGTACGCCGAGAGCTGTGCCGACAAAGGATCCCGCAACTCCAAGAGCCGTAGGCAACATGTCTAACGCAACTTGTGGCATTTGAGCAGCAGCTGGAACATAAGCTTCCCAAAAATTTCTATTTCTAAGCCCCATTCCTGCTTCTCCCAAACCCAAATTGGTAAAGTATACCGCAATTGATGTATATAGGCCAGCAATCCAATTCGGTTGATTATTTGGGTTAACTGGATTGCGGATTATTTGAGCAGGACCATTACCAGCAGCCCTATTGTTTTCTCCATTTAGATAATCCATAATGCGTCTTATAGTTTCAGCTGGCATACCTCCAGCGAATATACGGTTATAAATCATGGAAGCTAGTGTTGATGGATTGGACCAGCTAGAATTTTCTTGACGCTCTCTTTCAATCCTTTCTCTTTCCTGCTGTTGCTGTTGCTGTTGCTGCTGTTGCTGTTGTTGCTGTTGCAGAATCTCTTCGGGAACAACTTCTTCGGGCACAATAGGTTGCTCTTCTCTCAACAAGTCGGCAAATGTTTCGTGTGGCTCCAATTCAATCTTATCCTTTAACAAGTCAATAATATCACGTGTTACCTCTTTAATCTCGTTGTCTTTTATAAGATCATCGACTGTTGTCTGCAGAGTTTTTATTTGATTTTTGTACATTGCCATCTCAGTTGTATTTCTTCGGTCTGCTTCTTCTAGCCGCCTATTAAAGTCAGTTTCGTACTCTTGTTGCCTCAATTTTTCCTGTTCAGCCTCAAACTCTTCTTGCACTCTAAGATTTTCAGAGACTTGTAATTGTCTAAGCAATTCTTTCTTGTCATCTTGTAGAGTCTTTATCTCGTAATCTTTCTCTGCCATTCTAGCATCAGATATTTCTATATGTTGACTGTATTCATTTCTCATTTTTTCTGAGTCATACATCTCTTTTTCAATTTCCTGTTCCAAAATTTGTGCAGATTCCTTTTCCAATTCTTTCACAGCTGATATTATAGTCCTTATTGTTATGCCACGTGCAGTGTCGACAAGTTTTTTCTCTTGTATCATTGCTTCTTCTTTTTCTTTGTATTTGACCAGCTCAAATTCTAGGCCTAAAATTTGTCTTTGCAAAATCTTTTGGTCCCTTATCCTCTGTACATTTTCCAATTCTTTTTGGTCCTGTAGAACGCTAATTCTTTTCACGTAATTTATATCTTCTGCCTTTTTATCGTCGATCATTTTACCCTGTTCCAAAAGTAACCTCGTCTTGTACTTGTCTTGTGCTTTTAGTTGTTCAATCTCTTCCTGTAACGTAAATACTTGAATATCAGTGGCACTGTATATTATTTCGCTCAATTTTTCACTCAAGACTCTAATGTCCTCTCTAATTTTGTTCAATTTTCCAACTTCAATGTTATATTCTTCCACGTCTTGTGCTGTTTCAATATACAGCACTTGTCTATTAAAATCCAAATCTCGAAGCATTTCGTCGAGATTTGAAGCGCTTTCCATTGTTTCGCGATACTGTTGTCTCAGGGCAGATAGACGCTGCTCAATTTCTGTTTTTGAATCTTCTTGTGTTTCTGCAATTTTTTCAGGTTGGAAATATTTTTTATCGGCCCAAGATTTGTGGCTTTCTATAGTTGCGAGTTGACGTCTCAGGTCTTCAATGTCTTGTGTGACCTTTTCATTTTTATACTTTTCCAACTTGGTGACTTTTCCCTTTAGATTATTGACTGTCAACGCGTATTCGGCCGTGTACTTTTCTTTCTCGTCATTCAATTCTTTTATTTGCCTTTCTTGTTCAAGCATCCTCTTCAGGTATTTGTTTGTCGCCGCAGTCATCGATCTGATTTCATCTGCCAGTTCGTCGCGTTCCTTTTCCACATTTTTTATCCTGGTATCATATTCTGTTATTTCAAATAGCAACTGTGTATTTTTTTCCTCAACATTTTTAATATCTTCCATAATCCTTTTGGTCTTTTCATCTTTTCTTATGCCTTCTGCAATACTGTCTTTTAAATTACGTTCTGTTGATTTTAGCTGATTTTTAAAGTCTTTTAGTATTCCCACAAATTTCTTTTGAAGTTCTTTCTTTTGTGATTTTGACATTTCCTTTTCTGAGATGATTTTTTCATCCATTGTGGAAAGTTTTTGGACCATTTCCAACATGTTTGATTCGTTTATCTCAAGAGCGCGGATTTTGTCTCGTGATTCTACTAGTTCGGTCTGCAATTCATTTATTTTTTTGTTGGATAAAGATATCTGTATTGCAGACTCTGCATTTTGTCGACGAAGAGTCTGAATTTCGTTTCTCAACATTTCGGCATCTTCGGCATGTTTAAAGTTTCCAGCATCAATTTTCTTATTTAGTTCATCTATTTCCGCCTCATATTTTGACGATTTTGCCTTTTCTTGTTCAACCAAGAATTTTTCTTCCGAAATGATGGTGTTCAATTTTTCATTTTTCTGAGTCAGTTCAGTTATCAACTCTTGTTTACTCACAAGACTCGATAAGAGTTCTATATTGTCGGCGTTTGTTTTTTCGATTTGATCAGACAGCATGCCGATTTCATTGTCCTTGTCTTTTATTTGTCTGCTCAACAATGACATTTGTTCTGTAATGTTTTCATTTTTAGATTTGAGCAACAAAAACTGCTTCTCTAGATCTTGAAAGTCTTTGAGTTTTGTCGTTGCAGTACGGGAGGTCTGTGTTGTTAGTTCTCTAATTTCTTTTCTCACGTCGTCACGCTCTCTTGTTCTTTCACGAAGCGAAATAGTCAGTTCGTTTTTCTCAGTAACCAAAACCCTGTTTTTTGCTTCCAGCAAAGTTATTGTTTTTTCCTTCAACATGGCCTTTTCATACTTTGCTTTTTCGTCTGTTAATTGTTTATTAAGATCTTCGATAGTTTTTAAGCCAATCAAAACTCTGGTTCTTTGCGCTTCATAATCTTGCTCGGCAGTCAGTATTTGATTTCTTGCTCTTTCGGTCAAATTATCCATACTTGCCTTTGATTCTATAATGAATTTTTCGTGTTTATCCTTGAGCCTTCTTATCTCATTAGCAGATGCTTCTCTCTCACTAACCAATTGCGCATTTAACTTGGTGCGTTCTTTTAATAGAGCGGTCGAAAGCTCGTCCTTCTTTATAGCTTGAGCAAGACTCTTGTTGACTGTTTCAAGTTCACCTGTCAACTCTTTTACGTTGGCTTCAGATGCAGAAAGTCTTTGTTTATAATTTTCAACATCTGTGCTCAGAGATTCGGTTGTCTCCCTCTCTTTTCTAATATCTCGTTCCAATTGTTCGCTTTTTTTAGTCATGGAATCGATCAACTCTTGTTTGACAATCATTTGTGCAACACTTTCATTTAGTTCGTCAGTCAATCTATCAATCTCTTTTAAAAGCATTGTCCTTTCTTCATCCTGCTTATCAATACGCTCTTTGTAAACCATTAGCTCCTTTTCAATAGATGTTTTTACTGCGTTCAATTCATTGTATTCTCTAATCATTTTTTCCCTATCCTCTCCATAAAGTTTATCCTTGTCTTTTAATGCCACATCCATAGTACTTAGTTGATCTACATAATGCTTTGTCATACTTGTTTTTTGAGTTTCGTACCACTTCTTGTCATTTTCAGAATCTGTTTCCATCTTGGCAACTCTTAGATTCAATTGAACAATAATTTTTTCCTTTTCATCCAACTGTTTGAGCTTTTCTGTCAATGTAGCAAGTTTGTCCTTCAACTCTTTTATTTCATTGTTTTTACCACCTTCTACCAGTTTAATCTCTTTTTCTAAACTGGCAACTCGTCCCTTTAGGGCTTGTTCGCTCAACTTTACCTGATTAAGGCTTTCATTTGATGCAGAAAGCTGCTCGTTCAAAGCCTTCTTGTCAAGAGCATGCAGGTCATTTTGTTTTTTAATATCGTCTTCTAAACCAGCGACCTTTTCGTTGAGAGAGCCTTCACGTGTCTGGAGCTGTTTGATGCTTTCATTTGATACTACAAGCTCAGCGTTTAATGACTTTATAGCGTCGTCTGTAGATCCTTCGTTTCTTTGAATCTCTGATTCCAATTTGGCAACTTTTTCATTCAAATTCTTTTCATTCAATTTCAATTCAATAAGACTATCTTTCAATGTAACAATCTCGGTTTTTAATACATTTACATCAGTATTATACAAATCCTTTTGATTTTTAATCTCTGTTTCCAAAGTGTTAACCTGTACCTTTAAGTTTTGCACACTCGACCGTGATTGTTCTAGTGATTCTTTTGCTTCTGAAAGATTACCTTTCAATGTCTCTATATATTCACCCGACGATTTTTCAGTTGCTTTAATTCCTCCTTCCAGATTGGCAATTAATTCATTCAATTTTATTTCTCTCTCTCTGGCCTCTTTAAGTGAGTTTTTTAAACTGGTAATCTCTTCAGTCTGAGTATTTACAATTCCCTTGAATAATGCATCTTTTGCACTGATTTCTTTTCCCATACTTTCCATGCTCGACCTTGTTTGTGCTAGTGATTCTCTTGCTTCTAAAAGACTAGATTTCAATGTGTTGATATGTTCACTGGATGAACCCTCAGTTACTTCAATTGCTCCTTCCAGTTTGGTAATTAAGGCAGTCCATTTTATTTCTCTCTCTCCGGCCTCTTCAAGCGATTTCTTTGTTGTCGAAAGCTTATCGTTCAATGTCGCTATAGATTCTTTGTGTGTTTCATCTTTTGTTTTGATCTCTCTTTCCATATTGGCTACTCTATCATTCAATTTTTTTTCACGTGTCTCTATTTCTCGGAGACTTGAATTCGCCTTTAAAATATCCTCATTCAATGATTTTATAGTATTTGCAGACTCTGTAGTTATAGTTTTAATTTCCGATTCGAGATTTGAAACTTTTCCTCTCAGTTCGCTTTCTGTTGTTTTTACTTGATCGAGGGCTTCGAGTGCCGTGTTTAGCTTATCTGTCAATTCTCTTATAGACTCGGTGAACTCTATTTTTTGGTTTTTGATATCATCATTCTTTATCTTAATAGCGCCTCTTAACATGATAATTTCTCCCTCCAATTTTTTTTCATTGTCTCTTACCTTTTTGAGACTTGATTTTGTCGTAGCCAATTCTGTGGTCAATTCGTTTATATTTCTGCTCGACGATGCTTCTCGTGTTTGAATAATTCCTTCCAATTTGGTTATTTTTAGCTTCAAATCTACTACAAATTCTTCTTTTATTTCTAGTTGTCTGATTCTCTCCAGCGATGCGCCAAGCTGTTTATTCAATGATTTTATGGTTTCTTCAGACTTTACAAGATTATTATTGTTCAAAGTCAATTCTTTCTGTGCTGTGGCGAGTTGTTGCTTAACACGATCATATTCAATACTAGTAGCCTGTGATCGATTTGTCACCGCAGCTAGACGTGCATTAAGCTCATTGATATCTTTGACAAGTTGATTGGACCGTGCTACCTGAGTTGAAAAGTTGGTTTGGACTTCGGCTAGTTGTTTTTCCAGGGTATCGTTTTTAATCTCAAGTTTTGAGATTGTATTTTCTTTCTCCAAGAGTTGAGCAACCTTTTCTTTCGAGTCCTCCATCAGTTTGTCAAATTTGTCCTCCAAAATTATTATTGAACTTCTTAGCTGTGCTATCTCTTGATTCTTTACAGACAATTCTTTCGACTTGTCTTCAGATTTTGAAAGCAACTCGTCTATTCGGGTTTCCAAACCTTTTTTCAAATCATCGAGTTGGATAATATTTTTGTCTTTTGCCGAGAGTTGCTTAATTTGTTTTTCATAGTTTTTCAATTTAATAGACATGTTGATAATTCTTTCCCTGTAAGTTTCAATATTTTCTTTGGCATTTCTCAATTCAGCTGTAACAATTCCAACTTCATACTTGATACTGGGCAAAAGCATCTTGTCTTCAACCTTTTCGCTCGTTTCTACTGTCTTTATGTTATCATACAATCGTCTCAACTCCATATTTGTGTTTTTCTCAGCCTCTTCAGATTCTTTCAGCTTGTTTCGCAGATTATCCCTATCAAGTGTCAAATCCCTAGTTTTTGTTTCAAAAACATCTATGAGTTTTTGTTTTTTATCAATTTCCTCTAGTCGTTCGATATAGACACCTTGGTCCTTTTCCAATTCTTTTATCTTTTCTGCCGAAAATTCAAGTTGTTGATTAATATTTTTAAATTCTTCAGTAATTTCAGCAATGTGTTTTTGAAGCATGACAATCTCTTGTGTTTGAGCTAAACCCTTGGACCTTTCAGTCGTCAATGCCATTTCCAAATCTTTAATCTGTGCAAATTTTTCGGCCAAAGATTTTTTAGTATCAATCAAATTTTCCTTTTCTTTTGATAATTCCCTTGCAGTTTCCACATATTTACGCTCCAGGATGTTGGTTAATTTATGTTTAATTGCCAAATCTTTGATTCTGCTGTCTGCGTTTTTAAGCATCGCTTCCAGACGAAAGACTCTTCTAACTTCCACATTTTTTTGTAATATTATTTCTCTCAATTCAACCTCAGTTTTAATTTCGTCTTTGTTACATGTCTGGCTTACTTGGGAAAAAAAACCAGATAGTCCAGAACATTGTTTAGTTTTTGCAAGATCTTCTAGGTATTTTTTGGTTTCCTGTCTAAACAAATCACGTATATTTCCAACATCAACTTCTAATATTCTTTTGTCTCTTTCCAGCTCTGCCATTTTATCTTCTCGTTCTTCCTTTGCTTGCAATGTCTCATTTTCCAATTCTTCGAGCTCGTATTGATTTTTCACCTCTATTCGAGCTTTTTCCATTGCAAGTTCGTCCAATTCCTGTAAAAGATTGCCCTTTGCCTTTAATAGCTCTTGTATATCAAGCTGCGTAGTTTTGAGTCTCTCTGGGGCTGCATTTGGATCTGTAATGTTTGCCAAATTGCGACGCACCACTTCTTCTTCATTGATATCACTTTTGTAATTGTTCAAAGAAGAATAATCAACTTGTTCATTTGGTAAATCGTCTTCCTGAAACGCTTTGTTTAGGTCGGCAATTGTACTGGCTCCAGTTTTAGACTTGTAAGATGTAATCTTTTGGTCAAAAACAGTCATCTTTTGCTCAATATCGTCGACAAATTCCGATTTTTTTCTTGGCTCGCCCAATTCAAGTTCTTCGCTATAAGGGTTTTGAAGGTTGCCGTCATACTCTGATTTTCCATAAATTGGACGGCGAGTCTTGGTAACAATACGATTTAGATTGTTATCTATGGTACCTTGATCTCCTTTTGGTTTGACCACTTCATCTCTGCCCAATTGATCAACGGTATCAAAAGTCTGGGTTTCGAAGCCAGTGTCTAGCTCTGTGAGTGTGTTTGCTGCACTATCTCCCCACGAAGAAACAAACTCGGCTTCTTCTTCATTTACCGGATATCTTGTATTTTCATCTTCCTTCTTGGCAACTTGCCAGTCTTTGACAATCTCTTTAAGATTAGGTTGCGTAACAATTCCTCTCTTCATTAGGTTTTTAAGCATGGTCAAAGCCTTGATTCCCACATAAAATTTACCAACTGTACTATCAGGACCATAAATGGATGCGCCGTATTCATTTTGTATGAGGCCATTACTTGTGCGTACAAGTTGCGATCCTACAGTGGGAGTATTTTCAAAGTTGAAGCCAAAGTCAGCCATATCTGGCAGGCTAGACAATCTCTGGTTTCTCATCTCTTGGCTGGTCGGTAAACGAAGCCATGTATAATCCGTTGATAGAGTTATTGGTGTTTTGTACTTGATCTTGCCAGACCTTGGGTCAACAACGCCGATTCTATTGTTTTCGGCGTTCAAAAATGATGATTTTGCCAAATAGATATTTATATATTCCACAAGAAACTTGTCCAAATTTACAATTCCCAAATATCCGGTGTCTGGCTTTACATATTTTATGAGTTCTTCGATCAAGTCTACTTTGTATATTTTCATGTCAGGACCTCTTATTGTAACATGATTATATTCATCAACATAGCTTTCTATATCTGACATGACATCAACCTTTACAAATTCATTTTTGCTATTCAAAACGTCAACCTTTTGTGTAATATCAACATAATTTCCCAAACCAATTGCAGGTTTTACGTCCCTAAAATTTCCAGTCTCTGGATCGACAATTCTTATGCGTTGTCTTCCACTTATAAAACTATATAGATGAGATATCATTGAAGGATCTCTAATATGTTGTGTCTTATCGGCCGCGTCGACATATTCTGTCATCAGAGGCCTTCTGTCCTCATTGCCCCAGCCCAACCATGCATTTACAGCTATTCCAATATTGGTCCCTTTCATGGTTTCATGCCACTGCTGCGAGACATTGAGTACATTTTGTTCTGGGTTGGTTGTATCATTGGTTGTAATGTTGAGCGTATCGTCGAATTTTGATTGTATGCTCTCATTTCCAACTGCAGATATATCAGTATCATTCTGAACATCGTCTAAGTCATCATCATATAGCCTGTCTGACTTTGGTTTCCTTGAAAATAATTCATTGGTTGTACTGTTTAGTGTATCGTCTAATCCCAATTGCATGGACTCATTTCCAACAACTTCAGATATACCAGTCTCATCTAACATATTCTGAAAACCGTCTCCGTTTTCAGGTTCAGGTGTAGATGCTCTTTCTGTCGGTTGAAGTGACGTAGTGTCCTTCATGTAATTCAAAAACCCGTAAAATTCATCTAGATTTAGCCTGGCCAAATCCGTTACAACTCCCTTGGATTCCTTTTCGTATTCTGGACCAAGTTCACGCGTCAAATATTTTTCAACAATGATTTTTACATCTGGATTTGATTCTTTCAATACAATATTTGCCAGTTTGCTCAAATGTTTGGAAATCTCTTTAGTAAAGTGTTCCACATTGGTTGTTCTTTGGAGAGGTGTGGGAACACTTCCTTTTTTAAATGTATACAATTCTGGTTTTTCGTCGAATCTGGTGTCGCTCTTTACAAAATAATTGTCAACATTTAAACCATCATTAGTGTCTTTTGCAATTTGAAACATTGATGGAATTCTTTGCAACGCGTTCAAAACAACAAGACTCATTGCGTTTCTTACATGACTCATTGCATTATCAAGAGTTATTTGAGAAAGATCAGCGCCGACGCCTTGCTCAACCCATATTTGGACTGCGCCCTTTACAGATGGTGTTGCTTTAAATTTAAAGCCTCTACTGGTGGCCCATGACGTAATGTATGCAATTATAGCCTTAAGAATCATATTATTTCCAAGTGTTTCTGGTCTTTCGATTCTATCAGTATCCATTTGTTATTGAAATTCATTTTTCAACTCGTTGAATTACAAAAAATCAAGGTACATGTCAAGTACAGATTGTCGAGTGGTACTATTCCGTTGCGTTTCACAGAGAAGAGTAAAAATACCATCATTTTCCGTCAGTCCTACAGAATTTACAAAACAAAACCTGGCATCTTCTGACATCGTACCAGCAACTATTTTCAAATTCAAAACCACAATCTGTCCATCGAGCATTGGGATTTTACATTCAAAATCTGAATCGAGACCAGTGTCTGGGGGAAATGACCAAGAGATTCCATCTGATGTAATAGTACACAAGACATCTTGCCCAACCTGTTCTGGAGTAGAATAAATCATAGTCTGTGTGATAATCTGGTTCAACAAAAAATCATTCATGCACGTATTGTTACTAATAGTTTTGTCTCGTTGTAAACCATAAACAACAACATTGCTCAAAATTTTTTTGCGAAAATTCACAGCCGAAATTAAATCTCGTGTAACAAATGAAAAAGACATTTTTAAAAAATAAAAAAAGAAACGTGCAATTTTTATACTATATTTTTATTAAAAAAAGTTTTTATCCAGCCTGATTTCGTCTATCAATTGTTCGTTGCATTCTTCCCTCCATTTCTCGGAGTTGACGCTCTATTCGTTGACGCTCACGTTCACGCTCACGTTCTTGCCTTGCGACTTCTAGATTTCTTTCCATTGCAGCTTTCCTTTGTTCTGTTCTCTCCATTTTTTAAAAAGATTTTTTGTGATGAAAATATAAAAAAACAAGGATTATTTATACTAGTTTGTCATGTGTTTATTATAATCATGCAAAAAAACAAAAAGAACTATCCCGCGGCAAATCTTCTAGACTCATGTTCAGCAATCAATTGTTGCACTCTTTCTGCTTCTCTCTCGAGGTTTGCTCTAAGTTGTTCAAGCTCAGCCAATCGTCTATCACGTTCTCGCCTAGTCATCTCTTCTTGTCTTTCTCTTTCTAGGATTTCTCTAGCTTGTCTCATCAATTCTTCACCGTTATCCATTATGTTTTGTTTGTTGTTTTGTTTGTTTTTTGAAATTCCACAAAAGTTGTGAATATTTATATGCATTAGCATAATGTTGAAAAACAAAAACCCAATTTCAAAAACCCTGCTCTCCAGAAACAAAAGTCAAAATATTGTGGGGCCACTAAATTTGAACGATAGGGTTTTGTTTGCCTGAGGTGACATATTTTTTGTCTGATTTGTTTTCTATAAAGTGTACAAGATTTTTTTAAATTCAAAAATCAAAACAATATAGAACAAGATAACAACAAGAAAATGGAGTTGGTAAATTTGGAAGAAACACGTGTTGAAAAGTTTGATATTCGAAACTGCATCCTCTGCAAGAAAAACGTTTTGGACGAGAAGCTGTTTACATTTACAATTCCTTGTTGCAACATGTCCATATGTTATGGTTGTTGGTTAAAGAAACTGTGTTTTGGAAATGCAAAGGAGGGTCAAGTGTTTGGCAGCTGTGGCAATCATAATCCAGAATTTTTAAATTGCGCATCATATTCCATAAAAGAATCGCCATGCTTGCGGAAAATAATAGAATGTGGATGCAAGGACGGGCCGTATTATTATTCAACCAAAGGCGGGAGTTTAACCGAGCTTGAAGGAAATGTCAGACGTGAGCATGAAAACAACGGGTGTGACTTTATTGTGATGTATGATGAACACGAATCACTTGAAGACTGTAAAGTGATTAGTTGCTGGAATGGAATTGGTGCATTTAATTTTGTAAAGGGCAATACAAGATTGGAACGGCTAAAAAACCTATTGGATCACTTGGATTTTGACAAAAGGAAGCTAGAAATACACGTTGACTTTGACAAGAATATAATGCAGCTAGACATTTTTACAGAAGTAAAAATTGCCAGATTGGAAAATGTCAAGTCTAAACTCGAAAAGGACTATGAAGAATATTGTAAAAATAATGTTGACGAAAAGATTACATCATATGATTTTATGAATCATAAAGCTTATCAAGGTTTAGTCCATCGGGACATGAAAGAAGCGCATGATAATTATTATTATTATATCCAGCGTTGGGAAAAAATAAAAAAGGACGGAGATCCCAAAGCATTTGACATCTTGGGATCAATATTTTCAGCATTAGATGGAGATGCTGATATAGTTCTTTTGAAAATTGAAGCGGAGATCGAATCATGGCAGATTATATACGAGAATTATGACGACAGTGGAACAGGCTCTTGCTTAATTATTGCAATTAAGCGCTTAATTGATTGTCGTATACAAGAGTTGCAGCAACAGCGTCAGGAATTTTTGGATAGTGTTGAAAAGAAGAAGCAGGAATATTCTTCTGTCGAGATGAAGGAATATCAACAAGAACATCAAGCCCTAAAGGACATGTTGGATGGTAAAATCGATTGTGACGATTCAAACACCATACATGTTTTGAGAAAAAGATTCAACAAACTTTGCAAAATGGACTTTTGGTGGCATGTTCCCAAATGGTATGTTAGAAAATTTAGTGATCCAGCATTTTACAAGCTACAGACAATTATTTTTAAGAAATACTATCCATGTCTATACAGGAAATATTTTAATTTTCGTCATTGGTCTGCAACATCTCTACGTATCGAAATTGATATTTCAAAAACTGTCGCAAAAGAATTTTCTGAGGATGATGAGCGCCAACATAGATTTGATAATGAAACAATAAAATTGATTGAAGAATTTAGTCGAGGATGTTGAACAACGCAATTAATCTTGTTGTTAAAAATAATTCCGTTGTTGATTTAATAAAATTTTTGTTTATATTACAATCTCTTATTTTTTTCTTCCAAACATTTAAGCAACCAAAATATACATCATATTTTATAATAAATTATAAAACCAAGACAAAAATTATACAACTCACGTCAAATTTCAAAAAAATAATTTTTGAAAAATCCTGAGCTCTAGAATCAAAAGTGAAAATATTGTGGGGTTGGAATATTGTACATGCGATACATCTTGGAATAAATTATAATATTTTATCATAAATTATAAAATCAGACAAAAGATTTTACACTTCACGCCAAATTGAACAAAACCCAAATTCAAAAACCCTGCTCTCCAGAATCAAAAGCCAAAATATTGTGGGGCCACTAAATTGGAACGATGGGGTTCAACTTTGCTTGAGGTGACGGGGGTTTTGTCTGATTTTTTAATTTATGCAAGAATATGGTACATGCGATATAACTTGTAATAACTTGTAATAACTTATCATAAATTATAAAAATCAGACAAAAAATATTACATCTCACGCCAAATTAAACAAAAACCCAAATTGAAAAACCCTGAGCTCCAGAATCAAAAGTCAAAATATTGTGGGGCCACTAATTTCAATCGTTGGGCTTCAACTTTGCTTGAGGTGACAGAATTTTTGTCTTCGTTTTATAATATATATTTGATACGTTGATAAAATTCACAAAATATTACAAAAGATTAAAGAATGACTCAGTGTAACTTGTGCTCTATATGCAATGTCTCTCTATATGATGACAAGAATCTATGTTTTACGGCAAATACAGTCCCATGTTGTAAAAATTCTGTTTGCGACGTGTGTATATCAAAGTTTAGAGATCTATCACGTGTTGAAAAGTTTGATATTCGAAACTGCATCCTCTGCAAGAAAAACGTTTTGGACGAGAAGCTGTTTACATTTACAATTCCGTGTTGCAACATGTCTATATGCTCCGACTGTTGGTATCAAAATCGAGACAAAAAGTTGGGAAGTTGTGGTAATCACAATCCAAAGTTTGTAGAATGTGAGTCATATTCTTTTAAAAAGTCACCATGCCTACGGAATATAATCGATTGTGGGTGCAAGGATGGACCATATTATTGTTCTACACCGGTCATTGGTTGGTATATTGGAAATAAAAAATTGGCTACAAGTAGAGAGTATGGCTATGAGTATAATGATTATTATAGCGCATATCCCGAGCCAGAAGATTGTGTATTGTTTAGTTGCTGGAATAAACTAGGCGCATTCAAGTTTGTAAAGGGCACTACAAGATTGGAACGTATACAACATTTACTGAATGATTATTTGGACTTTGACAAAAGGAAGCTAGAAATATACAAAGACTTTGACGAGAATATAATGCAACTAGACATTTTTACAGAAGTAAAAATTGCCAGATTGGAAAATGTCAAGTCCAAACTCGAAAAGGACTTTGAAGAGTATTGTAAAAATAATACGGAAACCATTGATATTGCAGAATACGACTATGAACGTTATCTATCTCATGATAAAAGAGATAGCCCTTGTTTTGTTTTTAACGACATATGCCGCGACAAATCTGATACGAAGAAATTCGACGTGATGGAATCGTTAAGATTATCTACCACTGGAGACTTTGACAAAGTTTTGTTGGAAGTTGAACGAAAAATCTTGGCGTGTCAAAGGAAGCCAAAAGAAAATGGAAGAGCCTCTTGGGTAATTGATGCAATTTTGCACATAATTGATTTGCGTATAGAAGAGTTGCAAGAAAAACGTCAGGAATTTTTACAAAAGGTTGAAAAGACGAAGCACGAATATTCTTCTGTCGAGATGAAGGAATATCAACAAGAACATCAAGCCCTAAAGGACATGTTGGATGGTAAAATCGATTGTGACGATTCAAACACCATACATGTTTTGAGAAAAAGATTCGACAAACTTTGCAAAATGGACTTTTGGTGGAAAGTACCAAGATGGTATGTTAGAAAGGTGCAACATGATAATGCCAATTACTACACTCTTGAAGCGCACAGCTTACACAATTACTACCATTGTCTATACTTGAAATATTTTCAAAAGACGTTGATGATGTTATCAGAGGATAACAAGGATATCATGTGGCGAGACATAAAGTACCAGGACGATATAGAAAAAGAAACAAAAAAAATAATTGAAGAATTGAGCATTATTTATTGATTAATTGTTTATTGATTTTTTAATAAAATATTGTCAATGTTGCATTCTATCATTTTCTTGTCTTTCCTTTTCCTGTAGCTCTAAAAGTACACGCTCCAATATTTCCATCCTCTCGAGATCCTTTCGTTCCTGTTCCCGTCTGTCCAATTCAATCTGTATCAAGTTGATGGAATAAACCTCGTAATCATTTTCGTCCATGTTGTTCTCCATGTTGTTCATTATAGTTTCTGTATAGTCTAGTTATATTCTAGTGCTTGTAAATTTGCAAGAGATGGATAATTGAATAAAAAAATCTAAAAATCAAAGTGTTATTTATAACGAGTCTGTTATCTCAAAAAGATTAGACTTTATGCCAAATTATAGAATTGAAACAAACTTTGTCATATGATCTAAATATAGAATTGAAACAAAAAATCCAATTTGAAAAACCCTGCTCTCCAGAATCAAAAGTCAAAATATTGTGGGGCCACTAAATTTGAACGGTTGGGATTTGTTTGCCTGAGGTGACAGAATTTTTGTCTGATTTTATAATTTATGCAATAATTAATTGAATTACATGATATTATAGTACATGCGTTATATGGAGATATAACTTTTAATATTTTATCATAAATTATAAAACGAAGACAAAAATCCTGTCGACTCACGCCAAATTAAACAAAAACCCAATTTGAAAAACCCTGAGCTCCAGAATCAAAAGTCAAAATATTGTGGGGCCACTAAATTGGAACGTTGGGGTTCTACTTTGCTTGTGTCGACCAAAAATTTGTCTGATTTGTTTTCTATAAAGTCTTGGATTTTTTACATTCCAAAAAATTTCAAAAATTATCAAAACACAGTTGTAAAACAGAAAAATGAACACTGCCGAGATCAAGAACGCGTTTGGTTTTGAAACCACTGCAAAGAATGGTGGACAAGTTAAACATGTACTAATCAATGTGAAAGAAAAGGGAATACATAGAACATTTGATTCTACAATCTATTCGAGACCATATATCAAACGAGTGTTTTATCATACCAATGTAATCAAGTTTGTTCGGGAAAATACGGCAACTAGACTTGTAATTGATTATACAGAGATTGGACCGCGCATAATGATTGAACTTGAAAAGGCCCGGGCTGAGTGCATCAACAAGTTTGGAAAATACCTTGTGGTTTCTGAGCTAAAATATTTTGAGACTGTCGGCCATCCGTCTCCATATGGAAATATGCCAAACGAACACGAGGTATCAAACGAACACAGGTTGCCATTCCGCTACGAGACTGATGAAGAATAGGATTAATTTTATTTGTATTTTTAATAAAATGTTGAAAAATTTGAAACAATTTCTTTTCAAAAAAATTTAATAACTACAATTACATGGCATATTTGCTGATCTAGATTTTGAAGCATACGAATCTGTTACACAAATCTGTCCATATCCACCAGTGCTTTCCCCAACCTGTGTTCGAAGATTATTACTTCTTCTAGCAGTTGTTTTTACATTGGCCCATCCAAAGTTGTTGGCAGGTCCATCGACCATTGTCGAGTTGCGCATAGATCTGGACATTCTAGATCTAGAATCCGCAGCACATGATGAAGCAACAGGTCCACCATTTTTGTTTACGTTACATGCTGATACACCAGTTCTAATTGAACGCTCATCCAATGTCGAGTATTTTGAAGCACCTGAACCATACGAAGCATAGTTTCCATCAGTTGTCCACAAGTATTGTCTATTTTTTGATGTGTCTACACAGCTTTGCACATATGTTGTCATTTATTATAATTTTTTAAACTATTATCCATTTTTTTTATTTCTTTTAACGTTTTGTTTGTTTTTTGGATTCTCTATATTTAATTTCCGACTCTTTGGCCAATGCATTCATTTTGATAATATTGGGGATCTTGTCAGATGGTGCATCATTGTTACTGTTGAAGATTCTACCAAACAAGCCATTGTTTTCATTAAATTCTTGTTGTGATCTATCAAGATAATATATCAGCGATGCAACTGATTCTCCCTCTTTTAATGCCACTCCACACGATTTGGCTTGCTTTTGCCCTATTTTTTCCACGAGGGCAGAGTTATTTTTGGACTTCCAATTTATGTTTTGTTTTTTGAGAGGAATGTTTGATCTCGACTTCCATCTATAAAAAAGAAAACCGGAAGAAAGTATAACGAGGGCTAAAGTAGGCAACCAAATTTCTATGGGAAATGATGCGCCTTCTATGTTTGTCAATTCAATGTTTATGGCTGCAACAACAGAAAACGTTACAAGCGACAATATAACCATAACAGCCGACGAGATAAACAATATAGGTTTTGATGTCGGCTGTGATGTTGGATAACCAAAACTAAAAAACAAAAAGAACAATGGAAGTGCAATTATCAACGCAGATATTACCAACAAGATTTTCAAAAGAAGATCCAGGGCACCTGTGTTTACAGACCCACGAAGATTCTTGTTGCGTAATCTTGCCGTCTTAATATTTCCAATCTTTACCTGATAATAGAATAGAGCTGCGCCTACTGCAATCATCAAAACAGCACCTATTTTTGATAGCCATGATAGGTTATTTTCATATTCCAGCCAATCATTTTGATAAAGAAGAGAGCATGACATTTGTTTTATCAATTTTTTAATACAATTGTCGCATGACAAAAATTCTTTTCAATCTCATATCTATATTCAAAAGGATAGAGAGAGACTCATTATACTAGTTTCTTGGAATAAATTATAATATTTTATCATAAATTATAAAATCAGACAAAAAATATGTCACTTCACGCCAAATTTCAAAAAACCCAATTTCAAAAACCCTGAGCTCCAGAATCAAAAGTCAAAATATTGTGGGGCCACTAATTTGGAACGTTGGGGTTCTACTTTGCTTGAGGTGACGGGGTTTTTGTCTGATTTTATTTTCTATAAAGACTTTTTTTGTTTTTGAACCAAAACAATTATCAAAACACAAATCAAAAACAAAATGTCTCTAAATAACAAGGTATCAGCTGATAACATTACACTAGAATTTGTCAATGGACGAACTTGTATAGATGTAGAACTGGACCAATACATGCAAATGTGCGACGTAGTTACAAATGTTGGAACGTATTACTTTTGGTGTGGAATAGTACACAAAGAATCACATGGTCTCGAATTTTATATTGAAGACTATGCTAATGAACATGACAATTTTAGAAAGGAAATAATCTTTGATGATGATGATGATGAAAAGTGCAACCTGATAAAATCACTTGATGATTATGCGCAAATGAAGATGGATGCACGAGTAGAACATTTGAAAAGGGTGTTTGATTCACTATACAAGTGCCTCGATGATGACGACATGCCTGCAAACTTTATCAGGACGAGCATAGTAAAAAGGAAGATGGAAAGCTTAATGTACAAGATGGAGACTTGTATTATTGTCAATTGAACATTTGTTTTTTTATTCGTAATAATAAAAACATTATAAAAAAATTCTTGTTTCTTACATATATTATAACCAAGATGAAAATATTATAAATGTAGACGTTATTCCTAATATTTTTCAAAAACACAAACTCATACTCCAAGATGTCGCTCTTCAAATCAGAAGCAGAAGTTTTATTTGTTCGTGATAGAGAAAATAAACTTAAGGAACTTTTAAAAAGAAGGGAATCTGCCGAAGCAATGATAAAAGAAGTAGAAGAATACAAAAATTCTAATGTCAAATTACATTCAATCATGGCAAGTATTGTAGAGGAAAATGCCAACTTGCAGATGAAAGACATCGACAATGAGCTCAAATTGCTTGACGACAATTATTACAACTTTTATATCAAAAAAGCCTTGGACGAAGTACGTTCGGCTCAACACGTTAAGTATTTGATGAAAAAATATAATGAAACTGAAGAAGACGCTAAAGAAATTATCAGAGTGCATTCCAGAAATGCTTTCCTTAATTTGGAAAGTTCCATAAGTCAATCGATATATTATTACAAGAAGCAAACAAGTTAATATTGATATCAATAAAAGAATAATTAATATATAAATCAGTATTGTTTTCTTTTCTTTTATTTTTAAACATGACACAAAACTCTCTAATAGAATTGAACGTTGGAGGTGTATTTTATACAACATCAAAATCCACAATGGCAAGATTTGAAAATTCTATGCTTTATACAATTGTAAATAGCGAAATTCCAACGTTAAAGGATGGACAGGGTCGTATTTTTATTGATAGAGATGGAGCCATATTTCGACATGTTTTGAATTTTGTAAGATGTGGCGTGCTTTTTTTACCAGACGACTTTGTTGAATACGAACAGCTGAGGCAAGAGGCAGATTTTTATCTCATCCCAGAGTTGGTTGAAAGTATTGATAATCTAGCCAAAGTAGAAGAACCTATAAAAGACAAAAAAGAACAACGTGTTTTGGTATCCTTTATCTCTGATTACAAAACTGGTTTGGTTTTTTGCGCACATGGAAACGTTGATTTTTTAGAAAACATGTATAGTTCAGAGTCTGATAAACAAAGTCTAGTGGATTACACAAGTAGATACAACTATTATAAGAATTTGGGTAGCTCTATACTTTTAATTTCGGGGTACAACATGTATGCGTATAACCAACAACTAGTCAATGGTCTTATGGGAACAGATATTTTGGAATTGATAAAATCGTATGAACAACGCAGCAATAATTCACCATTTCGTTTACCAAAAATTCTTGATAGAAATGACATGTACAGTTTACTCGAAAACCCAATCTTGATGGGCTCACATGTCATAAAAGATGAAGGAGCAACTAAACAAATATATTGTTCTGTTGGCGATAAACTTGTAATCAAAAAAAATTATTTGTTTGAAACATTCTCGTACACAAAAACTCGTTGAAAAACAAATTTCAACTAAAAGTCGTGTACTATTCTTTTTACATATTTTATAATATTTTATCATAAATTATAAAACGAAGACAAAAATCCTGTCATCTCACGCCAAATTGAAACAAAAACCCAATTTCAAAAACCCTGCTCTCCAGAATCAAAAGTGAAAATATTGTGGGGCCACTAAATTGGAACGTTGGGGTTCTACTTTGCTTGAGGTGACGGGGTTTTTGTCTTCGTTTTATAATTTATGTGAGAATTATTTCGTTTCCATGTACATGTATTGACCAATTATAAATGGGAGCTTCACAGTCTTCAAACTCTATAAAATTGTCATCTGACTTTGTGTCTTCGGTGATATTCAGCCAATCTCAAAAGGCAATAACAGATGTAAATTCTATAGTTCAAATCCAGGCAACAAATATTGATGGTGACGTCAATATTACAGGAAACACACTTACAAACAATGCAAGTGTAGACTTTAGCAGTGTATTGGAATCCTTAAACAGCAGTGAAATGAAACAGCAAATGGCTCAAAACATGTCTCAGATTGCAAAGTCTATGGTTAAAGACATTAATCTCGGAAATGTATCATCTGCGATAAGTAGCGTAGCTTCAGTAATCAACGAGACTATGACTGTATCAACAAACATTTCACAGGTTTGTGATGTTTCTATAAACAATTCTACACAAATCCAGGTGGATACAGTAGAAGGAGGAGTTACCATATCAGATAATAGTTTGGCTAGCGCGCTAAGCGTGATTCAAGACTGTGCGTCCAAGAGTGTCGCAAATTCAAATGTGCTTCAGCAAGCAGACGTGGCATTATCTCAGAGCTCTTCTGCTTCTACATCTGGTATTTCAGCGTGGGGTTTTGCAACAATTGCAGGCGTTGTGGTTTTGGGAATTGCTATAGTTGTTATTGGTCCAACAGCTATACCTTTAATGGCAGCTGGAAAGAACCCCAAGATTCTGGGAGTGTTTGTGATTTTAATCAGCGTTGCATTCTTTGTTTTATGGGGTTCGTGGACCAAAAAGACTGTTGTAACTTCTATATGGTCTGAACCATTTTCCAAATGTGGTGAAAATAATGTAATACAGATTGGACAAACGCGAGAAGATATCAATTCAGCGGAAGAAGCAGCCAGTGAGTGCTTAAAACTTGATAATTGTGTTGGATTTGATTTTGAGGCACAACAGCAACCAGGAGGACCAGATACACCATGGACTCAGCTAGAAGAGGGACAATATCAAACCATATTTTATTCCAGCATCAAAAATTGCAATCCAAAGACTGACACTGCACCAGTTATGAAAAACAGGCGAGTATTTGTGTCGATTGTTCCATACACTCAAAAGACTTATGATTCATTGGACTCGCCAAAAACGGACGATGTTTGGATAAACACAGAGACTGCAGATTATCAAATAATTTCTGTCAACTCATTTCCCGTCAAGATAATGCAAGGAGTTGATAGACTAGACAGCGTGATTATCCCTGGATCTATAAACAAAAACTTTGTCAACAAGAGTACTGGTGTTTCGCTATCAGCTGACCCAGACTTGTTCAACTTTGTGATAACAAATGGCAATCAAAAATCATTTGTCAAGGGTCCAGGTATGGCTCTGATAAGCAAAACACCAAACTGCTCTGGACTTGTAAAGACTGTGAGAAAGGATTGGGCTCTTTACGCTGGTATTGGCCTCGCAATTGTTGGTATATTGATATCTATATTTATGAAACCAAAAGAAACAGCCAAAAAAGTTGCGGGCGAACCCAAAAAGGAAGTCAAAAAAATTAAGAAACGTTAGGAGGTTATTTTATTAGTGCATTGTACAATTCATTTAGGTCTTTGATTGATTTTGGTTTCAAAAAGATGTTGCCGACGCGTATCATATGGTTGGCCAGTTTGTCGATTTTCAAATTTCCAAGTCGAATTGTAAAAATAATCTTTCCAGGTTCAACACTGTATATTGAGACGACACGTGATTTGTTCAGATATAGATTGCAATCTCCAACACAAACTTTTTCACTGTCTAGGCCACGTGTGAACAATACAACCCTAAAAGAAAATTGAATCATTAAAAACTGCAACAAAAATGTGGCAAAAAATTTGTTACCTTTTTTCAAACACTGTTCCATCGTCTATACCATTCACTGTAGAATTGGAAATATTACCAGATATGCTGTCATCTTTTGCCATGCTCTTTTGTTTCTACAACGGATTTTTTTTCCAAAACATCATCTAATAAATGGCAGCTAAAAATGGCAGTAGATATATTCAAAAGGCTGAACACCTTTCTTTAAACGTGGATGAAAAATATGCCCTGGAGACTTATATCAAAGACTCGGACGAGATCAACAACTTTTTGAGAAACATCAACATTGACAAAGTCTCAAGTTTGTCCATAGAACATGCACAAAAACTTTCTAGATTGATAGACGAAATAATAACAGACGTTTCTAAACCAACATCTGGTGAAATTGTGGTGTGGAGAGGAATACGCAAGGGAGATTTTAATCTCAAAAACATAAATCCAGGAGATGAACTAACAATGTTATCACGTGGTATATTGTCGACATCGTTTAGTAAAAAAGTGGCAGAGAGATTTTCACAGACTGGCCTTCGTCTATTACTAAAGCTCACAATACCTCCTCAATTTTCTGCGCTATATTTGGGAAACATTTCGGAATTTGACGAAAAGGAAGTTATTCTACCTCACGATTCAAAGTTTGTTGTAACTGAGAAAAAGACGTTGCCATCTGGTCATGTGCAGATATCAGCTATTTGTACTATGCAAAAGGCAACAAGTGGCGATATAGTCTCACCCAACTAATTGGTTTTTGAAATCATCTTTTCAAAAAAAATCTAATAGTAATAATTTCTTGTCCTCATTTCATATGCAGCCTCTTGCTTCTTCATTTTACTTTTTCTAATGGCAGCCCAGATGGCAAAGACGACTAGTAACAAAATCAGGACTGCAATAGTTATAATAACTATTTTATAGATGGTGCTACTATTAGTCCAGATTGCCGACATGTTTTCTGACAAGCTAAGAGTTTCCTTTGGCGTTATAGAGATTGTCTCGGTGCTACCCAGGACGACGGGCTCGACGACTAGAACGTCTCCATTAGCAACGGCAGAAGAATAGTTTGTGGTGGGCATTGATCTACCCAAAAGAGAATCGACATATGTAAAGTCATTTGACATGTGAGATGGACACATGGCACATCTAACCTTACCAGATGATTTCATGTTAAAATATGACATGTCATTTAATGGAATTGCGGTTTGAGAGTTGACTGAATACATTTTGTTATTGCAAAAAAGGGTATTGAAACATTATTTTCAATACTCAACACAAACTTCTCCAATGATTAAGCAGTCTTGCAATGGTTAGAGACGAAGATGGGCTATATACTTTTAGCAATTTTGTAGTATCATTGTTGAAAAATTTTATCTTTTTCAAATAATTGCGGACAAAGTCTAGCACAAATAGTGTTAGTGGAGTCTGTATTCTACACATTGTCAATAGCAACCTCAATGTTTTTATCATTTCTATGGAGATCATCGTCTGACCAAATGATTTTAACAAGTTATGTACTAGCCCGTTAAATTCTCTGGCCACCTCGTTCTCTTCGTTTTTCATTCTGTGCATATTTTGCGCAACAAAGAACGCAATGTCTCTAAACACAAAGTCTGATTGTCTGGCGGTAAAGTATCTCGAAATGACACTCCACGATTTTATAAAGTCATACACGACACCATTTTTATCAAACATATTGTCTAGTTTTTTGATTTCAGACTCTGTAATCTTCCTTTTCAAGTCCAATGGCAAGATGATAAACGACAAGAGTGCGTCCAACATAAATCTCTTGTCGTTTTCAACACGGCTACTTTCCGGTATAGTCTCAAAGCATTCGTGTAGAGAATCCATCAACTCTTCGTACACACAACTCTTGGGACATATCAATCCAGGTCCACTATTACTGAATATATTAAACGCCATTCTTTGATATTCAGATACAAAGTTTGTCTTTCTACTCTTAAACAGCTCGTCACTCACATTGTCCATAAAGAATCTTAGATCTGCATACTTGTCGTAAAATATGTTGCTTTTGCCATCAAAGTAAGAAAATAGAGGAACTGTTATTCTAATCTTGCTATTGTCTTCAAAGCTATTTTCTTTCCATAGATTTGTATTTCCAAAGTCAATCAACTTGGCGACAAGCCCACATGTTCTTACACGCTCCGTATTTCCACCAAATGTATACTCCAAAAAATCATCGTCGGCTTTGCAAATCAAAACATTTCCTAGATTCAAGTCTCCATGCACAAAGCCCACCCGTTCTTGAAGTTCCAATACTGTAAATACAACTTGGGTTACACATCCAGCAATTGCATCATCTGTAATGCTTGGATTTGAGAATATTTCGTGCATCGACACACCATCCAATGGCTCCCACAATGTTGTAGGCTCCAAGAATGTTCTATTTTTACTTTTCGCGTCAATAATTCGTGGATCAGAATCCATTATTGAAATGTCAATTGGTGTTTCACATATCCCATAATATTTTACTATATTTTTGTGATTCAACTTGTTCAATGCTGTTCCTATACGTGCTTCATGTATGGCAACGTAATCTACACTTTTTGAAAGTTTGCAAAAGGTTCTCATACCATATCGTACATCAAACCATGCATAAGACTGTGCAGTTGATTCACTTGATTCGTCACTTGAGGAAGAATCGCCAGAATAATCAGAGACAAAACTTGTATCGTCGTCGTAATTTGTCATTTTTTGTTGGAATGTTTTGTGTTGGGTTTTGATCTTTTTATACCATTATATACTGACTTCGAGGAACAAAACCTCTAACCAAGTTTCGAACGTCTTTGATTTTGAAAGCAATAATCACAAAGAATGCTACAACCAATAGGCCTAGTATACTCATGTATAATGCTTTTTGCTGCGACAATTCAAGGTTGTCAAATACACGCGCTTTTTCTAAGGCATATATTTCATCTATTTTATAAGTCAACCAACCGATGATTATCAGCAATAGTATCAAAAGTGCAACTGTAAACATTTATTAATAATAATTGGGGGTTTTTGCATAAATAAACATAAAATGACCGATTGGACAGATTCAGTGGCAGAAGCATCAAGATCATCACCGAATGTACCTCTAAAACAACTTTTGAGTAGCCCAGCATTTATCGCAAAGGCTAGGAAAATATACAACGAAAAGAAGGCTGGTGGTGGCAAATCTATGAGTATGAAATCATATGGAGCCAAAAAGTCACCGAAAAGAATAAGAAGAGTGGTTAGACGATCCGCAAAGAAAAGCACAAAGAAAACCTCGGGCGCCCGTAAGGCTACCAAGCGAAAGGCATCAGGCGGTAAAAAGTCGGCAAAGAAATCTTATAAGAAATCATCAGCAAAACGTCGCAGATAAGCGCTAAAAGATAGATCCAAGTACATGCATTCATTAAATCAAAAATAAAATCAGACAAAAACCCCGTCACCTCAAGCAAAGTAGAACCCCAACGATCCAATTTAGTGGCCCCACAATATTTTGGGTTTTGTTTCTGGAGCTCAGGGTTTTTGAAAAAGGATTTTTTGTTTCGATTCTATAATTTATGCCAAATTAATTGATTATATAAAAAAAGATTAAACAACAACATCATGTCAATATAACAATATGAATTCACCTACAGAAAAAACAGCATCCAAAAAACACACATCGTTTGTCTCGGAACCAATTGGTAACAAAAGTACCTTGGAAATACCCGGGATTGGTGCCGTGGCTGCAAAATCATTTGCTGATAAAGATGTAAGCTATTTGTATTGTTTTTTGACAATTTTTGTTGTTTTTACACGTCTTTTTTTAGATTGTATTTGCATATCAGCTGGTGGGTAAATTTTTGCAAGACAAGAAGGATGAAAATAAAATGGCTGCATATTTGATGGAGACTGCCAAAATGAATGCTAGCAATGTAAAAAGTGCAGTCTTGTGCATAAAAACCTATGTTGATTCTTTTATGTAAAATTGAAAATTGATTTTCAATACACGTTAGTAATATTGATTTTTGGCATCTTGAAGAGACCAAACACGCTTGTTTAACCTTCGGTTTACACTATTGTGCAAGTCTACAAACAAGCTAAACAATGTTTCTCGTGATTTTACGGCATTTTTTATTCGTAATTGATTATATTGAAGCCAAGATCTAACATGTGATTTGCAAATGCTACATGGAACCAGTGCGGGTAACCCAATAATCATAAATGTCATTTCACGTGTTGTGTACGCGTCCGGTTTTTCAGGGTAACTTGCCGCAGAAGTGTGCAACAAGTACCATAATTTGGGACCAAAAATCTCAGGAGACGTCATTTTTATTAATACTTTTTTGACAGCTTGGTTCGCTTTTTATATTTTGCTTTTTCTCCCCAACCATTTATGTGATCCATCATTCCAATGCTAGTCAATTCCCTATTTAGATATGAACATATTTTGTCATGAGACGTTGTATAAGGAACCACAATCAAATTGATCCCAAGTTTTTTGCACATGTACAGTTTGTAATCATCACGTTCACGCATCTTTTCGTATGCTTCTCGGGTCTTGTGGAAAAATGGAATATACTTGTAGTGATTTATTCCATGATACTCGACGCCCAATTTTAATTCGTCATTATAGCAATCTATTTCTAGTTTTTGTCCTGTGTTTGGATTGCGCATACCTTTTAGTCTAACGTTTTTGAATTCTTTACCATATATTTTTGTGAGGCAGTCCCTAGAAATTGCCTCTCCTGTGGATTCAAATCTTCGAGTTTCCTCTACTGTCATGTTATTTAACCATCGATCTTGGGGAACAAGATCATTTTTCATATTTGTAAATGTTCCAGGCTCCTTTGAAAATAAGAATGAGGCTATCATTAATACGAGCAAGAAACCTGTACATGTCCACACTATCCATGTCCATTTTATAAACATTACAAGCCTGATTTATTTAAAATATTAGAGACATAATTTTTTGCATCCAACAGTGAATTGTCATTGTATGCGTTCTCATCACGAATGTCAAAATTTTTAATATTAAAAGAATATTTGTTGTATTCACAATTCTCTCGCAAATCATCAATCAAAATCATATACTTTTCCTCAATGTCTGGCATCTTCTTTTTCAACCATTCAATGTCTTTTAGGCGTCCTGTGTCTTTTTCACAATCATTGCAGTGATCACGCCACAATATCATATGGGGGTTTTGAGGCATTATTGCATCAACAATATCCAATACATATGTCTTTTCACCTGCAGACCAGACAGAAACTTTGTAATTACGAAATAACCAATTTAAAAAATCACGTAGATAGGGCCTATGATAAAAACTAAATTCTGGCTCATTAGTACATGGATCTGTAATGATATTGGACTTGAACATGTTTTCATATCGTATCTTTTCTCCAAAATCAACTGAAGATATTAAGGTCTCATCCAAATCTAGAATAATGTGCATTTGTTGATACGTGATTCACGTCGAAAAATAGTATAAAAATCGAGAAAAATATTTTTTATTTTATCAAATCAAACAACAAAACAAAAAAAATGAACATTTTTTCAAACATCAGAGTCTTGCCTATAACTGCAAACATTGCTGCAGGAAAAAGTACACTGCTGGAAAGAGTCAAAAAAGCTATAGGAGACTCTGATCTTATAATGTTTGTGCCAGAGCCAACCAAGGAGTGGGAAGAGACTTATTGTGCGGATGGAAGCAATATACTTCAAAAGTATTATAGTGATCCAAAGGGTTGGTCTTTCAAGTTTCAACTTGTTGCGTCGAGGACACGTACAGAGTCGCTTGAAAGGGCCTGCATAACCAACCCAAAAGTAAAGGTCATTGTAGTTGAGCGCAGCAAGAATGATGATAGATTTATCTTTGCTGAAAAGTTGAAGGATGATGGGTTTATAGATGAGGATGAACTAATGTTGTTGGACATGGATAGAAAAAGTTCAGCCTCAAAACTTGATTATGCTGTCAAGAATGTAATTCATTTGAAGACTAGTGTAGCAACTTGTTTGGAAAGACGTCTAAAGAGGAAACGAAGTGGAGAAGAGGGCGTTGGCATTGACTTGCTGGCTTCATTATTGAAAAAGGAGGAGGAATACATTAACCGTCTTGTACAAGAACGAGGCCCAAACTATGTCATTGAACTAGATGGAAACTTGGAAAATGATACTGATGAATATGATCAAATGGTTTTTAAACTTGCAAATTATATCTTGTCTATTGCTTACAAAAATGATCAATAAAAAAAATATTGAAAAACAATTTTCAATTTGTACTTACCTGTTTTCATGTTGGGTTAGGTTTTTACATACGTGGGCTCGACCTGCGCTTTGATCTTCTCGATGAGCGACGCTTGATCTTGAACATGCGCTTGGCAGACATCCTCTTCATTGATCGGCGTCCTGATCTGCGCTTTGAGCGACGGAGTGATCGGCGTCCTGATCTACGCTTTGACATCCTCTTCATTGATCGGCGTCCTGATCTGCGCTTTGAGCGACGGAGTGATCGGCGTCCTGATCGTCGACGTCTTGAAAGTCTCTTTGGTCTACCTCCCTTTTCCAAGATTTTCAATTGTTTTTTGGCGTTTTCAGCGGTCATTGGACCTTTTGAAAAATACCTGTATCTTTTACCAGAACCAGGTGATCCAGAAGTTCGAACTCGATATCCCCCTTTAGATTTTACTATTGTGTATGGCATTTGTTTATGTATTTTTACAGTGTCAAAAAAATTATCGGGAAATAAAAATCGCATAATATATGATCTAAATATAGAATTGAAACAAAAAACCCAAATTGAAAAACCCTGAGCTCCAGAATCAAAAGTGAAAATATTGTGGGGCCACTAATTTAGAACGTTGGGGTTCTACTTTGCCTGAGGTGACAAAAATTCTGTCTGATTTTTTAATTTGTGATATATGCATAATATTTTTTTGCAAAGAATCAACTGTATCAAAATGACTATCAAACGAATCAACATGGAAAACATTAGAATCAATAAACAGCTGGAACGTTTCTCAGATGAAGAATTGAATGATTATTTGAACCTTGTTGATCAAAATGATATGACAAGAGACGATGAGAGCAGTATATTTTTTTATCAATTATATCAAGAAAGGTATAGATATGAAGAGATGACGCATCACCTGTGTTCAAACACTAATCAGATTGGAACAACTGTCGACACACGCATTTTGCCTCCGCCTGTATGGAATCTATTCTTTCCAAGCCTTGGATTTGATATTGTAGATGAACAAGAGAAACAAGTGACTTGGAGATTTAATATTGATATCAAAAGTTGGAGAGGTATAGAAGATGGCCATGTTATTTTTAAAAAAATGATTGATATAGCCGATTTGGAATTAAAGTATGATATATTAACTACACTGTGCACAATTTTGAGAGTATTTTATGGCTTTGAGGATTGTAGAGTCGATTACTTTGCAAAAACAATAAAAGGAAGGTATTACAATCCCACCGAATATGCCATGCTAGGACAATGCCCAAGCCTAAACGACATTCCAATACCTGTACGGATTCATATGGTAGTCTTGTTTGGTGAAAATTTTAATTTGGAAGCATTTACAGACAATAAAAATTAAAAAAACCAAAATTCTTTTTTTTTTTATTCTTTTATTAACTTGATTCAACAAGACGATGTATATTCAAACATGGTGCTGTACGTCCAATCCTCAATGCTCTTCCAATAGCCTGTGTTTCCAAATCTTGACTCTGAAAACTATGCGGAAATATAATATCTGTAGTGTTTTGAAGATCGTGTCCAGCTACACCAATCGTTGTATCCATTACCAAAACATTGATCGAATCAAAAGCATCATTGCTACAAAAATATTTGCTTATTGAATTTGCAACCGAAACAGCTTGACCACTAATATGTCTTGCTCTACATCCTGGTATTTGACCCAAAAACCCAATATAAAATGTATTGGTGCCAATGAGCAAAATCTTGGCATCCTTGTTTAGCAGTATACTTTCAATGAGCCTTTTCATCGTGTCTGTAGCGTTCAAGAGCACAACTTCATTTACGACAACAGGCGATAATTCCCTATACTCCTTTATCGTCTTTACAAGAGATTGTCGACATTTTGGACAACTGCCGTTTAGTTTAACTATACATGAAGGGCATATAGTTGTCTGACAACATGCTGTTATTATCGTTGGTTCGCACACGTCATAACAAACTATACATTCCGAATTTTTAATAGACTCTTCTATTCGAGCTATTATATTTCGAATGTCGCGATTACGCAATTCATTCCTTTCCTCGTCAATACGTGTAAGTGCACCAGCCTCTCTCCTCGCTTCAATTTTCAAGTCATTGTCTGCAATTTCAAGCTCATGCCGTTTTATAACCGATTCCAAAATAGACCTCGTTGTTGATCCAGTAGCATATATCATCCTCAATATCTCTTCATATGTTAGACCAAATCGACCAGTCTTTATCACAGGCTTGTATAATATTGTACAGTCGTTTACAATAGTTTGCAATTTTACCTCCTCTTCAATGACACTAGTAGGGCACTCGACGACATAATTTTTCTTGGCAATTGTAAATCTGGGACAGCCCTCGTAGAATACAGTTCGTTTTTCTATTGCATGTCTCATTGGTGTAATATCAATACCTTGACCATCATATTCTGGTCCCTTACCAAAACAAAAAACATGTCTATCATAATAGTCAGATCCAAATCTAATGTCAAAAATATCCTCAATATTTTGAATAAAAAACTCTCTGCCAAATAAGCCGTTTTTGCTCAAACATCGAAGAGACCGATGTTCATTCGTTCCAGACACGTACCAACAAAAATCTACACACTTGGAAATGCACAGTACGGACGATAGAGGTATAACGACGCTATCATGTTCATCAAAAAATATGCGCGAAAATTTCTGTGGCAAAAACTTTGTATAATGAAGATTGGCAAAAACATTGGATGAAACGACAACTACCTTGGCATCAGCAACCACTTTTGCACTCTTTGAATATTGAATAATATTACACGACACAAAATTTGCTATAGTCCGGATTTCTTTTGCCCACTGAGTTACTAGATTATTTGGTACAACAATACATGTTACACCAAAATCTTTATTTCTTGTATAATATCCATTGACCATGTTTAGAATCATCAGTGTCTTGCCACTTCCCGGTCTGCTATTTAGTTTACCAACGTTATACAATTCAATACGAGCACTGTTATAATGCTGTTCTCGCCAATAGAGTTCAATTACGCTATTTTGACGTTCAATTTCAATCATTTTCATTGTTGTATTGATTTGAAATTTAAACAGGTTTCTAGAAGAGTCTCGGAATGACAAAAAGTTTCCTTCGTTTGATTCGTCTTTGATTGTTTCCTCTTCTCTAGCCTTTTTTGAAGTGCAAGGCTTATTGATTGGCTCATCGTTTTCGGTACATGATCTTTTCATTTTGAATTATGCGATGTTTTTTTTCAAGTTGTTGTTGATTTTATAGAGCCATAAATAAAAATCGCATAATTTATTCTCAATTATAGAATCGAAACAAAAACCCAAATTGAAAAACCCTGCTCTCCAGAATCAAAAGTCAAAATATTGTGGGGCCACTAAATTCAATCGTTGGGGATTTGTTTGCCTGAGGTGTAAAATTTTTTGTCTTCGTTTTATAATATATGTTGGAATATGGTACATGCGATACATCTTGGAATAACTTTTAATATTTTATCATAAATTATAAAATCAGACAAAAAATTATACAACTCACGCCAAATTAAACAAAAACCCAATTTCAAAAACCCTGAGCTCCAGAATCAAAAGCCAAAATATTGTGGGGCCACTAAATTGAATCGTTGGGGTTCTACTTTGCTTGAGGTGTAAAATTTTTTGTCTGATTTTTATAATTTATCAATCAACTCTTGACTATTCTTCAACTTTTTTAGAAACAAGATGGATTTTGAAAACAAATTTAGAAAACTTGAAACTATATTTTCAATGCCTCAACTATACATTGCCGATCATTTTGCAGAATATAGATTGCGCGTTGATTTGGAGAGGGAAAAGGAAATTGAATATCTAATCAATAATAATCAATCAACAGAGATGGTAGTCAATCATTCAGAACTAATAATTGACAAATTACTCGAGAACGAAAAGTGTTGTTTGAAGAATGCAGACTACGCCATGTACTACTTGTCTCCCGAGTTTGAACAATGTAAAACGATGATGAAACAATATAGAGACGGAATCAATAGACAAGAGATTGGCAATCAATTGACGAGAAGCATAGATGACTTGATTGAGCAGTGCGACAACAAATTGATTATTAGAATTGATTATCATCCATTTGAAAACCTAAGAAATCAAAGAGTAGAATGGGCTCGTTCTCCAATGACATATTTTACAAAAAGTCGTAGATTATATTAATTAATAAACAATTATAAAAAAATCAATTTTTTATCAATTATCGAATTTGAAACAAAAAACCCAAATTGAAAAACCCTGCTCTCCAGAATCAAAAGTCAAAATATTGTGGGGCCACGGAATTGAATCGTTGGGCTTCAACTTTGCTTGAGGTGACATATTTTTTGTCTGATTTTTTAATTTATGTAAGAATTATTTCGTTTGCATGTACATGTCATTATTTTATAATCAATAAACATGAAGAAGACAAAGATGGAGACAAAACCTGCAAATATCTGGGAATCCAAACTGACTATTGGTGTTTTAATTTGTGTATTATTATCTTCAATTGTTGTCGTTTACTATTCACTGATTTACAAGCCCAAGGAAACATCGTGCGACATTTCACATGATCAATCGGCTATCCTTTCTGAAAAACTAAACGGGTTGACTCGGCAAAACAAAGACCTCGAAGACCAGATTGCAAAACTAAGCGATCCTGATTTTGAGACGTATATGCAGCTCATCGACACTGAAATAATAAATTTGAGATCAAATATTGGCAGGGTGTTGATTGTAAATGGTATACGAGCTGTTAGAGCAACCCTGGAAATTGAAACCCAACTAAATTCTCCGTATGAAAACTCTGTTACTTGTTTTGATCAAAACGGAGACAATTCTATAAACATAAAAACCCTGTTGATGGAAGATTATTCGCATGAAGATGACCCTGCTGTATATGTTGTTCTTTCAATCAACAAGGGAAAGAGCAATGAAAAGATTATAATGAGTAATCCATATAGACTATCTACTTTTAAACAATTTTACAATTCAGATCTTCCTGGACATGTAGTTATAACATGTGCCTGGACATTGGATAAGGTTATTTGGAGTGTTTATGGTTTTTTGTTTGACGATAAACAAAATACGTTTCCCTGGATAAGGAATCAACTGATTGAGACACAATTAAAAGGCATAATCAGCATAGATGTATCTCAACACGTTGCTAGCACTTTTCAGATTAGAACCTTGAAAGACATGACACCAATAAACTCACTATTCAATTAAATAATGTACAAATAAACATGGCAAAATCAAAAAATAAAGACATTGTCGACACTACCCCAAACAACAAAATAATATTTGGTATGGTATTTGTATACATATTGATATCTTCAATTGTTGTTGTTTACTATTCGATGATTTATAAACCCAAAGAAACATCATGTGATATTGATAATAGTCAAACAGACAAGCTCACAGAACATCTAAACCAATTAGCAGTCGAAAATGAAAACATTAAAGATGAGATAGATGTCTCTATCACACAAGTTCCATATGCTTACAAAAACGCAGTTGATCGAGAGATTTTGAATTTGAGAACCAACTATGGTAAAATGTTAATCATGAGTGGTATAAAAACTTTTAATATCGACGTAAACATGGTAGATCATGCACAGGACAGACTAGCTGTTGCATGTTTCAACACAAATGATGAGGAAGGTATTCAATTGCTTACTGATTTGCGATCAGATGGTGATCAAGACTATCTTACACTACGTCTCTTGTTGAACGAGGGAAAATCTAATGCTCTAGTCTTGAAAAGCAAAGAAATCAATGTACAAGAGTGGATATTTAACGAATCTCTACCAAAAATTACAGTATTGTGCACTTGGTCTACTACACAGGTGGGATGGTCTATTTTTGGCCATTCACAAGATAGGGTTTTTGTGTTTCAAGACAAAAAAATTGTCGATGTTGATGTTGGAGATGTAATATCTGTATATGCCAACAGTAGAAAAACGTATAGTACAATCACCATACGTACACTAAAAAACACACGAGGAGACTTGTTGATTACAGACGACTTGAATGTTTATCTGTAATCGTAATACCCAATATATAAGACGTGCATTTGAAAACAAAAAAAACAAATCAAAAAATGAGCGATATTGAAAAGTGGGTAAAAAGCACAACAAAGGAAAATTTGATTGCTCTATTTGTAAAACATGACTTGCCTCGTGACAACATTTCAAAGCTTTCCAAATTGGAATTGGTAAAGATATTACTCGACAATGGAGTAGAGCGTGAAAAAGCTAGAGTGAAACGAAAATCGGATGACGTTGCCCCGGAAACACAAAAGATTAAAAGACCAAAGACTTTAAAGGCAGAATCGCCATTGGCTAGTCTTGTATCAAAAATAAAATCAGAATTGGGAGAGCCTTCAGTTTTGAACTTGGAAACGACAGATGTTGCCGGTTTGTCAATGTATGATAATTTGTTGATTGACGACAAGAATATTGTTGTGGGTAAATTTGATAGCGATGGAAAAAGTGTCGTCATGTTGGACAAGGATGATATTGAAAAGAGTATTGGTCACAAGATTGATTATTGTAGATTGAGAATTGCACATGCCTAATGCACATGCCTAATCACAAAAATTTTGAAAAACAATTTTCAAATGATATATAAAAAAAAGGTTTTGACTCTACAGCTTTATAAAAAAAATGTTTTGTGATACGTGCTCTTCAATTATTTTGGATACATTTTACAAGTGTCCAATAAATATAAAACACAACAAGATTGAAATTAGTATGACGTCATTATGTAACACTACTCATGTCTTTAGGCAAGATATTCCAATCATTGAAATGACATCGACGATTAGCACGATACCAGAAGAAATTTTGTATTATGATGACGCCAAGTTTTGCAGCAAAAAATGTGTCGAGATATTTGCCCAACAGAATGAAACAAATTATATGTTTTCCAAAAGCATTCCAATAATGATGCGAAATAGTACAGGATTTTGCGACAAGACTGATGATAGATCAATTATATTACCAAGTGTAAAAAAGGGACATTTCTTTGTCTAAATTGTTGAAAATTATATTTCAACTTGTTCATTTTTTAATTGATATATTGCATTTGCAATTATCTCTTGCACAAATGTTTTAATGTCTGATTCTGTCCACGTTTGCACAGAATTTGAATACATGGTATACTCTTTTCTAATAGTAGTAAAAACTATTGTAATATGATCTAAATATAGAATCGAAACAAAAACCCAATTTCAAAAACCCTGAGCTCCAGAATCAAAAGTGAAAATATTGTGGGGCCACTAAATTTGAACGGTTGGGTTTTGTTTGCCTGAGGTGACAGAATTTTTGTCTGATTTTATAATATATGTTGGAATATGGTACATGCAATAAATCTTGGAATAAATTATCATAAATTAAACAAGAAGACAAAAATCCTGTCGACTCACGCCAAATTCAACAAAAACCTTTTTCAAAAACCCTGAGCTCCAGAATCAAAAGTGAAAATATTGTGGGGCCACTAAATTCAATCGTTGGACTTCAACTTTGCTTGGATCGCCCAAAAATTTGTCTGATTTTATGTGGGTTGATCTATGCGAATAATAAATGTCTTATTCCATACCTGCCACATTTGCCAATATTATTAGAGGAGCTCAAGATACTGTGGCTGTTGATGTCCTGTTTGATTCTCTAATTGGTTATATTAATGAATCATCGCCTGTTGGAATTGTTAATGCGCTATATGGTAGTTCAATTCCAGACGGTTGGCTTTTGTGTAATGGCTCTACATTTAGTGGGACTTTGTATCCTGATTTACAATTGTTTTTGGGTGGTACTACACTTCCTGATTTACGAGGTTACTTTTTGAGAGGTCTGGATGGTACAGGTGTCGTAGATAGACAGGTTGGAAGAACCTTAAAAAGTATTCAAGCTGACAACTTTGGATCTCATAGCCACACTGGAAATACCGATCAAGGCCTGCAATTTGGAGATGTGAAATTTACTACTGACGAAGGCGGAGACGATCGTACTTTTGTTGTGATGAGTGGCAATACACAATTTAACAGTAGCGCCCTAGCTCATACACATTCTCTCAATATAAACAATACAGGTGGTTTGGAAACAATACCCAAGAACGTTGCTATAAATTATATTATCCGCGCTCGAAAAATCTTGTAATTTTTTTCCTAAATATTATAATAAATGTCTATAGCTTCATCTTTATCGCCAATCAAAGCAAACATTATTCGAGTTATTCAAAGACCATCTACTTCGATTGGTCAATTGAATAACAATGTTGATCAAGTTATTTCTACAACTGCAAACACACCTATTCTTTTTCAAACTCAAACTATTGGAACCAACAATATGGCTTTGACACCAAATGGTATTCGTATGGTAAGAGGGGGAGCATATCGTCTGGAACTAAATTGTTTTATCAATTCATTAACTGCTGGTCAATTTTTGATTGATATCAATGTCAATGGTGTACGAGTTGCAAGAAACGCAAGCTCAAACGCATCGACAGGTATTTTTAGCATTTATACAGACACAATAGCTACATGTCTAGAAGGATCAATTGTTACTGCTAGTGTCACTTTCCCTACCGCTGCCAGTGGAAGCATTGTGGGTGTTGCTCCACTTTCTGCATATCTCCGCGCAGAATTAATCAGATAAATTTTATAATAAATGTCTTCTTACACATCTTCAACTAATGCCAATATTGTCAGATCTCTTCAGGATACCCGAGCGTCATTTGTAAACATTTCCAACTCTGTAGCACAAAATGTAACTGTTACTACACCAGTTCAAGTTGTGTTTGGTACTACAAATTTTGCGCCAACTGATGCAAACATGACAGTCGTAGGCAACTCGGTTGTCATTGGTGCTACTGGTGCTGGTCAATATAGAATGGTTACATCTTGTTCTATTCTATCTGGTGCAGCTGGAATTTATATTCTGGACATCTATGTTAATGGTGTTTTGGCATCTCGTGATCAAAAGACTTGTGCTGCTGCAACAGTCAACAGCTTTCAGGTTATGCATGTGCAAAATCTTCTTGCTGGAAATATTGTAACCGTGTTTTTGACTGCGCCTGCTGTCACTGCCACGACCATTTACTCTGGTGCAGTATCACCTAACGTTCCTGCATTCCTTCGAGTTCAAAGAGCAAACTAAAAAATATATAATGTTGAAAATAAAATTTCAACTCTGTGATGACAATCGTATATAAAAGCTATAGGATTATTATAATTTTTTATTAAACGAAATGGATCAAGAATTGAAATTTGTTCAGTTTGGAATAGCGTCTAGCGACATGATACTTCGCCAATCTGTAGTCGACATTACATCAACAGAAAAGTTTGGAGAGCATGGAGTTTACGACGAGAGAATGGGACCCTTAAACGGCCAAACATGCAAGACGTGCTTACAACCTGCTCTTGCATGTACAGGACATTTTGGCCATATAGTTTTGATTGAACCTATACCAAATCCATTGTTTGTATCTCGTCTATTATCCATATGTGGAATATTTTGTTGGTATTGTTCAAGAAGAGTGATTGATGTTATTCCAAAGATTAGACAACGTAGAAATGAGTCATTCTTGAGTGTAATGACGTCAAAGACTAGGAATCTAAAGTGTCATGCTTGCAAAATGGAGCAACCTATAATTGTATATGACAAGAGTGGAGTTTTGCATTTTAAAAATGGTGAACGAATTGACAATTTTAAACTTGTAGACATGCTAAAAAATATTACGGTCGATGACTTGATTAGCGTTGGAATACATGTAGAAAATGCAATGCCCAAAGATTATGTTCTCACAGTTTTGCCTGTCTTGCCACACATGAACAGACCTTATATGACTCAGGGAACACAAAAGTGCTGTGATGACTTGACAACATTGTATTGTGATATTGTAAAAATCAACAAGAAGGCTTCCAAGTTGGAAAGGGGCTCTGAGCAATACAATTCATTGATTGATAGATTGTCTTTTACCATTCGTACACTATTCAACAACTCTGATGGTGCAGCGACACACCCATCCAGCGGCAGAAGAATACGAGGAATGGCCGAAAGAATGGCAAACAAGGATGGGCTATTTAGAAACAATATAATGGGCAAGCGATCTGATCAAACTGCAAGAGCTGTAGCAGTTCCAGGGCCGCATTTGAATTGCGATCAAGTTGGGGTGCCAAAAAAGATTGCACAGATTCTTACAAAGTATACAAAGTGTACAGCAGATAATATCACACAGCTTCAAGAATTGTGTGATACCAACATGGTAGACGTGGTTGAGCGCTATGTAGACGGTAACCGTGTAGAGTTTGGTGTCGCCAGGTTTTGCAATCAAAAACAGACAAGACTTCATCCTGGAGATGTTATTATGAGACTAGGAGAATTGCCACTTAATGTAGTTACAGGACATGAATTGATTAAACAAGGAGATGTTATAATGAGAAAAGATTCATGTGGAAAAATGAAAGAAGTTGAAGCCCTACCAAATAGATTTAGAAAGTTTGTGCTTCAAATTGGAGATGGAGTGTCTAGATATCTTCAAAACGGAGACTTGCTTTTGGTAAATCGCCAACCAACTTTACATACTGGTAGCATGGCAGGAATGGAGGTTGTGATAAGCGATGGCTTTGGAATATCTCTTCCTTTATCTCTAACACATAGATTGAATGCAGACTTTGATGGCGACGAAATAAACCTGCACTCTGTTCAGTCTGATGAGGCATTAAATGAATTGAAAGAATTGGCACACGCTAGCAAGACGATAATGTCATCGACAACTTCCAAACCCTTTATAACCGTGGTACAAGACACTACACTTGCGCTATATCTAATGACAAAGGATATAACAATTGTAGACGATGATTTGATTGACATGAAAAAGGTTGAGCGCATATCATCTGTTAGAAGAGCGCTCAATATTAAACATGATCCAAAAGTGATTGACACTCTTGTCTTGTTATCTACATGCTTACCTGAAAAGCTGATGATCAACACAAACAATATCCAAATAGTCTGTGGAGTTTGGATAAGCGGAATATGTGACAAGGATGCAACATTATATCTAACAAATATTGTGTATGGAGACTTTGGTGCTCTTGAAGCCAGCAGTATGATTACACGTATGCAACATGTTGGTGTTGCATGGCTGTCTAGACGTGGCTTTACTATTGATGCAAATGATGTAAAGCCAATAAAAAATGTTGAAGATATAATTGCAAATATGGCAAATTCTGGAGAGTCTGGTAGAAATATTAGAGATTATTTGCACAATATTGCAATTCAAGACTCTAAAAACTCTAATCTTCAAGATTGTGTTCGTTCTGGCGCCAAAGGTACATCGTTGAATATCGGTCAAATAATATCAACTGTTGGACAACAACAAGGCAAGTCTGGATTTATAGATGCTACCCTCTCAAATGGTCGTGTGGTTATGCAAGATAAATGTGATGAGGAATTGGACAATTATCAAAAGTTGGTCAAGTACGGTTACGTTGTAAACAGCTTTGGTAGCGGATTAAATTGTAGAGAATACTTTTTGCATGCTATACCTTCCAGAGAATCTATTGTAAACACAGCAACTGGCACTGCAAACTCTGGATACTTGCAACATCGTCTTGTAAAAATTGCAGACGACGCAATTATAAAAAACGGACAAGTTATTTATAATGCTGGTACCAAAAAAACGTTATCTTTGACGTACAACAATGGCACCAATCCTTTTGCTCCGCGAATAGATCCTAATCATGAACGTGTAAAGATGCAGTTGATGGCACCCACAGTTTAGAATTTGAAAATGACATTTCAAAAAAACAAAACAAAATTATTTGTTCTTGTTTCGACTAGATAATAGTACAAGCAACAAAACCATGGCAAAAAGCACGCAGATTATTATAGTGCCAATGATTCGTTTTTGATTGTCTGCGCTATCTATCAAATTAGGAACTGGAACTTTTATATCTGGCAAGTCTGGTAATTGTTCGTGAGGAATATTTTCATTACTAGAAAACTTGCAATTCAACACGAGCTGATTAGAAGCAATGTTTACATTACCCGCAGCTTTTTGGGCATCTATTATGTTTTGACAAATATTTTGTGGACAATATGGATTTAGGTTTTTACTGTCGACCAAATATGCCGGCGTGTTCTTTTTACAAGGGAGATAGAAACACGAGTCTTGAACTTTTGTACCTGCATCATCCAACAGGTCGACAATTTTTTTATAATTTGGATCATTTGCACGATTATAGCACCTACACTCTGGATTCCTCTCGTTAGATGGGTTTGTACATATATTGTTTATTAGGGCATTTCTGTTTTGATCGTTTAAACCTTCAAACCAATAACGACAAAAGGAGGAAGAAGGATCCGAAGCATTTGCTGTTACTCGACTACAAGATTTGATTCGCGTGTTGGTCTGAGGATCAAGTAAACATTGCTTGCTTTGAACTGAGCAAAATTGTCTCATTATTCTCCCATATTCTTCATCGTTGGGATCAGGTTTAAAAAGAGAAATATATTTTGATATCTGATCTACCGTGTCAATCTTTGTGATATCATAAGAACACTCGAGTTTACGTCTGGGATCTTTGGTTGTGCTGGCATCTGCATACTTTTCACTCCAGTTTGCCCTAAAGGTTGGCTCATCACCTCCACTTCCAGGACCGAGCCAACACTCTTTGATATTAGGGCGAGAACAAACAGGCTTTGTAGAGCAATAACAGTTGGTATAACTCTCAGTGTAATCTCTTCCCGTTGGGGTGTACAGTGTACCTGTAGCATCTGTCATTTGCCCAGTATTCTTTTCACAAGGCTCCCATTTTGTAAACGCACTACACTCAAAGGCATCACACCCTCCAGAGTTGCAGTGGGAACATTCTGGTCTATAAGTTGCAAAGCCGTCTCGTTGATCCTTGGTCCCAGTTACTATATCCTTGTCTAGAGGAGCTACAGGGTTTTTCCACATTGCATCATTACCTGGTATCGTATCATTAATTGTTGTAGTAGGTTTTACTCTACTCCACACTTTGTCTGCGTCAAATACAGTCGAAGAATTTGCGCCCATTGTTTATTTGTGTTTGTTATAATTAGTTTTAATAAATGGGAAACGCAAGTGGAAAAAGAGACCCCGAAAGAGAACACGAAATTAACCAAAGATTGAAGCAACGTATGCGAGATATTACCAGGAGACAATTGGTCAGGGAAAAATATGCCTACAAAAAGGGTGCCATGGATGTAAAGAGAGCCTTAATTAAAGATACAATAAGGCGGGAAAGTATTAATAGAGGAAATACAAACATGCCCAGACGAAACAGTATGCGGACTCCCAGATCAGTTCCATGGTTATAAGTCAAACAAAAAAATCCAAGTGTAAAAAAACATTTTATTAAAACAACAAGCCCAAATCCCCCAATTCAAAAGGCTTTCTACAAGTCGGACAGTCTTTAAAGTTGCGTCTAACGACTTGTATACATTCATTGCATATATTATGTCCACATCTAGTGAATGCAATTATATCGCCCGTTGTTTGACACAGGCACACGTTGCAAGAATAGTCTTCGCTCGCAAACCAGACCGTCTTTTGCTTATCAAGTCTTTCCTTTACTGGATAGTCGCCTGGGAGATTGTAGTCCATTTGTGACGAAATACTGTGCAAATGTTTGAGGTCTTGTATACATTTTCCTACCAATTCAATTATATATTGATTTTGATTTTCAATATATTCCAAGTTTCGTTGAACAAAGCCGCAATCAGGATACGTTTCCATGGACAGTAGATGCTGTGTGTGATCACTCAATATATTAGATAGCTTTATACATCTGGTTACCAAAATATTGTAACCGTCAAATCTTTCTTTGATCATCTTCCTGTATGATTCAGAAACCAAAAACTTGTCCGAATCAATTATCCTCTCCTTGATTTTACAATTACTACGAGAAACTAAAATCAGTTTGTATATCATTTGACATCTTCTATCATGAAATCTTTTGACAATCTCGACAAATATAGAATTGTTCATTTTTGAAATAAAAGTTTCAAAATAATCTAAAAGAGAAAAAACCCAAACGAAGACTTTATAGAAAACAAATCAGACAAATTTTTGGTCACCTCAAGCAAAGTAGAACCCCAACGTTCCAAATTAGTGGCCCCACAATATTTTGACTTTTGATTCTGGAGCTCAGGGTTTTTCAATTTGGGTTTTTGTTTAATTTGGCGTGAAGTGTAATATTTTTTGTCTGATTTTATAATTTATGATAATTTTTGCAGAATTATTGCATGTACTATATTCTTGCATAAATTATAAAACGAAGACAAAAATTCTGTCACCTCAGGCAAACAAATCCCTAACGATTGAAATTAGTGGCCCCACAATATTTTCACTTTTGATTCTGGAGAGCAGGGTTTTTCAAATTGGGTTTTTGTTGAATTTGGCGTGAGTCGACAGGATTTTTGTCTTCGTTTTATAATTTATGATAATATATTCAATAGTTTGAAATTTGTTTTTCAAAATGTTTCGACTATACTTGTGCACAACCAACACATTTAGACTTGTAAATGGAATTGATACCATTATCAAGATCTTGAATTAGACAATCTTGCACTGCCTTTTCCTTGAAACAAACTTCACACATTGCAAACAGTTTTTCAAAAAAAAGGCAATGCTTTTTGATTTCTTGAGAGGATTCAAACTCTTTACCCAAAAAATCTTTTTCCAAACCATAAGCATAAACATCAGTTTTGCAAGACAATTCATACAACTGTTGTATTTGATCAAGTGTAAAGAATTGAATCTCATCTATAAAGAATACACAATTGGTATCGTTTTCAAAGACTTGCAAAATGTCATCATCTTTGGAAATATAATGTGTTATCAACGTCCAGGAACCATCTCTACTCTGCAGCCTTCCTACATCTCCTAGATCCCTTGATTTTGATACCAGAGGCAATACAACACGTGTATCAACTCCAATCTCCTTTTGTTTCTTAATCAACGCGCTAGTCTTACCGCTCTTCATTGTTCCAAGTGTTGTGTAAAGTGCCATTTTTTTTGATTATTAATTTTGAAGAAAAAATTTGTTTAGATATAGACCGCAAAGACAAAATCCCCGTCACCTCAAGCAAAGTAGAAGCCCAACGTTCCAATTTAGTGGCCCCACAATATTTTCACTTTTGATTTTGGAGAGCAGGGTTTTTCAATTTGGGTTTTTTGTTTCGAATCATCACCGCACTATCACTCACTCTCTGCATGCAAAGGTTCTAAGCACCTCCCCACAAAACTCGTAACCTGCGATTGCAGCTAAAAAAGGGTAATGTTATTAGATGAAAAATTACAAATACTCTCCTGTATGGTTGACCCACCTGTATAATGCGCAAAAATGTACACTATCATTCCAACTACTGTGCTCAGGGTTAATGTCGCTATTCGACCACACTTTGATCCATAGATCTCTGCACCCATTTTTCTTACCTTTTCGCATCTTTTTTTTTCTTTTGGGCCTCTTCTTTCAATTCCACTCCAATCTCTATAGTATATAACCCGTCATCAACGACACTGTTTGTCATTTATTATAATGGTTCATTCTAATTCTGACTTGAGAACTTTGGTTGATGGACAATCAGTCGGTATCCTAGCAGCAACTGCAATTGGCTCGGAACTTACTCAAAAGACACTTGATACTTTTCATGCAGCGGGTACAGCAGATGTAGTCATTGAGGGTGTAGAAAGAATCCAACAGTGCTTGAACAACTCTTCGACCATAAACAGAATATTTTTCAAAGTTGGCGTCGAAAAATCAAAACTGACAGAGGTGGTTTACACAACCATTGGTAGCTTGGTAGACAATAGACCAAAATGGGTGCAAAACATCGAAGAAAAAGAATGGTTAAAGGTTTGGAAACACAAATACGGTAATGTTGTATTTCCTGAAAAGTCGCACGTCATATTGTCTGTTGTATTGCCTCTAAAAAAACAAATCTTGAACAATTTTGACATGTCTATATTCAAGAGAAAAAGTATTTGGAAATCAAACGACACTTTACCACTTGCATACTCTCCATTACTCTTTGACGGTGTCGATTTTTACAACGAGTTGTTACTTGCATGTACATTTACACAAGAGTTTGTGGAAGAAATGTCTAGCAATATAATTGCAAAAGAGTTTGACTTTTATTCCAAGCTATTGTTTTTTGTCGAAAAAGTCTTTATACCAAGAGCATTAAACATACACTTGTTTGGAATTCCAAACGTATTGCAGATAATTGAGGATGATTCCAATCCAAAACGATCAATAATTCTATGCAATTCATTTGCGACTATATTTGATGTGATACACATTGATCCATTTGAAATTGTATGCAACAAGACTTCGGAAATGTGTGCTGTATATGGTATAGAAGTGGCGAGGGAATGTCTTTTGGTAGAGCTGTCAGAGATTATGACAAAAATACTTCCATGTCATATAGAAGTTGTGATAAACATTATGACATGGACAGGCAGAATAACAAGCATAACTAGATATTCTGCACGCAAAACTGATGTTTTGAAAAGAATGACATTTGAAGAGTCTGTAAGGAATGCTATATCTGCATGCATAGATGGCGAGGTTGATCTTTTGTCTTCATTTAGCAGCAAAATTGTCACATCAAAGCGTATTTGATTGCCTTAATAAAAGTTGAAAATGACAAGTCAAATTAAAGATTTGCAACTAATTTCTTGCAATGGATCTATAAAGGCAAAAAACCCTGCCTCAATAGTAGCTCTAATCTATTTGCAAGAATGTCCACACTGTATTGAAGCATTCAAAGTAATGAACGCTGTAAAATCAAAAGTAGAAGCATGCAATTTTTATTTGATAAACGCAGAAAAAGAACCACGAGTAAAAGAATTGGTAAAAAAAGTTCCATCGTTTTATGGTTTCAAGGGCGGTGAGCCTCTTGGAAGGATGGAAGCACCACTCACACCTCAGTCTTTGTATGATTTTTGGAATCAGGTTGTAGCATATGTTCCACAACAGACACAGCCTCAATCTCAGCCTCAGCATCAAAACATTGAAGTGTCAAATGATGCTTTGCGAGAACATGCTACTATAGCTCCAGTAGAAGCGGCATCAAAACAAAAAGGACCTATAATTTATGGAAATCCCATACATGATCGTTACTTGACGATATCACCATAGTTTTTTTGAAAAAATAATTTCAAAAACCTTTCAAACTATAAACCTCTTTCCAATTATACCATCGTGTGTAACATTGATACCCATTTGTCTAATATCTACAATGATTTTGTTGCTAGAAATTACACGAGCGTTATAATTCTGCTGAGACAAAAACGTATAGAATCTATCCTTGAATGTAGCAATGTCTACAATTCCCATCGGATCATCTACAAGTTCATTGGCTATAAATTTGCTAAGCCAATCATTGTTTCTCTTGTAATTATTTGTAGACGCAAGAACACAATCTGGAGTATCCAGAGTAGTGTTTCGAGTACGTTTCCAATTTTGAAGCAAATAAAAACATAGAGGTGCCTTGATTTTTTCAACATTGTTTACAAAGTCATAGTCGATAGGAAACTTTTTCTCTGCAAGCTGCTCTTCAAACGTTGGCTTTGCATCCATTACATCTACAAATGTAGATTCAAAAGCACATACTCTAAATCGAGACCATAGAGCCTCATCTTCCACAGTCTTTACCTTTGGTTCAGAATTGCACAACATGATAGGAATAGCCCTATTGATAAACTTTTTGACTTCTTTACCCTTTTGAAACAAGTCTCTCGGCTGTAGAGTATCATGTCCTGTAAGTTGTTTAATCATTCCATTGCCCAAATCTTCCTCTGCATCTGGTTCATCCAAAAACGCAATTCTTTTTCCCAACAGCATGCACAATTCTGGCGATGCCTTACCAGCTGCAGACTTGGAACCAGATAATAACGTTGTCGGCAGCTTTACACAATAGTCCTTTCCCAACATTTCTTCAATAATTCTAGAAAATGCAGTCTTTCCATTGTTTCCTTTACCTACCCAAAAAAATAAATTCTTGAGCTTCAAATTGCCAACAAACATTTGACACAAGACATCCATCATGTATGCTCGACGTTCTGGGTTTGGAAAGAATCGCTGCAAATGTCGTTTTAATTCAATCAATTCAATACTATCCTCTGCATATTCAATATAATCACATGTAATCGAACTAGAAATACAGTCTTCTGGTCTTCCTGGTCTAAACTCGCATGCATTCAAATCATATACACCATTTTGTAGTCCAATCAAATTATAATTCGTATCCAGAGAATCATGAAATCCCTTGTCAAAATATTCAATTCTCAACATTTGAATTATGCTACCCAAGTTTCCAGGCTCGTCTAGTTTTTTGATAACGCTCTGATGTGTTTCAAGCTTGGATTTGTTTTGAGGAATTGGTTCAATAGCCAAGCACATGTCTTCAACATATGGTTTCACCTTCTTGTTTAGCAAAGTCATCATAAGCATGTCACCTCCAATGCCGGTATGGCATACCCACAAGCGGCCATCAAACTCGTACCAAGTCTCACCAGAATATTTAAAAACCCTAGAGTCTTCTTCCATTACACGTTTAGAAAAGGCGGCAATTTCTCCACTCGTATTCTTTTTGAAACTATCCAAACTCTTGGCAAATATTTCCTGTCTCCATTTTGAATACTCTGTTGGGCTATCATCCTTGGCCCACTTTTTTAACATGTTGATGCCATAATTGCCAACTTTGAAGGCGCTCCATTTTTTTGAGCACGCATTATCAGCAAATTTTTCTACACAATTCATAGACCAGTTTGTCCAGATATCAAGTCCTTCACACGAGCCAAGAGTTGTAGTAAACAAACATTTTCCCACGTTTATCCATTGTATATATTCAAAACATCTATTATACGAAAGCATGGTCAATAAGCTGCGCACTTGGTCCAAATCAACAGAGTCTGATGACGATACAGATGGATTGTTCAAAAAGCTAGAAGGCTTTGGTGTTGTCCAGGTATCAACATTGTCAATGAATTGAAATACCCTTCTACCACGCGGTCTAATCGTGAGCTTTTGTGCACGTGATGCGCTCGTATCCACGACATTATCATCAAACAAGTCTATCAATTTTATCTGATCAAACAACGTATCAATGCCCATGTCGTTACCTGATGCATCCAGGGCACGTGTAATCTCATATGGTTCATTTTTTACAATTCCGGAAGATGTATTCTCACTTGGTTTTCTAGATCCGTACAAGAGCCATGCAACATCAGCCGACAAGGCATCAATTGGACACGTGTTGTTACTTTCAATTGCATCTTCTGGATTGGAAAAAATATCACAATCGTTGCACTTTTGAATTAGAGCATTTATCCACTTTTTTTGTTCAGCATTGTTTGTGACCAACAAGGGCCAATGAAGATGAAAGCCCCTTTTGACTCGAAAGATATTCTTATCATCTCCTTTTATGGGCTTTATCCTTGCATCCTTTTCTAGCAAAAAGCAAGACAAGTTTTCATCATCAACGTCGCGCAACATTTCCTTCAACAATCCATTGGCCAAGACAACTAGATTTTTGACCACGTCTTCAGTATAACACAAGTTTGCAAAGTCCATTTTTATATTTTCCGTCTCTCCGCTATCAATCAGCCCTTGCATCTTTACAGAAATATCAACGTCTAATCGAACTACAGACTGATTCAGTGGTACTTCTGCTAAACAAACTTCTTGATTACTCTCAATTTTTTTGTTGTACAACTTCCAAAATATAGCATCAGAATATGCGTCAACATAATATCTTCCTCTATAGACTTCTCCCATACCTACCAAATTATAGTGTTCTCCAACACCGCCTTTCTTTGGTTTTGCGTAAAGTTGTCGAAGTTGTTTAATCAAATCCATTTTATTTCTCAACAATATGTTAATTTTGATCCGATTTATTGTTTGATATATAGTTTGATATATAGTTTGTTAATCAGGAAAAATAAAATCAGACAAAAACCCCGTCACCTCAGGCAAAGTAGAACCCCAACGTTCCAATTTAGTGGCCCCACAATATTTTGACTTTTGATTCTGGAGAGCAGGGTTTTTCAATTTGGGTTTTTTGAAATTTGGCGTGAAGTGACTGGGATTTTGTCTTTTTATTTAATTTATGATAAGTTATTATAATTTCTATCGCATGTACCATATTCCAACATGTATTATAAAATCAGACAAAAATTCTGTCACCTCAGGCAAACAAATCCCTATCGTTCCAATTTAGTGGCCCCACAATATTTTCACTTTTGATTCTGGAGAGCAGGGTTTTTGAATTTGGGTTTTTTGTTTTTGGCGTGAGTCGACGGGTTTTTTGTCTTTTTATTTAATTTATGTTAAAATATGATAAATTATTACGGTTTCTATACATGTACTATATTCTTACATAAATTATAAAATCAGACAAAAACCCCGTCACCTCAAGCAAAGTAGAACCCCAACGTTCCAATTTAGTGGCCCCACAATATTTTCGTTTTCGTTTCTGGAGCTCAGGGTTTTTGAAAAAGGATTTTGTTGAATTTGGCGTGAGGTGTAATATTTTTTGTCTTCGTTTTATAATTTATGATAAAATATGATAATTTCTAAAAGTTTTTTTTACATGTACTTCCAAATTATCATCCGCGTTTAATCAAATTATTGAAGTTGGAACAAAACAATTAAAAGTTAAAAAGTTTATTGGTCAAAAATAAATAAAAAATAAATAAAAACATTTTCTATTCCGTCTTTGTCTTCAAGTCTGCAGAATCATCCAGTGCAATACCTTTTTGTAAAAAAATTGTTTGTTTAAAATTCATTATCAAAAAACGTCGAAAACATTCTTCAAAAAAATAGTTTGGTCCATTGGTCTTTAAAGAAGTGTACAGCTCATCCAAATTAGATTTATCATCATCATCATCATCATTCCCAGAAGTGAGAATGACTTTGACAATTTTTTCATAAAGAATTGGGTTTGTATCCATTCCTATTGTAAACTTTTTCTCCCACCAAATTGGTTTTGAACCTGATGTTTTCATCACATATGCTATATCCAGGTAACCATCTCTGTTATCAAAAATCTCTACAAGGGAATTGAAAACAAATACTTCCATGTTAGAGTCATCACCATTACACTCTATAATGGTATCAAAAGAGTCCAAAAGTAGGTAACTAGATACATCAGTACAGACAGTCAAAACATTTCGTTTATCACATGTTTTGGAAAATTCTTCATATCTCTTGTTAAAATCATTTTGAATTTTTGCAATCAATTTATTGGTATCAATAGACATTTTGTCGATAGAAAGTTAATCCAATTTTTTGTTTTTAAAAATCCAGAATCTTGTACACTTTATAGAAAACAAATCAGACAAAAATCCTGTCACCTCAGGCAAAGTAGAACCCCAACGTTCTAAATTAGTGGCCCCACAATATTTTCACTTTTGATTCTGGAGAGCAGGGTTTTTGAAAAAGGATTTTTTTGTTTCGAAACTTGTTATAAAAGTCTGCATAATATTTATTTTTTATCAAATCAAAAAGATATAACAAAATACAAAATGTCGGACAATATAACAAGAGCTCTCAATTTTGAAAACCCAAAGGGTGTCATCGATATTAAAGACTTGTCAACTCATTTGACCAACGGTGATGTTACAATGTCGGTCATCAAATCAAAGGATTCTGCTATACCTGGATGTAAATGGGGATGGTCAATCAATGGAGGTCCTGTTCTTGTTGCTATCAATTCTTCAAAATTTCCTCTAACGTCAAGATATGGAATGACGACTCCCAAAATGAATCCAAATTTGGACAAGCCTGGGTCTAACGGCAACGCTATAGTAGCAAGAGATGTGTATAGTGTTGGAATACAATTGTTTAATGATGAAGGTCAAAATGAATTTCACCATACTATTATTGATGCGATTAAAGAATTGCGAGCATTTGTTTTAAAAAAGGTTCTTGAAAAAAGGGCACTGTACGTTCCAAAATTGATGACTGCAGATAAGGGGATAGTTGAGCACTGTGTTCATGAACCCTTTATACATGCAAAGGAAAAGGTTTCTGATGGCAATGGTGGATTTACAAATGTAGAAGCTCCACACTTGAATAGACCCACATTATATGTCAAGACCAAGAATTATGATCGCAACAAGATCGAGGCACTGGCAAAGATTGATGCGCTCATAAATGGTGCTGGCAGCAAGAATGTCGACGATGAAATTGAAAAGGCTCTTTACAATAGTTTTACTACACAGTTTTATGACATTTCGCAAGCCGTGTCAAAGACCTCTGACGGCAAGAAGAGAAAGAAGGTTGATATTAAGAGAGTCAGTCCTGTAGATCGGTCTTACGAGTCTGTATTGGGATTTCCTATGGACATTCCTTATATGATTCTACACTTTGAAGGACTTTGGTTCAATGGAACCACAACCTTTTGGCAGATTAAGCTTGTTCAGTGTATGTTTAACCCCAGAGAAGACTTTAGTGCTAGTGTCAACATCACATGGAACGACGAAAGCGATGATGAGACTGAAAAAGAAAACACTTTTAGAGAAATTTCTTTTGATTAACTTTTTTTATTGAAACTTTTTTGTCAATAAATTTTTTGCAACAAATCTATATTTTTTTTAATATCTTCTTCTAAAAACCAAAACCATAACCATGATAAATGTCAATAGAGACAAGACAATTGAACCAATTGGTATCCACAAGATCCATGAATTTAGTGTTGAAGCCCTAGAAACAACATTTTCAACATTGTCAATCATTGAACGTCTAGGAGGTAGATAGACATCATTGACACGGCTTGCCATGCTTTCATACGAATATTGTTTGGGTAACCATTTCTTGTGTTCCTCTTGTTCGGCAGCTATTTGCTGAGGATCATATTCTACATTACGTTTCAACATGCTATCTGCATTATTACGAGCCAATTGTGCAATATCTAACGTTTGGTACATTTATTTACACTTTTTTTTGAAAATTGTTTTTCAAATTATTATACATTTCTAACAAAACGAGGACAAAAAGCTTGTCTCAACTCGTACATCAACTTGTTTTTGCGAATCATTTGAAAAGTATAAGCAGCGCAATGACCCTTTTGTTTTTCCACGCGGTATTGAAGAAACAACTTGCAATACAAACACTTTTTGGTAATTTTGCAACACTTGCAATAATATTTCCTCGACGATTCACTGTTGGATTCACAAGCACTAGTCTTGATATCCAAAACTTCCAATATAGTGTCTGCAGCTGTAGATATACTATTGATATATTGCAAATAATCAATTTGCAAGACGCTCGAATTTGCAGAAAACCAAGCGCAACTCTCCAGACGTTTTTGCATAGGCTCACCATACGAGTACATGCCAGTTACAACATATGCCAAACGCTCACCGGGCACAACTATAGTTCCTCGCTCATTCATTCGTTTGGCCAATTGTACATGCGCTGGTAAGGCTGCGCTATAAAAATCTTTTGCATTGTCAAAGCCCTTGGACTCGAATATTTGGCGCTGCTCCTCTACATCTTCAGATAGTTTTGGCACAATATACTTGCCCATTCTGGTTTTTCCCACGCGATCTATGGCTACATCTCCACTTCCCCAATTGCCTACAGATTTTGTAATAGTCAATACATCGACTTGATCCTTTACGCAATGAGATGCAAGTTCTACAGATTGTTCAAACAAGTACTGAACTACATCCTCAATCGTCGCATTTGCAAAAATCATACGTATAGCCTTTTCATACAACGTACGAACCCATGGACAATTGTCTCTTCTGACAAGCAACAATCCCTTTGCACCAATCTTTGACTTTACCGTGCCGTCTGGGTTTCGTACAGAATACGCATATTGTTTCTTGTTTACAATCAAATACTTGTCGTATACATCACCTTCAAACTCAATGTTTAAGCATTCAGGAAATCGATTCGAAACTTCTCTTGCAACTGTTTTGGCATGTTCGTACAATGTATTATAATCTGTAATGTCAAACTTGATATAATTGGAATCCGTGTCGCCATAGACACGAAAGCCTCCAAACTCGTCGCGAATAATCTGAGACGCCTGCTCAATCACTGTTCTGCCCATAAAGGTTGTCGATTGAGCTATAGCAACACATGCAAACGGGGAAGTAGATGCCCCAGTAAATCCATACAAACTATTTGCCACAACCTTTAATGCAAGTTGTTCCGAGTTGAGCGCAATAATTTCATTTTCCAATTTCAAATTTGTCACGCCTTCAACTCGTTCTTTAGACTTTGTTTTCAATATGCCTCTCACTTCTGCACGCTTCTTTAGCAAATAAGACAAAATCTTTGGATACACACCTTGGTAACCCTGATACCATCGAAATTTTCTCTTGCCGCAAAACATCTTGCATGGATTATACTTGCCAATTTCATTCTTCTTGTTCAACATGTCTGTATACTTTGTCCAAAGCAAAGGATCTTTTAACGCAGCCTTTTTGAGTTCCATACACTCTCGATTAATATTGCAGACCTCAATCCACTTGGTATCATGTTCACACTTTACATGATCTTCCCACTCCAACACTTTACACTTTTCATCTGGAATAGACTCATCAGTTACAAGAGTAGACACGCACAGATTGAGCATGAGCATCAAAGAAGGATACAAACTTGCAAAATCAAAACTGACGAGCATATCGTGCAAGCCTCGTACTGGCTCAAAGACCGTGGCACCTCTATACGATTCTCGAACTATATTGTTTGTCTTTTCCAATCGATTTACAACAATACCAGCAGACTTGCAAAATCGCAAAATGGTAGATACAACCTTGTGTTGAGCACCTCTAGTCGACAATTCTTCTAGTTTACAGCTCGTGGTTGTCGATAGCGCTACTAGAGAACCCATGAGCTTCAAACTGTTAAACAAGTCCAATACGAGCTGAGAATCTTGCAAGCAATACTCCCCGACACGTGTCATACCATTAATCGACTCTTCATCTGCTGGATCTCTAATTGACCGTTCATAAATCTTGAACAATTCCTTGTAGCACATTTCATCCTTACTCGTCTGTAAAAAGTGCGCGGCTACATTATCAAGTTTATAGCTAGATAGTTTATAATCCTTTTTGATAATAGCCAACAAGTCTATCGTTTGAAATCCCTCGCCTCTCATGTACATAAACTTTTGGTCAGGATTAGCCGCAGATGACCAAGTAATTTGCTTCTCTTCAGCCTTGTCAAACAAGTGCATCGTGTGCCTCTCCATTTGAGAAAAGCAATTGGCAAATGACTTTGCCCTTTCAATCATATACGGCCCATCAAACTGCATATTATTATATCCAATCAAAACAAGAGGTTGAAAATTCAACAACACGCGCACATATTCCTCAATTAGCTTAGTCTCGGAAGAAACTTCAATAATTGATACAATCTTGTTGGGAAATCTATCTTGAAGCGCCTTCTTATTTACCATTCCCCTAGTTATTAGAATCATGTCTTCTCCAATAATCATCGAAACCTGGAATATCTTGTCTTCTTGCTCAAAAGCTTCTGGCATTTTTGTTGGAACAGCAGAGTAGACTTCAATATCATATGCCATTGTTGGAATAACAGGCGGATTCATCTTGATTGGAGATGCTACAATGTCATGTGGTCTTGCAATATACTCACAATCACAAATAGTTTGTTTGTTAAATTGGCCCACTTCTTCACAGTCTTGAACTTGTAGCCAGTCACAGATAGGCAAATCGTGCTTTAGAGCATATTGGAGCCACAATTCAACCCAAGTCATGTGAACGTTCATCTTCAATTTTGTTCCTCCCAAATCAATTCCAATTCTAGAAACAAAAAACTCACAAGACCTAGCAGCTTCTACATTTTCATATTCCAAATCCAAAAAATCAAATAGTTTTGGTGAGCCGTCAGATGCTACATGTGCTCCCATCAATATTTGATTTTTTGTTCTCTTGCAGCTTTTTGGTTCGACGCCTTTTAAAAATGACTTTATAGAACCTAGACACTTCAAAACAAGTTCGCTAGACCAATTTTTCTTGTCGTCCAATTCGATTACAACCCTAGACGGACATCCAACAACCCTTATACAAGATGGTCTAGACTTGTTTTCTTCAAGACCATAGATGTGTACATTTTTGTTGTTTACGTTCCACGAAACAGGAAAAAATTTAAAGCTCGTCATTATAAGTATTTCTTTTGATATTTGATGAATAATTATCATCTCGTATATACATAATAAGATATTAAGACAAAAACCCCGTCACCTCAAGCAAAGTTGAACCCCAACGATTGAATTTAGTGGCCCCACAATATTTTGGGTTTCAATTCTGGAGCTCAGGGTTTTTGAAAAAGGATTTTGTTGAATTTGGCGTGAGGTGTAATATTTTTTGTCTGATTTTATAATTTATGATAAAATATTATAATTTCTATCGCATGTACAATATTATTGCATAAATTATAAAACGAAGACAAAATCCCCGTCACCTCAAGCAAAGTTGAAGCCCAACGTTCTAAATTAGTGGCCCCACAATATTTTGACTTTTGATTCTGGAGCTCAGGGTTTTTGAAATTGGGATTTTTGTTTCGATTCTATAATTTGACATAAATTATAGAATTGTTTATAAAAGCATTTTACACACGTAGAAAATTAACAAAATATATTCCAACAAAATGAGTACAGACAGTGAATTAATTGTAGAGGCGCAGCCAGAGTTGCAAATGAAGACGACTGGTGAGTCACAGCCCGAAAAGATGACGCTTGAACAACAGAATGCATTTGATTGGTTTGCGAATAGCAATTCTTCGTCTGTTGCATTGCTTGGAGCTGGAGGAACTGGCAAGTCCTTTGTATTTCAAAAGTTGGTATCTTATTGTCGATCTAGGGGTTTTGATATTGCCGTTACTGCTATGACTGGTGTTGCTGCACACTTGATTGGTGGGAATACATTACATAGCACACTTGGGTTGGGAATAGCCAAAGATACTGATAGGGCTGAGGATACTGTTATATCTTTTAATGCGCGCAAAACATGGCGTTCGATAGATGTTTTGTTTATCGACGAGATTTCAATGTGCTCTGGAATATTGTTTGAAAAGCTAGACTATTTTGGAAGGATGTTTCAGGACAAGGAACTGCCATTTGGAGGAATAAGGCTGGTCTTGTCGGGTGATTTTTTACAGTTGGGTCCTGTTTCAAAAACTGGTGTTGTGTATGCTTTTGAAACTGATTCGTGGAATAGAATGTTTTCACGCGATGATATTTTTGTATTTGACAAGAGCATTAGACAGATTGATGATCAAGCATGGAGTAATATTTTGCTCAATATTCGTCTTGGTATACGAGACAATAAGGATATGCTCTTGTTGTCTTCGCGCAAGAGCGTAAAAGACTTTGATGAGAATGTGGTAAAAATATATTGCAAAAATGTTGATGTAGACTTGATAAATCGAAACAAGCTAATGGCGATGATAAAGGCTGGTGCTGAGAATAGGGAATATCAAACTAGTTATAACCCTCCCGAATCCAAAAGTTATAGGGGAACCATACCAGACTCTGTTCATTTGTGTGTAGGTGCTAGGGTCATGTGTGTTGTCAATATTAAACATCAAAAGATATTTAATGGAAGTATGGGAACTGTAAAACGACTTGATAAGGACGAGGTTCTAGTCGAGTTTGATAGTGGTATAACAACTAGTATAGAATATTTTGGTCACTCTAAAGAAATTAAAATGGATTCTTCTTCAAAACATATGAGTATTAATCACATGCCTCTGAGACTATGTTGGGCATCAACTGTACACAAAATTCAGGGCGCTACATTGGATGGAGGAAGAGTATATCTCGAGAATGCGTTTGCACCAGGACAAGTATATGTCGCCCTATCTCGATTTAAAAAGCTGAACGGTATTAGTATTGAAGGGTTTTCACCAAAAGCAATCAGGGCGTGTACACGCAGTCTAGAGTTTTATAGAAACCTAAAGAATTGATATATAAGTGATAAAAAAATTTGAAAAACAATTTTCAAAATGAGCTTGATTGTAATATCTGCAACTATACAGTGCAAATTGAAACGCGCAGTTTGTATAAACGACTTGTCCATTCCAAATCACATCAAGACTATTGATGGACCTTCCAAAATTACAATTGTTTCCAAAAATGGCAGAGCTTGTATTGAAAATGGGTCGCTTGATTTTTTGATTACAAGTGTTCGAGATGTTGACTTGGCACTATTGGATTTTTGTTGCATTTTACAGCAACCATTTGAAGCTAGGATTATATCTTTGCAAAACAGATTCAAGATTAAAAAGCCAAAGTTTTTTTATGCACGTAGTCTCAAAAAGTTTGATGCGGTCAATTCTAGTATACGAGCTCGCACTGATATATTTGGCAACTCTCCATTTATAACATTTGTACACTCGTATCAAAATGTACCATGTAAAAAATACAATATTTGGTATAACGAAGATGGAAAAAGAATAGTAGACACGATGACCTTTGAAAAGACCGGAAAAACGCTAATCAACATGTTTCCAAGTGGACAGATGATTTTGAAAGGAAAATGTTTGGAATCAAACAAAAATACGCTAAAAGAGTTTTGTGAATGGTTTGAAAAGATGTGATTTTTGAAATTTTATTTTCAAATCTATTGACTAATCCTACAACACATTTCAAGTTTCCACCAATCTTCTTGACACACAATGTACATGTTGTTTGTGTTTAGTGAAATGTAAACTTGTTCATTTGATGTCAATTTGCGCCAAGGAGTTAGTAGCCCAGGTTTGGTTACAACAAGATGATCATTGTGCACAGAATCAAAGTCTTGTGTCGAATTTTGGAGTGAAAGTTTGTATTCTGTCGATCCAGTCGAGAAGCTAACGTTATCTTTTTCAGTTTTTATCTTTATAGCATGTGTATTCTTAAATTCTCGACACATGTTTGAAAATGCAGAGCTGGACAAGCTATATACTTTTTGGGAAACGTGATTTAGATTGGAAATGTCTATGTGTTCATTGTCAATATAATCAAAAGGTAATATGGTTTTGCAAATGATTGTATTTTTTTGGCTCTTTTCAATTGTCATCGTTCCACGTTTTTCACCGGCAAGTGATGTTAGACGAATTGAGACGCTGCCTCCTGATTTGCAGATATTAGAGAGAGAGTCTGACAATGCCTTTGGAGATATGCCTGAGAATCTCATTATTGATGATGGAAATGATGATTCATTGTTGAATTTGAATGATCCAATGACTATTCTATCACACACTTCTTGGTCAATTACTATTCCATATAATACATTATCACAAATATGCCACTCAGTTTGAAAATCTTTTAGGCTTGGTTTTGTCTGGCAACACTTGCTCAAAAAATCGCACACTTGTCTAAGTTTGTACCCAAAAGAAGTCTCTAACAAAACATTCATTTGTTTGACATTTGATTATCTTTCACAAGGCCCAATTTGTAAACAAATGAATAATACCACAATCATAAAACTTTTGGCGATGTTTGTGTGTTTTGCAATAGCGACAGTTTTTGCGGCGAGATTTATTGTAAAAAGCAAAGTTTCAAAGTTTTGTCAAGGACTATCAAAAGAAGACGATGACAATGTAAAGTTGACAGCACAGATTGCAGCGCTTGAAAATGAGATTGCAGTAAACAAAGAATTTTTGGCAAAAACAAAATTGTACAGTAATCTATACACCTCAAATATTGATTATGCAGAAAATACCATAAGCTCAATAAACAACGCTGAAAATTTCTTTTAAGAAATGAATTTTAATACAAAGTTTTTGTCTTTCCTTCTCGAGTTTTGGATTTTGATGATGCTTTTGTTTGTTATAATCATAGCAAAGTATACAAGTTGGTTAGTCATACCATTGATGCTGTGCATGTCTTCTACAATTCTATTTGCTGTAGTATTTTTATTTGCATTGATTATAACAGTGATAACGCCAGATGGAAACAAACAAAATATTCTTTTGCCTCTTGTAAACTTTTGTATAAGATCAAATATGGACATTTGCACAACAGGTGTTGAACTATCAAGTATAGAACCTGGATCTATACTTTTTGTAAACTATCCAGCCAATTTTATAGAATATACCATTGTTCCTGTAGTCTTGCATTCATTGCAAAAACCTACACGTGTAGTTTTGGGATACTCTGCCTACAAAAATGCCAGTCTGTTTTTTGACAAGCGTGCACTACTGAGACTAAACAAAGAGTCAAATTATGAATACCTAAGAGATCAACTAAAAGAACATACAAATAGTATAACAATCGTATATCCAGAGACTCAAGTGTGGGACAGAGAGACAAATGACGACATACAGCCATTTAGAAGTGGCATATTCAAAATCGCGCAAGAAATTGGCAAAAAAATCTATCTCGTTAGAACAAGTCACATTGAACAAATATGTGGTTATATAACAAGCAAGTCACTAAATATTTGTGTAGAAGTTGCCCAATCATATGATCACGTCATTTCACATTCTCAAATGGTAGAGATGAGTCAAAAGATTTGAAAACTGTTTTTCAAAATACATTCACCGTCTCTTTATGTTAGCCAACTGTAAACAATGCCTCTTGTCCCTACATGATTGATCTCCAATTCTCTCTACACACCGTGACAGAATCGCATCGTCAATCTTTGAACAGTCAAACAATCTTCTAACATTTTCATAGTCCAGTCTCGAAATATCCTTGCTATATTTTTGGAAGGCTCCCGAATTTTTGATATTTTCTATAGTTTCATACCTCGTAATCAATTCCAACGATTTTACAACACCAACCTTTGGTATAGATTGATTATAATCTGTACCGCACATTATAGCCCAGTCAACCAATTGTGAACGAGTAAGCTTGGACTCGTTCAAAAATGTTTCGAGACAAAACAATACAAGCGTACCATTTTGATTTCTAGACCTAGTCAATATTCTTGGGCATAGTAAAGGTATAAGATCAGAATCTTCGCTCAAGACTGCATCGACATGCTTGTTTATACAAAGCCATGCACATGCTTGTTCCGCCTCTCCAGGTGCAAAGACATATATCAAGCCCATCCTTTCACATACGGTTACTACATTATCCAAGTCTTCTTCTGTAATTCCAGAGCTCTGCCTCTTCAACTTTTCCAAATACGTTTCTATTGATTGTATGGTAGAGACAGTAGAGTCTGCATCTTCCGAGTTAGTAAACTGAACTACATTCTTGCCACCTTCAAGACAAAGAATTGCAGTGTAAACATCCTTATTTGGCAGATTTGGTTTTTTGATAGAAGCCAATGTAGATGTAACAAGTTGAGATGGTGCCAACCCATTCTTGATGTCAATCAAGTCTCTAGACAAGTTTTCAATCTTGTCATAAACCAGTCTTTTGCGCTGTTTTCTAGCTTCTTGTTCATTAGCCTTTTCCGGTGGAGATTTACCTTCAAAAACAACAATTGGCTCAACACCAAAACGAACCATCTTTGTCAACAAATCCTCAATATGTTGCAGCCATGCATCTTTCGGATACACCATCTTGTAACTGTACACCAATCCAATGACGTCTATTGCTACACTCTTAATATCACAGTCTGATGTGCATAGATTTATCAAGCTAAATGCCGACGGATATTTTGTCTGTATATGTGTTCTAAAATTGCCTTTTATACCCATTGCGCGTGTTTTTTTGAATTATAAATTTTCAAACAATGTTTTGTCTTTATATACATATAAACCCTCCTAGTATGAAATCTTTGAAAAATAACCCTGTTGCAAGTCAGATGGGCTTGCAATTTTTGGTATACTAACTCCTTCTGTACGTGGCTTGATAACAATATCTCCAACAAATGGATTTCCACTTTGTCGAAGAACAGAATTTGTGGAATATTCTGGGTGGACTGCAGGTGCTCGGGCTATCTGCAACAATCGATGTTCTGTCTCTACAATCGGCGATTCATCAATTACAAAGGATGATCTAGGTGCAAGAGATTGAGGCATACCATCAGTAGACAGCAATTTGTTTGGGTAAACTGATGTATTGTTAAATGAAACTTTTTTGATGTTGTTTCTGCTAGGTGAAGGCGTTATTCCTGTTGACCTAAATCCATAATACCATACAAGCAGTGCAACGATTACCAACACGATTGCCGTTATTATAATATAGAGCATCTTTATTCTAATATTTATTTATAATTCAATAAATATTTTGGGAATTGATACAGCAATCAATCAATTATCGAATTTGAAACAAAAAACCCAATTTCAAAAACCCTGAGCTCCAGAATCAAAAGTCAAAATATTGTGGGGCCACGGAATTGAATCGTTGGGGTTCTACTTTGCTTGAGGTGACGGGGTTTTTGTCTTCGTTTTATAATATATGTTGGAATATGGTACATGCGATATAATATGGAATAAATTATAATAACTTAACATAAATTAAATAAAAAGACAAAAACCCCGTCATCTCACGCCAAATTAAACAAAACCCAAATTCAAAAACCCTGCTCTCCAGAATCAAAAGTGAAAATATTGTGGGGCCACTAAATTCAATCGTTGGGGTTCAACTTTGCTTGAGGTGACATATATTTTGTCTGATTTTATTTTACAGCTGTATAAATCAAATCATCAATTTTTTTATTTTTAAAAGATGGGCGATTATTCGGACAAGGTATTTTTAAAGACGTGTAGAGAAATGTTGACCGACAGATTTTTTAATTATGAATCGGAAACAATAGATGGTGAAATATGGAAATCGACAAGCGGTGAAAAAATCTTGTTGTTTACAACGATAGTAGACTCTGTTCAAATCAAGATTGTTGATGGAATAATAAAAATATTGAGCGACATGAATCTAAACAAGGCAATAAAACTCTATAGAAACGGCACATCATCTTGTGTAAACAACAAGGTCCAAGCACTTTGTAGTGGCGATCCAAAGATTGAACTTGAACTAGTTAGAACTAGCAAGATGATGTTTAATCCAATGTTGCATGTTAAACAGCCTTCCATGGTCAAATGCAATGTTGAATTTGTAAAACAGGTTAAAGAGTTGCATAGTTATGCCATGCCTCAACTTCAATCTGATGATATTGTTGTCTTGTGGAATGGATGGAAGCATGGAGATGTTGTAATCATTTGTAAAAACAAGTGTGGACACAAGAGTAGGGAATTGTGGATTAATGAATACAAATGTTGTCGAGATACTAGATTTAGAATTGTAGTATAATGATAATAAATGAGCTGTACAGACGATTATAATAAAAATTCAATTTTTCCACAAACGTTTCAACCTATAGCTCCAGGATTTGAAACTAGTATTCCAACTTGGAGACCATTGAGATTGTTTGACCAAATAGACATGAACAAGACGTATTATAATGGTTCATCGTTTGTAGACGGTGAAAAGTTGTACAATAATAATAGCTTGTACAACTTTATTTCGGTCAAGAAGCAAGCCAATTCTCTTGACGAGATTCGCCGTGCAAGACAAGAAATTGTGTTTAAAGGTCGAAACAATATTGTAGAAAACAATTACAAACAACTCCTTCTCACTCAACCAAACAAGCATCAAATTTTTCAGACTGGTGGCAACAATTATCGCCGCATCTAAATTTTTTGAAAATTGTTTTTCAAAAGACGTCTAATTTTTACACACGTGACCACACCAATATCCAGCCTTCTCCCACAAGGAAAGAATTACGGCTGCCTGTGAATGACACTTGTATTTTGCAACTGTTCTATATTCATAGTCATACGAGTTTAGTATATTCTTTTGCACAAAATTTGTTTCTATGGTGTTTCTATAAACTTGTAGAGGCCTTCCAATAATCAATTTTTTTACATCTTCACCAACCCATATTTCGGTAAATTTTAGTTCAGAATCACAGGATGAAGTGCCCATAAACGTATTGTTTTTCCCACATGTTTGTAATCTCTTGTCGTATACAATCAAATTGTGTTGGGGATACAAAAATACAAGCTGAGTCTGATTTGGTGACGATTTTATCAGCAAATAATCAGTATCAATCTTGTCAGTGCCAAATTGAAGTCCCATTGCATCATTCATCAATTGTAAAAAGCTAGAGTTTTCGGTGAAGGAAACATCGACACAGATTATAGGACCTGGTGTATTGCTTCTTGGAGGCCTAACATCTGTAATTACAATGTGTTCAATCTTTCCATAAAAGTTTAGGTTAGGAACAAGGCTTTTGACAATATCATCCGCAGAAAAACCATAGTGTTCGACATGTTTTGGTTTCAAAAATATCTTGCAAGTTGTCCTCTTTTTATCGCCCGATAAAAAGAGCAAATATTCTTCTGGCACTTCTAATACTCCCGAATCGTCCTTTCTATTCAACAATTTTACTTGGCGAGTTTTTGAAGGAACAAAAACCTTGTTTTTATTGGCTTCTGCGTGGTGCTTTTCTACATTTTCGTGGATATCTTTGACAAGATTATAGTTGGACTCTATCGTATTGTGAGCTTTCAAAATACTGCTTACTGGTTTCATCATTTCAGACATGTTGTTTTTGTGTTTTTTGAATAAAGCGTCGTGTTTATATATTAAAAACACACAATATACAGAATAATAACGTGTATAATAAAAATGGATAGAAGAAGATCATCTTTGAAAGCACCATCAACAAGCTTTGGAAAAAGTTTAATAGATAGAGGCGCTGCATTAATTAAACAATCCAGAAAACTTCGTCAAGACAGATATAGGTTATCCCGACAATTACTTTCAATGGCAATGGACAATATACATGACGCGGAAATCTTGAACGACGAGAAACTATTTGATGCCATGTGCCAAGAAAAAGCTGATTATGACCAGGAACGTGAACCTGTCAACATAAAAACAGAAAACCCGGATATAGAGGTCATCGTCTTGGATAGTGATGATAGTGATGACAGCGATGATAGTGATGATAGTGATGATAGTGATGATAGTGATGATAGTGATGATAGTGAGATTGTTAGATTTCTATGTTGACATCAATAGTAAAATGTTATTGAAAATATATTTTCAATCAATTATCGAATTTGAAACAAAAAACCCAATTTCAAAAACCCTGAGCTCCAGAATCAAAAGTCAAAATATTGTGGGGCCACTAAATTGGAACGTTGGGGTTCTACTTTGCTTGAGGTGACGGGGTTTTTGTCTTCGTTTTATAATTTATGCAATAATATTGTACATGCAATAATCTCTCTATAATTTATTCTCAATTATAGAATTTTATAGAATTGAAACAAAAACCCAATTTGAAAACCCTGAGCTCCAGAATCAAAAGTGAAAATATTGTGGGGCCACTAAATTGGAACGTTGGGCTTCAACTTTGCTTGTGTCGACCAAAAATTTGTCTGATTTTTATAATTTATTCTGCAGATTGTTTTTCCTCATCTTTTACACTTTCAATTTTTCTGACCAACAATGTTATTTGTGTGGATAGTTTTGTTTCTATAATCAAAGACAATTTGTCAATTTCTATTATCTTTATCGTATCATTATCGCTAAGCTTTATCATCTTCTCTTGTGTTACGCCGTACGATTCTATAAGGTCTTCCAACATTTTCAAAAAATTAAAAACTATAGACACTTGATCTGTTACATCATTAACTGTTTGTACAAAATCTTGTAGAATATTTAACAGTGCAGATTTGTGTTTTTTACATGATACTTGTGTAGAATCAATACTCTCCATTACTTCATCCACAATCTGTCGTAATTCATCCCATCTTGTTGAGGTTTCATCCGAAATTATATCAAACATTTTTTCGGTCGAATCAACAACTTGAAATGTAATGTCTTTGACATCTTCTATAATCACGTCTATTTTGTTGGCGTTGGAGTTCTTGGCTGAGTCTTCTGATGGTGGAAAATAATAATAATACAATTGTCTAGAGTACCAAGCCATCAACATACCACAAACTACAAACGTTGTTATTTTTGCAACAATTAAACCATTTTCACCAATCATTTGGGTAAGAGACAATTCCAACTTTGTCTTCAAGTCATAAAACCACGTGTAAGCAGCTGAAATTAAACGTGACAGAAACGATCCCTTACTTGCGGCTTCTCCTCTTTCATTGCCGTGCCAATCAATATATTCCTTTACGTATTCATCATACGCAAACTCTTTCTTTTGAAATTCAGTCAAGACTTCTACGATCGTCTCAAAAACAGTGCCCAATATCTCTGAACCGAGAAACTTGAATGGAGCGTATGGTCCAATAACACGCTCCCCATAAAATAATGCACCTCCGTCCCTTGTTCTTGGACCACCATTGGTCTCGAATCCTGTTACTGTTTTCAAAATATAAAATTCAATAAACCAGATAAGATATGCACGTAGCTTAGGGCTCATCCCAATGTTGTAAAACATCATGGCATATTTTATGTTGTTTATAGCTGTCGCCAAATATGACAGGTCGGACGACTCTTGAAATAATGTATACAATACCTCAGCAGCCACAGGTGCTTCAAAATCAAGCTCGAATGCAGTAATAACCAAATAAGTACCCATAAACCCACCGTAGCCCAAGAGACTGCGTGTCTCTTTTGCCAGTGATATAGGCGAAAGATTTCTAATAGGTCGGGTTACATAACTTCCAATCCTATAAGTCAGATTTATCGCTGGCCTGACTACGTTTAGGGTAAAGAGCAGAGCAAAACCGTATTGGCTGATAAAGTCCACAAGTGTTTTGATATGAGTTCTGTGAGTAAAGTCAACGATATGAAGCCTGTAACTATTCTGGTACCAGTCCCATTTTGGTCCCAAAAAATGAGAAAAGGCCATTAGAAGAATCACCTGACCAGATGCACTGCTAACAAATTTGTTTATTATTGAATACCCTGTCGATAACATCAAATCCATAACATCTTCGAACGACGGGACAGAATATGCGCTCTTTGGTGTGTTGATATCGTTATCAGATGGAACATATACGAGTTCGTTATCATTATCCTTTAATGGCTCCATAATTTATTATACTTGTAAATGACAAGTTGTTATAACACGCTGCATAATTTGGAATAAATTATAGAATCGAAACAAAAACCCAATTTCAAAAACCCTGCTCTCCAGAATCAAAACCCAAAATATTGTGGGGCCACTAAATTGGAACGGTTGGGATTTGTTTGCTTGAGGTGACGGGGTTTTTGTCTGCGTTTTATAATTTATGCAAGAATATAGTACATGCAATAAATCTTGGGATAAATTATCATATTTTATCATAAATTATAAAACGAAGACAAAAAATATTACACTTCACGCCAAATTAAACAAAAACCCAATTTCAAAAACCCTGCTCTCCAGAATTGAAAACGAAAATATTGTGGGGCCACTAATTTAGAACGTTGGGCTTCAACTTTGCTTGAGGTGTCGGGGGTTTTGTCTGAATATATTGACCGCATTTTTTCTCAAATTAAACATCAAGAAATGACCTCGCGGGACATGTGGTTTGCAATTTTTGCGCTAATGTTAGTATCTATAATTTCATCAATGTCTTATCAATGGTTTCAAAAATTGTATTGTACAAAGGAAAAAGAAGAGCGTTTAAAAAAGTGGCAAAATATAGTTTTGATTATAGCATTGTTTAATCTAATTTTTCTGCTGTATCTATATCTTGAAGGGTTTGAATCTTGGTGGATGATTGCAGCACTTTTACCTCTGGTTATCTGTTCATCTATACAAACGTATTACAGTATTGGTTGTGCTAGTCTTTTGACTCCCATCTTGGCAACAGTATTGGAAATTGTTTGTGCGTTTCTGGTAATATATCACCAACTTACCAAAGGAGAAACGATATATGAACCAAAGTTTGTCAAAAACAAAAGCAATACTGTTGATCCTTATAAACAAAAATTCAAAAGACTTGGAGGAGATACTCTTAGTTTTGCGGAACCCAATTACAACAGTTCAGATTACGAAATCATTAAACGTGGATTCAAAACAGACGGAGTCAATACAATCAAAGATGATACGAGTGGCTTTACAGGAAGTCTATCATATGGTGATCTAGAAAAGCCAACTACAATTTCTTCATTTGTCGACGATTCTATTATAAAACCAGCAAGTCAATTTCTTAGCACAACTAGTGCGTCGGGCATTCTTAATAATACAACAGACATGCTTTATAGGATCAAAAAGATGGGCACAGATTATATTTGGGGTTCCCAACCAGCATCGGAAACTCCAAGTACAAGTCGAGATTCAGTTGCCAATTATGCAGGATCTAATTATTTTTCTACAGAAAATACAGCACCAAGCACAAGTCGCTATTCGGTTGCCGACAAAGGATCTAATTATTTTTCTACAGAAAATACAGCACCAAGCACAAGTCGAGATTCTACATCAGAAGCGTTTAATACTTTTAACAATGAAGAAACGAATTATGTTTCTGACATACAACCACAACCCCAAACTCTGAATGATGGCGATACTTTTAACAATGAAGAAACGAATTATGTTTCTGACATACAAACACAACCACAACCCCAAACACAACCACAACCCCAAACACAAACACAACCCCAAACACAACCCCAAACTCTGAATAATATGTACGAGGGCGACGAAGAATATTATGATAGTATAGATGATGAAGATAATGTAGGGTTTTTCCCAGCACTAAAACCAAGTGATTTTACACCAGAAGAAAAACCAACTGATTTTACTCAATATATCGATACAGATTTTAATCAATATGCCGATGCAGATTTTTTTCCGGCACTAAAACCAACTGACTATAATAGGTATGATCTTAATAAATATGCTAACGAAAGCCCAGAGTTATTTGAAGAACACGTAGAAGCAAAAATAAACGAAGGTCGTTCAGGATATGGTCATCTTCTTCATGTAATAACTTCACCAACAACGATTAGAAAAGTAAAAAGAGCGGCTTGGAATAGCTTGCCATCAATTAGAAGAGGAAGATAAATTATGACACGGTTGAAAATTGTTTTTCAACATGTATTATTAATCATCAAAAAAATCATCATCTCCTTCATCGTCATCATCGTCTTCCATGATGACTTCATCCATTTCACACAATTCGTTCAAATCCTTATCATCGTCATCCTCCTCCGAACCATCATCTGTCGAGCTCATGGCTTCATCTTCATCATCCTTGTCATCTCCCGATTCGTCGTCATCAGACATTTTATCTTCTCTATCATTTATACGATCATACAACCCAAACTTTACCATACATCCCATTGCACGCAATATAGCAAAGGCCAAATTACTAGAAAAGGCCAACTTTACTCGTTCTATATTTTCTGGTCCAGCACCACAAAGACATCTATTCTTGTTTAATGCCAAGTCCATACATCGACATACATTTATAAAAAATGGATCACTGCATCTATATAATCTATCGTGCAAAACATGAGACATTTTTAAACCAATCATTGCGTCAGTCTCCATCTCTCCAAAACGGAGACCTCCCTGTCTACTTCTTCCGTCAGTAGGCTGTCGCGTCAATTTACTAGTAACTCCTATAGATCTTGCATAACATTTTGGCTCAGCCAAGTGAGCCAGCCTAGAATAGTACATTGGGCCAACAAATATAGGAACCATCTTTTTGCCGTTTACCGGATTGCGCATAATGCAAGTACCAGAAGTGTCTATACCATACAATTCCATAGTTGCTCTAATATCCTCTACAGGTTCAAATGTTGTTACAATGTTTGATTGTTGTGTCTTAAGCGCAACTAGTCCAAAAAGAGCCTCCATAATTGTAGGTATCGTCATACGAGATGGAAGAGCCAACGGATTCATAAATATATCTGGTACTGTGCCATCTTCGCAAAATGGTAAATCACATGCATTGGCAATTTTACCACATACTCCCTTTTGCCCAAATCGACTTGCAAATTTGTCACCACATACAACAGGCAACTGAGACACAATCACAATTTTTACAGCTCGTTTACCAGTATCAGTATACGAGACGACACGAAACACACGACCTTCTTCTCCTTTTGATACGACAATGGAAGAGTCTACAACACGACGAAAACTCTTTTTGGAATCCTTGTCAATTTCCTTCTTGTTATTTTTTGTAACTTGGCCTACTATAACATCACCTGCTACAACGTCCATACCAACCCTTACAATTCCAGAATCATCAAGCATACAATAATTGTAAGAATTGTTTCGCGTTTCAAATGGAGGTATACAAAAGCACTTTGAACTATCTCCAATATACTCTTCCTCTACACAGTGAGTCTTGTAAATGTCCGACGCAAACAATCCCCTATCGAGACTAGACTTGTTGATTACGATAGCGTCCTCTTGATTGTAACCATCACATGGACATATTGCAACAATGACATTTGTTCCTGTAGGATAATCATTGAGATTTAGTGCACGAGACATTGTTGTAGTAACGACAGGCTCTTGTTGTCTGCGACCAATATACAGTGTGGTTCCAAACTTTTCAGCTTGCATAGGACCTATAGAACATATAGTGTGCTTTTGCATACCAGTTGCATATACAGCTCTTGGAACGGGTTGAAATTCAATAAATGGGATAGATGATGCCGTTATACCAAAAAGTGTCGACTCGTGAATCTCACGTGACTGAGAATGTTTAATAGGCCCAAATTCTTGCTCAAATGGATCAACATATTGCAATTCGCCATTCAACAAGCCATCTCTCCAGTGAACAACATGACCTACATCAGCTACGTTCTTGACTAGTCTCGTGACACGACCGCCATCACACCAAATATAAATATTATCTTTACATATTCCTATACTAACCATTCCACGATTAATTCCGCCATCAAACTTGCCAATTTTACGAAGATGTAAAAACTCGTTTACAAAATCATCCAAGCTAAAGGTTGAGCCTATAATTCTACCATTCAAAAACACGAGATGATTAAATTCTTGGTCCAGAATAATCTTTCTCAGCATATGTGACATTGCATCAATCAACATTGTAGGACTTGCCTCGTTAGTAATAGTTGCACCAATCGCAAAGTTTGTTACGATACCAACAGTCTGCCCTTCTGGCGATTCACATGGACACAAATAATACTGTTGCGATGGATTAATTTGCCGTACAGGTTGATTCCTCGTCTCTTTAGATATAGGATTTGAAACTCTATATAGATGAGACAACTGTGCGATATAAGACGAAGTTGCACGTGGTTGGGACACGCCCATACGCTTATAATTTGACAATAAAGCTCCCCATGATCCAGTCGAAAAGCAATAGAGTAGACGCTTTGTCAAAAATGAAGGCTGTATACCAACTATAATATTATTCTTTTTCATGCAAAACTTTTTCATCACAGTAATCCACTTTTTTACAAGTTGCTCAAACAAGTCACGAATCAATACACCAGCAGGCTCAAATCTTTTGAATTGCAACGAGTCTCGATCATCTGCTTTGCCTGTACGTCTAGCCTCAAAACACTTGACAACCAACATTCCAATGTATACAGCTGTAATTGATGGAGTAGTGTTTAGTCCGAGATGTGGAAACAATTCAAAAGTCAAAAAGCGCAAAACATCCTTGGCATCCATCTTGAAACTCTCTACACTTCTCTGAGTAAAGATTAATCTAGGTGCCAGTTTGTCTAGAGCATCTACCTTACTTGATGCACTCATCGAACAAACATACAAGTTTGTTGCAATCTCTTCATCTTGCATACAAGCCCATTTGAAATGATCAAGTGTCGTACATCCAAGAGCCTTCAATACAAGCGATACTGGAATTCTTCCTCTAAACTTTGTGTTTGAAATAAGAACTTGAGACTGTCTAGTCAATGCAACCTCAGTCCCACAAGAATGATTAGAAGATTCGGAAATTGATCGAAGATTGACCTGCACCAATACAACATCGACTTGCTTATTATACGTATTCCTCACAGATGAATTGAATTCTATATAATCAGAAATCAATTCAGCCGAGGCCTTTGAACATCTAGTAGTAGATTGTGATGGTTTCGTAGAAAAAACGTCATCAGTCTTGACTCGATTCTTTTTGGAACTATCCTTTGCAAACGTAACTATAGGCTGATTATAACCAGCACGTTCCTGTGTAACCAACACGCGCTCAACATTTTTGATTTGAAAATATCCTCCTATACCATCACTACCTTCATCATTTGGTAAGATTATCAACGGAGTTCTCGCGATAACAACATTTTTCAATATAGAAACTTGTCCATCAATCAAATTTGTTTCTTCAATATCAACCAAAATCTCAGCATCATATGTTACACCTTTGATATGGGCTTCTAGTGGAGTCAATTCAGGTTTGGAAATTCTAGCATTCAAAAATGACCAAGACTTTTTATCGCTGCATAGAGTTTGAGACTCCATGGTCTTTTGTAGACCAAAATACATCCAATCTTGAAAGCTGGAAATGTGATGCTGAGGTACTTTGATATACGTATCTAACCACGATTCTAAAACATTCATCGTAAAAAATATATCGCGTAAGATAATCTTGATTACTTTAATACATAATTTTTGAAACAAAAAACCCAATTTGAAAAACCCTGCTCTCCAAAATCAAAAGTGAAAATATTGTGGGGCCACTAATTTCAATCGTTGGGCTTCAACTTTGCTTGAGGTGACTGGGGTTTTGTCTGATTTTATAATTTATGCAAGAATATAGTACATGCGATACATCTCGCCATACTTGGAATAAATTATCATAAATTATAAATCAGACAAAAAATTATACACTTCACGCCAAATTCAACAAAATCCTTTTTGAAAAACCCTGCTCTCCAGAATCAAAAGTCAAAATATTGTGGGGCCACTAAATTGAAACGGTTGGGATTTGTTTGCCTGAGGTGACGGGGTTTTTGTCTGATTTTATAATTTATGTAAGAATTGTTTCGTTTGCATGTACAACATCTTTTTGTCACAATAACAAATGGTGAAAAGTCAAAACACTTTAAAAATCACAAAGAGGAAAAAAACACCAAAGAGATCTGTCAAGAATGAACCCAAATCTAAAAGACAAAAGATTAGCAGACCAGATAATTTTGACTATATTCCAGATAATCAGCTATTTTTGATGGATAATGTAGACTCTGAGTTTCAACAAGAAGCTCTCCAAGAATATAATAAGCTCATTGGCCCCCAGACTAACGATGAAGATGAAGTAGAAAATCTGACCAGGGCAATAATTCAAGCAAATATAAAGACGCCTGTAGAAGAGTATGATACAAAACCGAAATTGTCATACGATGATGGTATAGATCGAGGTTACATACATTCAGCATTAGAATACGTTGTTACAGCACTGGGATCATCGTTAGCATTTACAATTGATCAACTAGCGCGTTTACTAAGCGGACTGGCTCATTATACCAGAGGTCTAACTGCCATCTCTCAAACATTTAAAATTCTTGAGAGGACTACACGAGGTGTAAAATTGATTGGTAAAATGGGCTTCAAGTTGTTATTCAAAGCTTCACCAAACATTGTTGGTTCCATTGTAAGTCTATGTCTTGGGCCTATGATAGGTCATATGATGGGAGCCTGGATTGGAGAGTCTCTATGGCCAAATTTTACAATCACAAATCAGATTTATAATTTTATTACTGCGGGTACCAATATATCACTCGCGGGTCTCGCAGGAGCAGCATTAGGAACACCATTATATGTCTTGTTCACTGCAAGGAGAAATAGTTCTATAGCCGATTTGATAATGTTGGTTGATGTCCCAACAGCATCATGGTCCGAGTGGCTTCTACGTAAAATGTCAGGTGCAATTCTTGCAGCAGCGAGCATATTTGCAATTAGTTATGGCTTCTCAGATCCAGCATCATCTACTGGCATAATTTCAACCCTCTCTACATATTTTGCAACTCCTGGATCATCAAACCTGTGGAATTCTGTAAATCTTATTCTGAAAGCGTTTAATTTTACATCGAGTGTTACAAACATCTTTTCTGGAACAGTGACTGGATTTCTCATGGGAGCGTTAAATCTCTTTTTTATGTATCTTGCGTTACCGAGTGCCATTCCTAATGCAACAAATTTGGCACAGGGAACCAATATAGATATATTGGCCCAACGGTCAGAGGCAATAACAAAAGAGCTAGAAAACACATATTCATCATACACTGCTGCGACTGCTGCGACTGCTGCCACTGCGGTTGCCTCACAGAGTGCAGATTTTATGGGCAAATTTTCTGCGACTGCAAAATTGGCAAAAGATCTTGTGCCAGATTTTAATGTTCCTCAAAATGTTGATAAAGAAGGGTTTGCAAATTGGTTAAACGAATACGCCAAACCAATAAGAGGTAGAGAATTGGATTATAACGTATTCATGGCTCGTAATGCAATCACAACAAAATGGCCAAATTCTACACCTCCACCAGAGATTGCAGAATTTTATGCTGAAATTACAAAGGAAGGTGTTACAGATGGTATATTCGCACAGGCAACTGCAAAATTGTCGGGGTCTTATAATTGGACAATGAATACACTATTTAGAAGTGAGGGCGATTCTTGGATGCCTCAAATAAAGCCAAGCAATGATATAAACATTGGAAATCTCGTCCAAAACATTGGAGACATGCCGTCGCCCGACAACCCAGCATTTGGAAAGGTCGCCGTCGAAGTAGTTAGTAATGCACAGGACGCCATAGTCGGAAACATTATAAAAGAAACGCTGTCAAAGGATCCACCGAGAGTAGATAGTTGGTGGGATATTGCAAAATATTATACAGAATTGGTAGGTAGCTATCTCAAGTATTTTGGAACCTCAAACTACGCTATTCTATGCGCATATATTTTGGCCGCTGTAATTCTAATTTGGGTTGTATCATCGATATGGAGACGAACTCGCAAAAGTCCTGCGCCAACCCTGGAGAGCGTTGAAAAAGATAGGCTTACAAAATATTCATCTATGATCCAAGGTGTAAATTCTTTGGTGATGATGATAAAAAACATTCGTATCACGATTGTAACAAACATATTGTCGTTGAATAACCAGGCGACTAAAGAATCGATAATTTTTAGCATGGACAAGTTGGCAGACATGTTTAAAAACAATAATGTCATTACATCTTCACTAGATGAATTGAGAACAGTTGTAATAGGAGCATTGGATAATGTCAAGACTGATGGTCTAGTAACACCAATTGTCTTGACACAGAACGTATCGCTTATGATCAAAAAACTAAAAATCTTGGTCGAACAAAACTCGTTGGGTTCAATTAATACATACAATGAGGGTAAGGAACACAAGTATGTCAAGGATCAGTTTAATAATTTGGCAATCTTACTTTCATTAATGGACATTTTAAATATTTCTATTGTAAATGAATATCGAATGAGAGGTCTCGAGTCTTCGTTTGATGAATTGACGACTATTTTGAACAACACAATTCAAGAAATGGATGGTGACAATGATCCTGATGTAATCAAACAATTGATGCAGAGCTTGAAGATTTATTACTATGACAACATTAAGGATTACAAATCTGTATCATTTCCAAGAATAGAAAGTATAATAACTTTACAGTATTCAGAAATTGACAGATCAATCGTTGAAAACATCAAATCGGATAATGTCCTATACAAAAACAATGTGGAAAAGTTGGGATCAGACCTGATGTCATTGATATCCACGTATGAAATTGATGTGTTTACAAAAGAGACAAGCACCCTATTAACAGCTGATGTTGTAGATAACACTGTAAAAGAGTCTATGGAAAAATTGCAAATACAAATATTGTTAGAACACGACGTTTTTATTCAAAATTATACAAGATTTGTAGATTTTTATAGAAGCAAAAGAAATACAACACAAACCATAACTGACATTTATCTGTTACTCGACGAAAAAATTAAAGAATTGAAAGAAGAAGTTGTATCTATAAAAAATGTTGATTATAATGATGAGGGTAAAGGGGCAGTAAATGTAATAAATTATTTGAATTTGACATCTTTAATTGTAAATGTATTGTTTAAACTGGACACGATGGGCCTGGAAAAGAATGATATCAATGAATTTAAAGCTATATTGGAGGAAATGATAAAATCTAGAAAGAGAATAACAAGAAATATAAATATATCATTTGATTCACTCAAGAGGCTTGTAGACAAAATCCTAAATATTACAAATCCAACAGCCACAATATCAAAAGACACAATGAGCTATATAGTTGGCAAAGCACGCGCTCTTTTAGAGTTGTATCAGGAGGCAAACAAAATAAAATTGGTAGATGTAGATTCATATCTTGTACGTATAAGAGCTGAAAATGCCACAAAGCCACAGAAACCAGAGTGGATACAACAACAAGAAAAGAGTCCAAACCTTATACGATCTCCAAACGCCGTACCTCAAAGTCCAATGCCGACAATTCCCGAGTCAGATAGGATTGTTGTTAAAGATTTTACTGTTGTAACAAACTTGGAAGAAAGCATCAAGATTTACAATCAAGAAAAACCAAATATAGACACAACTACGTTAGGCGAAACGCCCAAATTCGAAACAGAATACGCGGAACCAACACCTCTTGTTGAAGAAGAGTTGGTTGTATTAGGTAGCGAAGACGACACGGAATCAATCATTTCTGTAATAGAAAATCAAAATTATGTCGGAAAAGAACAGGAAGAGGTTAACGAAGAGTCTGCTACCACTCCGAAGACATGTACATCAAAAGAATCGTGTGTCAAGTCTTTGAAAAACATTACAAAGTGTCTGGAAATGTACACAGATACGTTGGGATTTTTTATGGATACGATAAATATGGGTGTAGAAATTATGAATTATCCTAGACTCCAACCCGGAGATTTGATTATGCGGCAGGGTGAAGAACCAATTACTATAGTTACAGGACAAGAACAGACCAAACAAGGAGATGATATAATACGCAAAGACGCCGATTTGGTTAAACTACAAAGGAAAAAGCTTATAGACAATGTAACTGCAGAATACAAAAAATTGGATTATAATGATGACATAAAAACAATGGAATGTTCACAAATAACAGAGAATCTCAAGGAAGTTTTTAGCTATCTAAACTTTTTGTTTGTAAACGAAGACAAATTAAAAACAGAGCATATTAATTATATAAGGGCATTGAATGGTGTTCCAAAAATACTAAAAACGTTAATTCAGACTATTGAAGACGAGTCTCAGCGAAACAGTACCAATGACATTTTCGAAAACATTACCGTGTCATTTACAAGTTCAATGGAAGCGGCAATTTTGGCACTCAATATACCATGAGGAAAAATATATTGATTGTTGAAACCTTATTTTCAACAATTTAGCACACTATTCATAATATCTTGACAGTCTGAATGGCGCGTAGATATTATATCTCTAAACATTGATAATACATTTGTGTTTTTGTCGCGAGTTTCAAAATCACGAGATAGGCATGTCTCTTTAAGAGGCTCAGATATGTTGTATCCAACGGTCATTTTTTTGGATACTGCAATGCCTTGTTTGGTGTTTAACCATGCAAGGTAATCTTCAGTTCTATCTACTGTTATAACACACTTGTTCAATTGTGGAGTAGCCGATTCAGGAATATCAATGTCCAGAGTCAAATCTCCATTAGACAGTTTTGTGTATACCGTATTCTTTGAAACAACCTCTGAAGGTATCTTTGAACATACGAGGGACTTTGGATCCAGTAACCACAAATAACATTTTGGAGAGCCAAATGAGTGTTCAAATGCTGAGCCAGTGTAAAGTACATTACCAATCTTTTGTGTAGAATGAATGTGACCAGAATAGCAAGGAGTCTTGGATTTGTACTCGTCTCCAACGACTGATTCTATGGCTCCCATTTTACATCCCCTAAATTCTTGATGTGCAATACATATCGATGCATCATCCAAGTCGATGCCAAATTTTTCAAGAGCTTCTGCAAACCTTCCAACGTATACATATGGCACTGCAGCAATTTTCAACCCGCATTGAAAAATATATTGTGGAACATCTACGATGGCAACATTTTTCCATCCACCAAAGACTGTCAACCAATGACCTGTGCTGTCACAAAACACTTGATTATTAATCATGTCATGATTCCCAACTAATATAGTAACAGAGACATGAGACGAAATCATCTGTACAAAGCTTGTCACTCTGTTTAGAATAGATGCATGAATCTTTTCATGATAGTGTAAAATGTCTCCCAATAAGATTACATGTTTTATATTTCCACTACATAGAATATTTTCAATTTGAGAATACAATTGATTACATTGAAATATATTATCAAGTTTAAAGTGCAAATCACCAACGAGTAAAATAGACATTTTTGTTAAAAAGAAAAAAAAGTTGTACAGTTATATATTCAAAGTTTATTAAAAATAGCTAATCATTTATCTTTTCCAACAAAAACGCTCGAAAAAAAAATTCGGTAAACTCTTCTGGCGAGTATGGCATCTTTTTGTAGATAGAATCTGCAGTACTCTTCTTTTCCTGTAGTCTCATTGCTTCCGATTTGAATATAACGCTGTAATCTTCGTCTCCTGGATAGATTTGATACGTTTTCCATGTATTGGGTCGTAAAAGCGTATCAAGAGAATCCAAAACATCACTCGAGTAAAATCCTTCAAGAATATATCGATCACGCATTTTTCCATTTTTCCAGCTCTCATCTCCGTCAACACTATAGAACGTTTGAATAATCTTATATCCAGGACTAAAATCATTTGGAAACAAAAATATTCTAGTATCGACTTTGAATTCGTAATCAGTAAGCTCCTTTTCGCCAGTAACAATATTAGGGTCTTCAATGTCTCGATGTGCTATTACTGTACGTTTATCGATGAGGCAACCATCATCTAGTTCAATGCTGTCTACGAAATAACCGAGCTTGTACTCTTCAAAGAGCTTTGTAAAGTTGATATCGCTTGTCATTTTAATCGGTTGTTGTTGAGAAATAAAAATCTTGTTTTATTTTATACGACTATCTTATCGCTCAAGTTGAAAACAAAAAACCCAAATTGAAAAACCCTGCTCTCCAGAATCAAAAGCCAAAATATTGTGGGGCCACTAAATTGGAACGATGGGGTTCAACTTTGCTTGAGGTGACGGGGGTTTTGTCTTCGTTTTATAATTTATTCCAGAATTGTGTGTGTTGCATGTACTTGATTTGTTGCATATTACAGTACATGCAACAAATTTTGAAATAACTTGTAATATTTTATCATAAATTATAAAACGAAATGATAGAAAAAAGATGTACGATGTTTTTGCGGCTTAAAATTATTTTTTAGTTTATATAAACGAAGACAAAAAAACCCGTCGACTCACGCCAAATTCAACAAAATTCTTTTTGAAAAACCCTGCTCTCCAGAATCAAAAGTCAAAATATTGTGGGGCCACTAATTTAGAACGTTGGGCTTCAACTTTGCTTGAGGTGACGGGGTTTTTGTCTGATTTTTTTTCTATAAAGTGAACAAGATTTTTAAAAATTTACAAAAAACAATACAGCTTTAAAAACTAAAAATGAGTAACCTAAACAAAAACCAAGTTTCCATCTTGATTTCCAACAGAAACATGATAATAGATGGCAAATGTATAGACTCTACTGTCTCTACTAAGGAAAAGTTGGAAACGTTGATTAAACGATTGTCGAGCTGTAACGTAATATCTAGTTCTTGGTGGTCAACGTGCAACAATGAGATATTGGAATCCCATGAGCACCTAATTATTTCGATAAAGTGTGAAGATGTTATTTTTGCTTCTCTACCTCTTCGAGAAATATTGAAATTGACCAACAAGTCTGGAATGCTTGAATATGATCACAATATGGACATTTATCTGATATCGGAAATTTATTACGATCAAGTGATAAGAGCATTTGAAAGATACAAGTTTACGACAACAACAGAGTGGCTAGAGGAAGCAAAATACCCATGTCTTTATCAGAAATTTGCAGATGGTGAAGACATTATGCATTGTATGGCGGAAAAAGCACCAGCCTGGTTAGTTCCGAAAAAAAGCACGCTCCAGTCGTCATTTGCAGACAAGAAGTTGACACAATTTGGAAAGAGTCCGAAACCAAAGTCGAGAAGCTCTATGAGCCCTATAGCACCAGCCAGACCATTTGGTATGAACTTTTCCGCGAATTACTATAATGGCTCTAAAGACGAGAATGATACCAACCAAAAATCGAATAGTTTGTTTGGAAGTATATCGAGTATTTCAAATGACAAGCAAGAGGGCACTCTATTTGGAAAGTATCCAGCGTCTCAGTTGTTTGGTACGGGCTTTGCACCAAACAAGAATGAGACCAAACCAAATTCGAATAGTTTGTTTGGAAATATAGGGAGCATTTCAAATGACGAGCAAGAAGGCATTCTATTTGGAAATGTTGCTGTACGTAATGTTGATAAATGTCCTCCAATTCTTAACCGAGAGAATCCATCATGTGTGGTATCATGGCCCGAGTCACACGATCAAACAAAGCTTGTTGGAACAACACTTGGTGCACAAGAAGAAGGTAAAGAAGAAGGCAAAGAAGCTAAGAATACAACACCATTTTTCTCCGTTTAATTTCATCGCCGACAAACAACCAACAACAATAAATAATGTTGCTTATTATATTGATTGATTTTTTCCCTTATACTTGTTATCAATACTTGTTATCAATAAATTTTAAAAAATAATAAAACCTTGTATTTTTTATGTTGAATAGTATACGATGAATAATGAACAATTTTTTTAATTCCAACATAAATTATAAAATCAGACAAAAAATTTTACACCTCAAGCAAACAAATCCCAACCGTTCAAATTTAGTGGCCCCACAATATTTTCGTTTTCGTTTCTGGAGCTCAGGGTTTTTGAAATTGGGTTTTTGTTTAATTTGGCGTGAAGTGTAATATTTTTTGTCTGATTTTATAATTTATGATAAAATATGTTGTTAAAAATCTCGAAATTGTAGTATACGTATCATAAAAATCAAATATACATGTAGTAAACCAAAACATCTCACATAAATTATAAAATCAGACAAAAATCCAGTCGACTCACGCCAAATTCAACAAAATTCTTTTTGAAAAACCCTGAGCTCCAGAATCAAAAGTCAAAATATTGTGGGGCCACTAAATTCAATCGTTGGGGTTCTACTTTGCCTGAGGTGACATATTTTTTGTCTGATTTTTATTTCTATATCTTTCAAAATTATAGACTATATTATTATCAAACAACAAAAAATGGAAAAAAATAACAGTGTCTGCAATCAAACATATGATGAGATTTCTCTGAGACCAAATGGCAAAGGCTCAGAACAAGAGTTGCCGCCATCAACAGCAACACGAGAAGAGTTTAAAAAATATTTGATTAGAAAAATGCTCAAAAAACCAAAAGAGACAATGAGTGATCATGAAAACAATGGTATTGGAATATGCAGTTACACCAAGAAATGTGACGGGCTCTTGGAATTTGGATCATCGAGCGAAGAAGATACACAATCATCTGACGCTACATATCCTGATTCGTTGTTGTCTGACATTGTAGAGGATGATTATATTGAAACAAATTTTGAAGATGATAATGATACTGATAACGCAACAACATTTTAATAAATATTTTTTTCTTGTATTTTTTGTTACTTTTTTTGGGGAAACAAATGACTGATCCATTGAGCCTAGCACTCTATGAGCATAGACAAGAAGTTTACGAATCTTGTAAAATTAAGGATAAGCTAAGACAAAACCCTATAATGGAATTATTTTTAAAAAAGTGTATCAAAAGATATTATGGCAACTGTTGTGTTCCAACACCTCGACAGATTAACGAATTGATTGAAAACTGTTTAAAGACTGATGAAAATATTGATGATTTTTACAGCAAATGTCTTGTTTGCGACATGTACTTTGATGAACAGCCAATAGAAACTCTTTACAAAAACCTTCCTGTACTATTGTGTTCAACAGCTTGTATAAGAAGAATGGACAATGGTAAAAATTGTTAAAAAGTATATCCAAAAAATGCTCAAAAATATCGCCGCAATAGACGTTGGGTTCAAAAACACTGCAATTGCATTTTGGCAAGAAGGTCAACTAAGTTATTTTGAAACTTTTCCTGCGCAAAATTGTCAAGAGCTAGACAAAAACCTAAAGAGACTGTCTGATCATTTTGAAAAAACAACCCATGTGTTTGTAGAGCAGCAAATGACTTCAAATGGTAGAGCAGTCAAGATTGAGTATCAAATTTACATGTGGCTTCATCTCTCATTTCCACACATAATTTTTGAAGCATTTTCTGCACGCAAGAAATATATTTTTATGGACAAGGCTATTTACAGCACAAAGACTCTTCGTAAAAAATGGGCTTGTATATTTGCAAAAACTTTGATACCCGAAAGCATGCAGAATAAATTTTCTCAATACAAAAAGCAAGATGATATTTCTGATGCAATTGTTATAGGACATGTTGTTTTGAATCCAAAACCGAAAAAGGGATATAAACAACCAAATAATCAACCAAAATCGAAAGAATAATCGACCGAATAATCAAAAGAATGAGCTCTTGTGTATCGTGTGGTCTATCAACCGAATTCAATAGTCAAAAAATGTGCTGCAGACTTGCAAAGCTTACTAGTAATGTAAACAAGATTTCAAATTCGTTGATTTACAAAAAACAAGAATATATAGAACAAACGTCGCCAACTTATTACTCTGCTGGCTCGCCTAGTTATTCACCAAACTCTCCGAGTTATTCAATGCCTTCGCCTAGTTATTCACCTAGTTCACCGTGATTAACTTGTTGTAATTGAAAACATCTTTTCAAAAACTAGACATTAAGAAATGAGTGTGGCAGGATCTATAAGCTCAAGCATAACTGGTTTCAAGGGATCTATGGTTCCTTCCGGGGCTTTTGTGCCAATATACAATTGTACAGCTAGTGAAGAGAGTCAGCCGAGAACAATATCTAAACGTTTTATGACAAGAGGTGACGAGGGAAGAGAATTGATGCAACGGCAGGCAAATCTTGAAGCTTTCAAGACTGTAGCAAGAGGGCGCCCAATACCCTTTATCAAACAACAAGACAAGATAACTCGTGTTATTCCACGTATATTCAACGACAATTATGTAATCGACGTTGATCCCATTCTAGTTCAATCAAAAACTGTACCTGGTTATTTGTCTAATGAAATGCACAATGACGAATCTTACAAAAAGATAAAACCAGACAAGTATGCCGAGTCAAGAACATTTAACCATACAATTGGTCCTTCTATAAACAACTCGGTGCAAAACACAACCAGACCAGCTGTAGACATTAGCACACAATACATTATTCCATTGAATGGTAGAACTATTGCAGCCAATCCTTCAAGAGAAATTGGCAGACTAAATGTCGACAGACGTGTAAACATTAGTGGATCTACAACACCCATAGTCCACATGCCACCAACACCTCGTCTCATGAGACAAAACATTCCAGTTCAATTTCAAAAACCTCATATTCAAGATGTTTTGGTTATACCGGAAAGAAGAAATAATCCTTCATATGGTTTATTTGCAAACCCACTGGATGTATTATAAATTTGAAAAACAACAATTTCAAAAAAGCAAAAAAAAATGATTTTATTAAAAACTATTTGTAATTAAAATAATCATTAACAGTTTTTAGTCTAGCAACGTCTTGGTCATTTGCCTTTTTGTCGCTTGCAAGTCGTTCCATCCGTTCCACGAGTTGGGCTTGTGCCTGTTCAAATTCACGTCTTTTTTCTTGTTCGTTTCTATAATAGTCATAATTGTCGTTGCTATGGTTGCTATGGTTGCTTTCAGTTGATCCCATGTTTATTTTTATTGAGCTTTTGTAGGTAATACTTGAATACTTGAATACTTTTCAGATCATCTATTTATAGCATTTTGAAAAACAAAAAATCCTTTTTCAAAAACCCTGAGCTCCAGAATCAAAAGTCAAAATATTGTGGGGCCACTAAATTGGAGCGTTGGGCTTCTACTTTGCTTGAGGTGACAGAATTTTTGTCTGATTTGTTTTCTATAAAGTGAACAAGATTTTACGAGAAAAATATCAAAAAGTAAACAATTTTGTAAACAAAAAAATAAAAAATGTTTGTTCCAGAGCCATCCAATTACGAAGAAGTGTACACTTCCTATGCCACACGTGAACAAGAGGCAGAATGGGAACGTGAAAGAATTGAAAGGGAACGTGAAAGAATTGAAAGGGAAAGGCAAGAGCGAACTGAACGCCGTGAAAGAAGAGAACGGGAAAGGGAAGAGCGTGAACAAAGGGAACGGGAAGAGCGTGAAAGAAGAGAACGTGAGCGTCAAGAGCGTGAACAAAGGGAAAGGGAAGAGCGTCAAGAGCGTGAACAAAGGGAACGGGAGGCTAGAGAGGCAGAACTTTGTCGACAAATAGATGAAGCTGCTAGAATTTGCGCAGAGAATGACGAAATTCGAAAAGCAGAAGAATTAAAAAGAGCCAATGAACAATTTAATTATCAATGATTAAAGTTTTATTTTGATTTTTGATTAATAAAATATTTTGATATAATATCTATATTTTGCATAATTTATTCTCAATTATAGAAACAAAAACCCCAATTTGAAAAACCCTGCTCTCCAGAATCAAAAGTCAAAATATTGTGGGGCCACTAAATTGAAACGGTTGGGATTTGTTTGCTTGAGGCGACTGGGTTTTTGTCTGATTTTTTAATTTATTCCGTGTTGAAAAGTACATGTAATTTTATGCGACATGTTTTATAATAATTTATCATAAATTATAAAACGAAGACAAAAATCCTGTCATCTCACGCCAAATTAAACAAAACCCAATTTGAAAAACCCTGAGCTCCAGAATCAAAAGTGAAAATATTGTGGGGCCACTAAATTGGAACGATGGGGTTCAACTTTGCTTGAGGTGACTGGGTTTTTGTCTGATTTTATAATTTATTCTGTGGATTGTTGTACACGAGATACTTTTCGACATGTTTTATAATAAATTATCATAAATTATAAAACGAAGACAAAAAATATGTCACTTCACGCCAAATTAAACAAAATCCTTTTTCAAAAACCCTGAGCTCCAGAATTGAAAACGAAAATATTGTGGGGCCACTAAATTTGAACGGTTGGGTTTTGTTTGCCCGAGGTGACAGAATTTTTGTCTGATTTGTTTTCTATAAAGTGTGCAAAGATTTTTAAAAATTTTATAGAAATCAAAAACAATCTAGAACAAAGAATTAACAAATCCAAGATGGGACAAGACGGCTCAAAGCAAGTCATAAATGAATCATACAACTGTAATCAATCATCCAACTCTGGTGGTTACACTGTAGGAGGATATTCAAACTATTCTCATCAGCCTTCTATATTTGATCCAGTATATGCCAGTAGAAGCACAGATGAAGCAGATAGAGCTGCCGGTTGTAGATATATTGATCAAAAAAATGACGAAGCTGCAAGGTATTATCGACAGCAGCAGAGACTGGTTGAAGAGATTGAACAGACGCGCAAAAGGAAATGGGAGGATGAACAGCGTAGAATCGCCGAGGCGGAAGAAGCGGATAGAATGTGTAAAAGGGAAGCTGAGATACTTGCTGCTCAAAACGCTTATGATATTATTTCAAACAAATACAAATAAAATCTTTTTTTAAATTCTTATTGTTTTTGTTATTGTTCAAACAAATGGAAAATTTCACGTCAACATTATTGGTATTGCAAGGATGTTTTTGGATGATTACACCCTTTTTGTTTAAAAAATGTGGTGTCGAGAGTGAAAAGGTCAAAAAATATTTGATTGTAATGCTTGGAGCTGTTGCCATAATGTTTGCAATGATTGTATATTTTAGGCTAGGTATAAAGCTATTGTGGTATTTGGGGACAGTCTTATTTTTGGGTCTTGTTGGTCTTGCCATGAGCTTTGTAAATTATAGTGAGTGTGGTAGCTCAATTGTGATTATTGAAGGATTCGCATTTTGTCTGGCTATTGTGGCCATTATCATTTATGAAGTTTACAATCCCTCAAAGTTGATGAATTATCTAGAACCATAAAATAAATGTCTTGTCCTTATGCCAATATACTTGGTCGACCAAGAACTGGTGTACATTCCATACGCGTTTTGGATTTTGCAATCGTTGATGTTTTGATGACTCTGTTATTGGCACTTGTTTCTTTTGCGATTTTGAGGGTATCTCTATTTCCTCTAATAATTTTGTGGTTTGCAATCGGTATATTGATGCACGCGCTTTTTGGTGTTCAGACCCAATTGTTTACACTCTTGAATATTGATATTTGTAAATAAAAAAAGTTGAAAATCGATTTTCAACACGTTACCACAAAATCTTGTCTGCCCAATAACCATTTCCACTTTTTCTATCCAAAGAATGTCGCTTTTTGTAGAGCCTTCTTCTAACATTGGCATATTCTTTACCTTTCAACTTGATCCAGGTGGGATAGTCTGCATAGCCTTTGGCACCAATTGAAGCTATTTTGATATTGTTTTTAAAAACATCAATCTTTTTGTTTTTATTCTGACTTGGTTTGATTTGGACTCGTAGTTTTTTTGCACGCTCAAAAGAATATCTCGAGATTTTGTAATTGCGCATACTCCTTTTCTTTACGTCCTCTCCCCATTCTTTTTCCAAACACAAAAACGTGTAAATAAATGGAACGACAATTGCGCTGTAACCTTGAAAGGATAAATGCCAATAGTAGAGGATATGTAGAGCCCGTAAGCATGTTGATGCCTTATAGATGGAACTATGACAACGAGGCCAAATCATTGGCTACAAGATATCAGAGACCAAATCTCCCATATCTTCAAGCCCCGACATATAGGGTAGCTTCAACTTCTAGAAACGCCTCTCAAAATATGACGTCATCTCTCCCATCTGGTAGAGCAAACTACGATCGTCTAAGTGTAAAAACTTTTGACTGTGAAAAGTATCCAAATAAAATGTGTTGAAGTTTTTGAAATACAATTTTCAAAATTTAGTGCATATTTTGCTGATATTCCTTTGTAAAACACTTTGGAAATCTCCTTTGCATATTTGGATACGTAAGATTTCCGTCAGTCTCTGGATTGTATACCAACCAAGACATCATGGCAGCGTCTGGCAAAATCTCAGTTCTATTGTTTGGATTTTGCAGACCATTTCGCTTTACATATGAACTAACATAGCTTGTAAGCTCAGCTCGGCTAACCATGGTTCCCGGAGGCAGATTCATAAACTCCAAAATCTCAGGCAAGACTACATATTTAATGTCAAATCCACTTGGCTTTTCCGGGTTTGAAACGCGCTTGGTCTTTTGCGACTTGGAGGCAATGGTTACAAGAGATTTGGTCTGTTTCATAACATTGTTAAACGATTTCTTCTCCTTGGGGTCCTTAAGCTGTGCGGTAAGACGATTAAGTTCCTCTTCAACACGGATAAGCTTTTGCTGGACAGTTTGACGCTTTTGCTTTGATTTTTTGTCAACTAGTGGAATATTATCAGAAACAGTTAATGTCGATGAAGTCATTGTTAGTAGTTTATTTTGTTTTTTGTTTTTGCTCGAAACGACTGTTTCTTAAATACAAAAATTCTTTAGAGTATTTAAGAAACAGTCGTGTGACTCTCTTCATGAATAATTAATTAACATGATAGACGCAAAGATTACACAGAGAATTTCGGCGACTCTAGTCTCTATAATGATACTATATGGCATTCCATCAAACATGAATGTACTAACAGTTGTTGAGACAAAAAACATGACAAGACTAAAAATGATGGAATCTGTCTACATTTCAAACAGTGCTGGGAATCTTGGCTCAATATTTTATTCAATCCTGGCAGCATTTTGGATCAACTCGTCGAGGAAGAGTAAATGGTTTACAAACCTAACTATAACTACATGTTTTTCGAGCATTATCCTCACAACTCTTGTTGCGTATACAACAACATATGAGATTCAAAAACCACAAGTTTGGATATCTGTCATGTGTATTCTAGTTTCTATAATGAGTGCACTTGTTGGCATCATGAATGGAATAGTAGGCGATGTTTTTGTATTCTTGAACATTGTTCATGTAAATATAGCAATAGTATGTAATCATATTGGTGGTTTAATTGTTGTCATCTTGTGGGCAATATCAAAAGATTACATGATTTATTATTCTTTGATTTTATTGATTTGGTTAATTCCAATGTGTTTTGTAACGATTGCATTGTTTGGTCTTCGAAAAAATCTTGTCGCTACCAAAAATACTGTTACGTTAAACAGCGCTGCAGAAGACTTTTCGACAGACACAATGTTGATCATTGCCTTCTTTTTGAATAGCGTAAACAAGGGATTTGAATTTCCTCTATACTTTATTTCACATGAGGCTATCATGTCTCAAATAACAAGCAGTGTACTTTTGGATGTACTAACATTTCACATGTCTAATTTGGTTGGTTCAATGGTATACACCGTGACAAAGACGAAACAATCATCTGGTTCTATATTGTCTCTTGTTCTTGTCAGAATTTTCTTTGTGTGTGTATTTACAACATTCAATTCTTGGAGAGTTTGTGGCTCTGATTACAAAAAGATTATACACATCATCTCAACATCTGCTTTGTGGATCACATGTGGCTGGCTAAACAATTGTATGGTTTCTACATTCAAGACTAGGCCTGTTACCTTTGTAAACGTGTACATGTACGGGCTGTATGCGCTGGGAATCGTTACAGGGCTTCAATTTTCAATGACGTTAGAGTACTTTCGCGGCTAAAAACTATCAAATGTGAAAAAATAAATTGTGTAACAAATGGAAAATCATCTGGCAAACCTCGCAAACAAGACAGCAAACCCAATTATTATAAAGCCAGCTAACATCACAACTGAACAAGCCAAGTCTTTGAATCTTGTAAAGACTGAAAAGTTTGTACCTGGCGCCAAGTTTTTTGACAAGTTAATTAATCAACGCTTTGCTATAGTTTGCTATGTTCCTGCAAAGGGTGCAAAACCCAATGAGGATGGTGACTATGGTTTCATGAAAGTACGAGGAACATATAGCACAGAAGAAGAAGCGAAGGAAGCTGCCATCGAAATTGTAAAAACACAAGATCAGCTCACAAAGAATATAATCACACGAGTTGGATGTCCATTCCCAATCAGACCAGACTCCAATCTCCCAGAGGAATTTTGCATCAGTGTAGATACAAAGGATTCAAACGGTGGACTGAGTAGTGCCTTTAGAAATGCTGCCAAAATCCAAAAGGATGAAGAGGAACAGGGAAAGGAAGATGTGGCTGCCAGACTCAAAAAGATTAAGGAAGAGTATGATGCCGATCCAGACCCAGTAAAGGAATATGCCATGCTGAGAAACAAGATGCCATATTGGTGTACACTTATCAAAAACATGGAAGAGAATATCAAAACATTTACACAAAAGATTAAAGATGGTCACGCAACTATTCTTGAACAAGACGTCAAGAACCCAGATTATAGAGAAAAATTCATGTCAATAATTAGAGAGGAAGAGGAGAGTGTTGGTTTCAAGAAAGGCGTCAACGAACATACAGACAAGCTAATTGCCGAAAAAGAATTTAACATTCTCAACTATCAGCTCATCGTTCCACACCTGTTTGAATGCTATGGATAAACAATTTGAAAATATAATTTCAAAAAAACTTATGGCATCATTACATGGATTAAAAAAGGCGCAACTGTAATCATAATCAATATACATGTCAAAAGAAGTTGCCATACTATCATTTCATCTTTATAATTTTCTCTATCATTGATTTCATCGTTATCCTCAATAGGAATGGAGCTATACGTGCATTCTACGACGTTTGTCATTATAATTTTTAAACATTGTTGATCATTTTTTACATTTATAAAAAATAAGACAAATTTTTGGTCGACACAAGCAAAGTTGAAGCCCAACGTTCCAATTTAGTGGCCCCACAATATTTTCGTTTTCAATTCTGGAGCTCAGGGTTTTTGAAAAAGGATTTTGTTGAATTTGGCGTGAAGTGTAAAATCTTTTGTCTTCGTTTTATAATTTATTCAAGAATTGAATTACATGTACATTATTTATTCCAAGTTGTAGTACATGCGATACTTTTCGACATATTTTCTATAAATTAACATAAATTAAATAAAAAGACAAAAATTCTGTCACCTCAGGCCAAATTAAACAAAAACCCAAATTGAAAAACCCTGAGCTCCAGAATCAAAAGTCAAAATATTGTGGGGCCACTAAATTGGAACGTTGGGGTTCAACTTTGCTTGAGGTGACGGGGTTTTTGTCTGAATTTTATACTATTTATAGAATTATTTTTAATACAGCCAACAATATTACAAAAAGCAAACAAGATGCATCACACAAAACTTTTGGTCTCAATATATTATAATAATACAGATACATCAATTACTCACGTGATCAAAAAGATAAAAGAGGCAAATGTACAACCCTCACTTTCTAATGAAAAGGATATTGGAACAGTGCTGTATGAAAAGGACCGAGAAATGCTTGAAGAATGGGCACATTACATTTTGGATTGTTTTGATGAGAATGAAGTACGTGTAGTGGACGGCGTAAAATACAATAGGGTCGCCATATACTCTAGTGAACTTTGGGTGCATTCTTATGAGAATTGGTGTAGATATCTGTACAAGAAGATGGAAAACCAAGACGGTATTGGCTTTGACATTAGAGCTGAAGATGAGGAAGGAAAAATTTGCATCAATCAAAAAGTGGACGAACCAGTTACTATACACTATCCACAATATTGATTTTTTTTTGAATAAACTTTTTTTGACAAACAAATTTTTATCTTACAAATAAATGAAATTTGAATATGTTAGCAGCTATAGAAATCGTAATGTTTCCAAATCCCCAGGTAATTTCTTTGTAGAGTCTGGTGCTCCTGCCATCTCTCAATATGCATATGACCCTGTATGTCTTGCTACCCCAATTATATCATGGCGACCTGGATTTACGCTTAGTGCTACAATTACAACACTATACTGTGTTATTGATGATAATGACACTGTTGAATTGTTATTGACTTTTGCGATTGCTCCTCCAGCTCAGTGTCGTATAAAGGATTTTTTGGCTGGATGTCTTTTTTCAAACATTGACGCTGATGTTTTGGGATGTCGGGTTTTGACATCTGATTACATGACAGATACCCAATATAGAATCACAATTCCTAGACCTGCAAGTGTCTTTTCAACTGTTAGGACTTATACAATAACTGATTACACTTCATTCTCTACAAACAATGTAAGAGCTCCAACAAACTTTGATTATGGGCAATATGGTTATCTGTACAATGAAACAAGGAACCAATATGTTATTATAAAATCTATCGATTTGAAAAGTAGACGACTCGATATTGAAGCGACGACTGCATTTGCGAGCTGGACTGCGGCAGATCAACTAAACATTAGAGACGACATACCTTCACAGACTGCAATCGTTTCAAGTTCTACAATCAATTCAATTACGTTTGCTGCCATACCAGCTCCAGCAACTGTTGGCTCGTGGATAAGACCTAGATTAGCCAATTACTCTACAGCACTTGTTTCTGATCAATGGACAAGGGAAATTGTTGGTAGAAGCGGAAACACGATAACCTTTTTCCCACCGCTTTCTGTTGCACCTACAGGAACTATTGAGATTTTGCTGTTTTCGTACGACAATTATAATCCATCTCAGGGATATGAGGATGTTATTTCAAAAAAGGTTTACAATGTCTGTATTGAAGCATTGTCAATTCCAAATGTTGACATTTACAATGGTAATCTTCGTTCTATACCATATCTTCTAGTAGAATTGAACAATACACAATCCGCCAACAGCAACAAAAACTTGATTAGCAGCAACAATCCTTATACAACACATACGGTTTTTGTTGCCAAATTGGACCCAACATCTACACGTGACACTCGTCTGCGGTTCATTTCTACTTCGGTCGAACAAAAGAATCAAAAGATATTGATGGATGTAAAAGAACAATTAAACGTTATAATTAGACTTCCAGGAGGACAAATCTTTACACCGATACAACCGGACACGACCAGCCCAAATAAACCAATATCTGACCTAAACATTAGTTTGGTACTAGACTTTTGTGATAGCATGGAAAAGAAAAAATAAAACAAATGTTGAAAAAAAAGTTTCAACGCTGCAAAATAGACAAAATTATAATAATTATTGCATAAATTATAAAATCAGACAAAAATTCTGTCACCTCAGGCAAACAAATCCCAACCGTTTCAATTTAGTGGCCCCACAATATTTTGACTTTTGATTCTGGAGCTCAGGGTTTTTGAAATTGGGTTTTTTTGTTTTTGAAATATATATGTAAAACATCTTTTGATCATCGCACAACTATTCTTTATGGATTACATATCTTCTTTTAAAAATGCGAGACCTTGCTTGTATTGCGAAGCGCAAATGTACACAAATCACGAAATAGAAAACATGTCATGTGATAGATGCAATTCAAAGACAATTGATCCCACAAGTTCTCTCAACAAGCCCAATTCTATTTGTTTTCAATGTGGTATTCAACTATATACCAACCATGAATGTATAAATTTAATCTGTGATGCTTGCCTAACAACAAAATGTGACAATTGTGGAAATATTTTGACAAGCGAGTCTGAATTAAGAAACATGACATGTGACTCTTGCTTGAGGGCCTTGTTTTGATTTTGAAATTTTATTTTCAAAAAACTCTCAATACATTTTCCATTTTAACGTGCGAAATGTCATTATACATGCTCTTTCACTCGCAGAATCTATAGATGAAGACAGGCACACGTCATCCTTTGTTGCATAATGACCATGTCTATTTAAAAGTTGATACATGATAAAACAATTGGACACCCCAGAAATTGACCTTTTATATTTTGAATACGTTTTTACAAAGAGATCAAAGTCATTCAACACGTCGTTTTCGATAATTGAAAGGTCTGGAGGTTCTATCCCCATGGTATTATAATAAATCATGTGGAATTGATCATTGTGGAATTTGCTCTTGTATTCTGTTTTTAAAAGCTGCAAAAAGTCCAACTTGCTCATTTTTGGACACGAAATTTTCTTGGCAATCAATTGTCCACTCTTTCCATATTTTCCTTGTTTAAAGTTTATATCACATTTTCCCTGGTATTGTAGCAGACACTCTTTGAATTGATTTTTTCTATCATAGCAATATGTTGGTGCAGTATGAACACGGGAAATGTCTGACCACGCAGATGCCGTCTGGTTGCGTGATATGGCTCCACAACCGTCGCATTGAACAGAGCCGTCACAGTCTATAAATTCCAAATAACCACAGCAACTGCAACTCGAATCCTTTTGTATGGATATTGCTGATGTTGGAACAAAACCACCGGCGTCTTTTATTTCAATGTGCAAATCCAACACGGTATTGTTAAATGAACATACAAAATCTTGCATGCTTTTAGAGTCTGGTTTTATTGGTTCAAAAAAATTCAAAACAAAACTATTCTTCTTGGCAAAGTTGTAAGAATCTGCTACAACCTTACACTTGTTGTATTTTTCAACACATAGCGGATATAATGCTACTATAATAGCAATTTCCGCCAAAAACTCGCCCAATCCCTTGACCATTGTGCAATAGTTTGTTTTATATACAATTTGTGCCGACAAACAAAAAAAGTGTACAATGTCAAATTATTTATTAAAATCAAAATAGTAATAGTATTAGTTATTCAATATATAGTTCAAAGTTTTTGGCAACATGTTCAAACCAGTCGTCGATAAATTCTTTCGGAGTTAGTGTATTCTCATCAATGCTAGATTCAATCTCACGTAGCCGTTTTCTATTGCAATCAAATATGATATCCGCAATAGTGCAGTCCATTTCATCTTCATCATATTCTGGAGGCGAGCAGCAATTTTCGTCGTGTTTATCTTCTAAAAGCTTATTTATCAGTGAAAATGTCTTAGTCTCGGGATCAATAATTGACTCATAAAAGTCGTAATCGTCTTCGTCTTTTGAATTCTCAATGTAATACTCAACAACACAGACGCCAGCTTTAGTGTAATAAAACGCCTCAGACATGTTGTAAAACAACGTTCTATCAGACAATGCTTTACAATTGCATGCTTTTCCTTCATGATTAGCGTGTTGTTTTTCACCAAAAGTAACATGAACACCGTAACTATGCTTTAGGTTTTTACTTGCAGGCTCGGTAGTTGGATCAATTTCAAAGTCGATACATCTCATTGAAATTGTGGTATCAAAGTCGGTTTCTGTTGACATTTTTTTAACTTCTTGATTGTTTTGTTATAATTTTTTTGAAAAAAAACACAAATTATTTATACATCTCAATTGCACGTGATTCGAAACAAAAACCCAATTTCAAAAACCCTGAGCTCCAGAATCAAAAGTGAAAATATTGTGGGGCCACTATATTTGAACGATAGGGTTGGGATTTGCCTGGGGTGACGGGGTTTTTGTCTTCATAAAAGATAGGAAAATGCTATAAATTAATTAAAAATTCAACACAAAAAATTAATTAAGTAATAATTATACAAGCAAGTAATTAACCACAAAAATGTTTCCAAAAGACAAAATTAACCGCGAATCTGCCATCCCTGGATTGATCACCAAAGACCACCAACTAGTAACTTTATCGAAACATCAGCTCATAGAAAAGAGGTATCCACGTTGGGTTAACGACAAAACAAACAACTTTGTTATAATCGATGAAACCTTTCACCCAGCAGATAATCCTAATACGTTAATTAATATTTTTGTTACTAAAAATGTTTCTCTTGGAACTGTTGAGTCGATTCATAATAATCATACTGTAAGCAACAACTATAGTTTTGACTATCGTGTAATCAGATATGACGACGAACACTGGTTTGTGGGGCACCGCAAGATTGAGAGAGCTGATCAGATCAAGCTTTTGGAAATGATTGGAAAAGATGTACATGAGCAAGTATTACATGATGGCGGGAACCCGTTGTTTTATGAAACATTTAATAACATATCTAAAGATTTGTGTGCGGAAAGACGACAGGAAAACATGGACAAGTTTTATGAAACGTTTGATTCGCACAAGAAGCTTATCGGAGAAGCTATCGATATTGTTGAAAATGGTATCGGTTTAATTGAGGAGACGACGTCCAAGCCAGCCATAAAATCGTCGTCGAATCTTGACAAGGGAGAAGAATATCTGGCCAGGTTAGATTGGGCTCGTTCTTTTTACGACTTGAAGAAGAAGAAGAAGAAGAACAAGTCTGCAGAAAAGAAAAAAATGATTGGATGCATACTTCTTAGATCAGACTCGGAAGAGGAGAAACACCGTTTTAATTATTATGGTTATGAAAGTTACGAAAGTGAATAGATTTTTTTTATTTTTCAATAAACTTTTTATATAAACAAGCTGTTTTTTTTTATTTTTTATCACCAAAACAAAATGAAATATATATTACATTTGCGCACCATTGATATTGGCTTTGAAAATAGAAGAGCCAATATTAAAAATGGACATGTCAACTCGTTCGCGGGCTTTGACGATTTTGAAGAAATGAAAGAATACGTCTGTGATTTTTTAATGGACAGGCTAAAAAGACTTTTAATAGAGGGAAATGAGTATGGCATTTTTCCACTGAGTGATTATACATTGAAGGTTATCGAGGTATATGGAATTGAAAATATATTGACCGACAAAGTTTGTCATCTTCAAGAATATGATGCAGAAAAATTTGCACAAGAATTTAGAACATGTTTAAACTATTATAGAAAATTGCCTATGGATATAGTAAGGTTTGATGTATATGAGGGTAGAATCCACGGAAATCATAAACTTGTCTATCTAAATATAGGCGAGTGTGGCTGGGCATGTCTTGATGTATTCAACGATGGATTGACTAGAAATGGCCGTGTATTTAACAAAACAATACGTCAAAAATTGGAAAAGGACTATGATCTTCGATGGTACGAATACCGTGGAAAGGTTGCCAAAATGTTTGAGGAAATTGAAGATGAACACAACTTTACACCATTGGGGTTTTGCAAAAAGACCATTGCTACATATGCCATTGCGTGTACAGTGTCCAAGGTCTTGACATTATCATCTAGGACATTTCTAGACGATACTAATCCCGGAATTGAAATGTTTGAAACAGTTTCCAATTATTTAAACATGATTTTTGCATTGGGTGTTGGTATTTTGACAAGATAAAAAATATATATTTTTGTAAATATTTTATTAATAAAATTTCAAATTATTTTTTTTTTATTTTTTTGCTTTTTACGGCTGGTGCATCAGTTGAATTCTCAATACATCTTTTTCTGTTTGTTTTTTTGGTTTCGTCATATGTAAAAAACCAGCATTTAGGATCAAAACAGTTTTCGTGTTCATTATCACACTTTAATCTATTTTGAGACATTTTTAATCTACGTTCCCCAAATTTTTCAAAAAAATGTTGTCTAAATTCACGTGGTACACCGATAAGCTGTGCACAAACATCATTGTCCAACTCTGCAGCTTCTTTTTCCAGATAAGCAAGTCTTATCGGACCGTCATCTTTAGAATTCCATGCCTTGACAAAATAAGATGATACCTTTGGAAAGTTTTTGTTGGTTTCAACTGCATGCTTCTGCGTCGTGTGATTAAAAACAGCATCAAGTTTCATCTTCATTTGTTTACCAAGCTTATTGTAATCAGTGTTATATGACCATTCCTTCCCCATATGATTAATGTTTCCATAGCAATTGTGTGCAACTAGACGGCTATTTTGGCATCTCCTTCCCATGCTTGGTTCAACGGCTAAAAAAGCAACTGACAAAAAAAATCTCAAAACAACTCGATAAAAAATAATAAAAAAGTTACCTCCATGTATAGTCTTACTATTCCATACAATTAATGTACCTCCTTTTCCGACAAAAAACTTGTCTGTTACGTTTGGTTGCTGCAAAAACCATTCAACGTGTTCATCTTTCAACTGATTAAAATTTTCATTTTTCTTAAATTGATGTCCAAACTCTTCAAAAAACTTGGCTTGGTAATTTGCACTACAGTCCAAAAATCGAAAGGTGGCATCTCCTTCTTCAACGTCATTTATTGTCATCAAAGACTAAAAAGAATTGCAAAATGAAAATACGACAATAAAAAAATTATAAAAAGATAATTTACCTGAAATGCATCTTTGGTATCACTAAATAGTTGGTCGCAGTGAAATTTGGTACGTTTTCTAAATCCAGCATCAGATTTTGGATTGGTAATTTCTGGCGGTTTTTGGATTCCAAGTGTACCAAGTGAACAAAACAAGTCAGATACGTTACATTTCAACAAGATTGCCCAAATCTTCATTAATCTTGGATCAGAACGTATAAACCAAGCAGCACGTGACGATCCAACTTGATAATTTTGTACCAGATTGGAATGTAAAAAACTCAATTTTCTTATAGTTTTCCAGCTATCTGGGTCATCTGACTTGTATGGAACTGGAAAGTTTTTGGTAATCTCTTCCAAAAACCCTTCAGATAATTGACGTGCAGTAGCTCTCTTATCAGCTGACATTACACCACTAACAGCAACTACTCCATGATTTGAAAGAATTTCAAAAAACAGTTTAGGATTATTAACAACACTATCATAATCTATTGTTATTGAATTGCAATCATAATGTAAACTAGACATTTTAGAAAAGTTTTATAAAAAATTAATTTTTTACATTCGTCTTTATACATCTCAGATAGAATGTTCGCGAAAAAGACATATTTTATCATAAATTATAAAATCAGACAAAAGATTTTACACTTCACGCCAAATTAAACAAAAACCCAAATTGAAAAACCCTGCTCTCCAGAATCAAAAGTGAAAATATTGTGGGGCCACGAAATTGGAACGGTTGGGGTTTTGTTTGCCTGAGGTGTAAAATTTTTTGTCTTAATTTATAATTTATGTAAGATTAAATCAAACACATGATATGATTGTGATAGTCGAGAAAATACTATAAATTGTCAATTCAATTTTATAAAAAATATAAAACAAAACAATAAATAATAAACAATCATCTAGAAATAATTATAATGTCGTCCAGATACACAACCTCAAGATGCATGCGCACAACAGATTACCCTCCTACTCTAAACAATCCTGGCTTGACTGAGGAAGAACTCGGAGAAGATGAAGACACTAAAAAGATCTTTGATGACACTTATTGTCTAGAAACTGAAAAGATATACGGCGAGAATGTTGACAATTATAAAATTTCGTGGCACATGCATATACAGGTGTTTCAGAACACATCCACTGGTGTGTACAAAATAGATTATGATATTCAAAACACTACAGAGGACTGTCATGAGCATTTTACAAATGTTGAGATTTCAGCACAAGATCATCCGGCAGAGGTTGTTCTACTCGAAAAAATTGCTTCATGTGATGCCTCTACTTCTATGAGCGATTTGTGGATATTGATAGATTCCTTTTATCGTTGTCTAGGAAACGACGGACCAGAAATATGGGCAATGAATGTATTTAAAGAAATTTGTGATTTCGTTGAAGCAATTTTGGGTTAAGTTTTTATGTTTATTCGATTATTTTTTAGTTGTTATTTTTGGTTTAATATTTTGTCTCTTCAGAGTTGAAAATAAATTTTGTAAAAGAATATGTTTTTGTATTTGTTATCTTCCCAAATGATCTAATATTGTATCGCCAAATTAAACAACCCAATTTCAAAAACCCTGAGCTCCAGAATCAAAAGTGAAAATATTGTGGGGCCACTAAATTGGAACGATGGGCTTCAACTTTGCTTGAGGTGACGGGGGTTTTGTCTGATTTTATAATATATGTTGAAGTTGAATTGAATTGCATGTACTATAATATGGAATAATTTATAATATTTTATCATAAATTATAAAAC